CACAATCTAGTAGAAGGTGACTATGTGTTAATCAGAGGTAGTACAACTGTTCCTAACATCGACGGTATACATCGTGTTACTAAGGTTGACAGTGCTAATACACAAAAATTTTATATAGATGAATATATCGAACAAGAAGGCGGAACTGGTAATATCTATCCTTTGAGAAATGTGAGATTCTCTAGTAAATCTCAATTAGACAACAACATCAATGCTCAACAAAATGGAGTATACAAGTACAACTTTAGTGGACTTAGACAAAACAATCAGCAAAGTCCAATTTATATTTTTGTAGACAATGATGGCACAGGTAAACCAGCAGTTTACAAGTACACAGGAACTTGGACAGATGGTGGCGGTCATAGTGTTAGTGAACTCAAAGCAGTAAGAACACAAGGCGGACAAGCAAGAAATGATCTTATTGAAAATGTTAAAATATATGATGCTAAACGTAAAAGCACTATTGCCCAACTAGAAACCTGGGATCCAGCCAAAGGAATCGTACTTGGATTTATTCGCAGTGAAATAGATTACTTGATTACAGCAGACGTTGCAAACTATAATTACAATACCATCGAAGGTGAACAAGCTGATTCAAATGCATGGGGTGCAGCACAAGTAGGCAAGCGGTGGTGGAATCTTAACACCGCAGTTTATCTAAATTATGAACAAGGTAGTATTGAATATCAACAAAACAACTGGGGTAGACTTTTTGATGGTGCTAGTATCGACATATATGAATGGACTCGCAGTCCTGTACTACCTGAACAATGGAGTACACTAGTAGATCAAGGAACTAAGATCAGAGGTGTAACTGCCAGTGGTGAAGCATACAAAGAAACAGTTGACGGTGATGATGTGTATTTTTGGAGTGAAAACACCTATTACAATCGCAGAACAAACAGAAACGAAACTGAATATTATTTCTGGGTTAAAAACAAAAGTTCATATGAAGGACAAAGAAATTACAATACACTACAATTGAGTACAATACTACAAAATCCAGAAGGTTTTGATTTGAGTTGGGCAGCTGCCAGCGGAAGCAATGTGTTGTTCTTGACCAATGTCGACAAGTATGTTACTCGAGACAGTGTTGCTCAAGTAAACCAAATTTACACCAGCAATAGTGAACCTATGAATGAATGGACTATGCTTGCTGAAAATGATCCAAGCGTGGCTATACCAGAATACTTACACATAAAAATGCGTGATAGTTTAGTAGGATTTAACAACTATAAACAAAGATACACATACACTACCTGGTCAAATACTACAGTATATCAGCCAAATCAAGTGGTTCAGGAAGGCAGTGACTTTTATATCAGTCTTGCAAACGGAACACAAAATGGTCCTAATCAAAATCAACAACCTAGCTTGGATACAGATATGAGTCATTGGGTTAAAATTTATGATTACGATTTGCCTCCAGAGACTGCTGAAGATGATATTGATGTGTGGCGTGGTCAACCTGTTCCAGATTTAGATTTACACCCATACAACAGATATGGTCATCTTGTAAGACCAAGACAGAGCTTGTATAGAAATCTAGTCGATGCTAGACAGAACTGGGTTTACAAAGTAAATGAACTGTTGAGTACAATCAATGTTATTGATGAAATACAAAATTGGGAAAGCACATTTAACTATACTTTCGTACTAGGAACAGTTACTTATGATACCAAACCATACTGGAACTGGGTCGACTGGAGTGCCAGTGGTTACGACAGTTCGATTGTTGCAGACAAAACAGTAGCTACACAGCAAGACTTGATAGATCTCATTGACGAACCTGATGGAACTTATGTAAAAGTAAGAACTGTGGTGCATGCAGATGGTATCAACAGACCAGAAATACACTACTACAACAATGGTACAAGCACAATGGTTTGGAAAGAAAAAGCCACAATACAGATTACAGAAGAAACATGGAACCAAAGCAAGTTTGGTCATGGATGGGATGCTAGTGGTTTTGATATTATGCCATTTGACAGTGGAAGCAGCGATGTAATTGGAAAATTGTTTGATAATCTGAGAACAAAAGTATTTGTTGGAACACATCTAGCAAAATACAATGAACTTTGGTTTAATTGTTTGCATGAAGCTGTGGTGCAGAACACAACAGATGACTTTGCATTTAAAACCAGTTATGTGAAACTGGAAGTAGAGCATCCACTGTTGTTAACACAACAGCACTTCAAGCGTTACGATGCAAGTGTGGTAGAAGATTTCTTTCATGATATTAAACCTTTCCATACCAAACTACACAGCGGACTGGAAAAAGTTACACACGGTGAAGCAACACAGATTGAAATTGACGAAGAAGATAGAAGAAGTATCATTACCATGCTTTACAATGATCACACCACAAGAGATTGGGAAGGTGACACACTATTGCTAGGCGGAGACTTTACTAGTGAGCCTGATCATACTGACGGTATGGAATTCACAACTGTTGACAATGATATAGAATACATCTATAATGGTAATGAATTTGACCAACCACACGAAGAGGGATGGGGAGAAGAACTTTACCCAGTTGACTACAGTGAGAATGTTAGTATACTTGTACAAACTAATACCACAGGAAATACAGTTGATGCTGAAACTAGATCATTCAGAATGAACTTGTATCATCCTAATAATTTACAAACAAGCACAGTGATTGAAGATACAAGAAAAACTGAAATCACTGCTAGTATAGGTGCAACAGACACAACTATTGGGGTGTTGAGTACAGCCGCACTAGCTGACTACGGAGTTGTTTGGATAGGCAGCGAGCGTGTTGAATATGGCGCTAAAAGTGCAACTAACTTGTTGTATTGCAAGCGTGGAACCAACAGCACAAGCGCACAACTGCATCTTAGCGGCACTACAGTTGTAGAAGCAAATGAACAAATACCAACACTTGCTAGGTTCAGTGATTACGGAGATAATTTAAGAATGGCTTATAACGACAGTGGTGTAAGCCTAGCAGATCCTGGATCTCCAGGAATTTCGCCTGAACATGCTTTCATTAGAAATGCAGGGCAAGGATCGATATAAATACTACAAATGGAATAAAGCTATGAGTTTAGAACAATTTGAAACACCACTGATAGGCGTCGAAGGACATATTAAAATTTGGGATCCTGATTCAGGCGAAGTATTTGTTCGCAGACGCAATGCAGTGAACTATGAAAACATGAGTATAGCAATTGCTAATTTGTTGGCCAACGCTAGTGGCAGCACCAGTACTTATGAAATTAGTACCATGCGTTTTGGTAACGGCGGTACTAGCATTGATGGCTTGGGTGCAGTTACATACAAAGCAACTAATACCAACAGTGCTAGTGGAGCACTATACAATGAAACACACAGTCAGACAGTTGATGATGCTATTACAAGTTCAACAGACAATCAAGTAGTAGCAAGTCATACTAGTCCAAATAATTACAGTGATGTGATCACAACTTGTACATTGGATTATGCAATTCCAGTGGGACAAGATGCAACAGACACGGGTACCGATATGAATGGTACATATGTGTTTGATGAACTAGCTTTATATACAGCCAACAACGATTTGTTGACTCATGTGGTTTTTCACCCGGTGCAAAAAAGCGCAAACAGAAAAATTCAAGTAGTATACACTCTAAGGATAAGAAGTTCGTTCGCGGACTTATAATAGGAAAATAAGATGCCATATACAATAGATTATTCAGATCCAGGAAAATCACCAATAGTAGTAAACGACGGTACAGCAGATACCAGTACAAGTCTGACCTTGATTGGTAAAAACTACACAAGATTTGGTGAAATCCTAAACGAAAACATGTTGCATTTGTTGGAAAACTTTGCCAACGGTACAGCGCCAAACAATCCAACTGAAGGACAACTTTGGTACGATACAAGTACAAGTCGATTGATGTTGTACGATGGACAATGGTATACAATTGGTGCGCCAGCTGGAACTACACGTATCGAGTATAGACAAAGATTAGATACACTTGGAGTATATCACTGGACTATCGAAACTATAGTGGATGACAATATTGTTAGTATTATTGTAGATGATACTACAGCATGGACACCAGCAGCAACAGAATTTTTAGAAGACGGTGTTACTGCACTTAGTACTCAGTTTCCGGTTATTCAAGCTGGCATCAATATGAATACCACAACTGATTACAAGTTCAGAGGTACTGCTACCAGTGCAGAGTATGCTGACCTTGCAGAACGATATGCAGCAGATCAAGAATACGAAGCAGGAACAGTAGTTAGATTAGGCGGAACACACGAAATTACACAAACTCTACAAGCAGGTGATACAGATGTTTTTGGCATAGTATCAACTGCACCAGGGTTTGAAATGAACAGTGCTGCAGGCACTGATGCTACTCATCCATTTGTAGCACTAGCAGGGCGTGTTCCTTGCAAAGTTGTTGGCATAGTAGCCAAAGGACAGAGATTGGTTTCAAGCAATACTCCAGGACATGCAATGGTAGCCCCAGATGGCATGGGAGTAAATTGGCAAGAAATCATCGGCAGAGCACTAGAATCCAAGAATACAGAAGAATCTGGCACAATTGAAGTAGTAGTAGGAGCTAAGTAATGCCGCAAACAGTGGGCCAATTAGCCGAAGCAGCACACTATAACGCAGTAGCAGAAGTTGTCAACAAAATCTTTGGCGACAAATATCCATCTGCACTAGTGACAGATGCTAATAGAAAAGCTACACATAAATTCGGATGGGGTGCTGTTAATATCGACGATGCGCTAGCGCAAGGCACACTTATTACTGCTGATAGATTACAAACAATGGTAGATCATACTAATGTTAGTATTGATCATATTAATGTAACAGATAGTATATTGGTATTTGCAATTCCAATTGGCAGAACTGGAGTTACAGCAAATACACTAGTAAGAGCAGAAGATCTTAATTTAATCGAAACTAAATTTAATAATAGTATACTTGTTAATGATAATCATGCATATGTAGATCCTGCTGATGCTAGTTTATTACCGTCTACGCCACTGAGTGGAGCATTATACAGAAGGATAATGCCGTGGACTAACAATCTAACAGGTGAACATAAATTTATATTTAATGATTATACACATGCAAGACACTTTTTTAATGGCGGTGGACAGCTACAGCTATTTTTAGAAATGAGCAGTGGGTGTACAGCTGGATATTTTAACTGGGCTGATATTATCAACGAAGTTGGTACATTAGTATTTGATTGGAATACAATGTATCAAAGTGAAGGTTATACCACAGCAGGTAATAGTGCTGGCAAAGGTTTTTATGATCTGACAGATCGTTACGGTGATGGCAGTGACGCAGACGGTATAGTAGATGATGCAGGCTTGCTGTTTACTAGTGCAGGTGTAACAATAAATGCAAATACCGGTTATGGATACGGATACGGATACGGATATGGGAGCAGTACGCCAGGTATATTTGTAAGTAATACTACTAGTGGATATGGATATGGATATGGATATTCAGGTTCTTGTCCTGGATCACCTGTTTACATTGTTCCGATTACCAGCTATAGTGGTTATGCAGCTAGATATCTTAAAGTTTATGGAAAATGGGCTAACAACGGAGCCGAAGTCCATTTTAAAGTTGTACTAGACAATACTACTTTGAATCAAACTGTAGATGGTACAATAGAAGCAACTTGTAATTATCTTATGCCTGATGTTCTAACATTGAATCAAAGCGAATTTGATGTTACTCCTGATCCTCAATTTGATATCATTGACAACTTCAATACAGCAGACGACAACTAAAAAAACTGTTGACAAAAACCACATAAATAAGTTATAGTAGCATATAATTATAAGGAGAAACTCATTATGGATGAGAGACTCGAGAAAGCCCTCGAATTTGCAAATTATCGTGCAACACTTAGTAATCAAAAACGTAATATTAGAAGCCGTATGCAAGTACTGCAAAATTTACACTACAAAGGAGGTAGTTTCTTAGCTAATGAAACTTTAATTTCGTTTGTAAATGCACTTATCACTAATGGTAAACAATCAGCTATAGTTGTTGATACCAAAGATAATCCTGTCGAAATTGAAAATTTACAAGAATTTCAAACTACTTTGATTGATGCTTATCAACAGGCTAGCAATGAATACAAAGTTCAAATGGATAAAATCAAACGTGCTCGTAGTATAAAACAAATAATGGATTGGTAATGTCTGACAGTGTAAAACAAGAAGAATCAGGCATTTGCATGTTTGCTTACAACAATGATCAGTTGGATTACGTACAATTCGCACACATAGCAGCTGGTTACGTAAAAGCACACATGGAAAACAAAAACATTTGTCTAATTACAGATGAAGGAACCTACGGTTGGTTAAAAGACAGTGTTGATTCTAAATGGCATAGTGCATGCTTTGATCATGTTGTTATAACTGAAGATCAACCAGTTAACAATCCACGTAGACATTTTGATAGTCCATGGACAGAATTTACTGCTCCGTTTTATAACAACAATAAAGATCAAGTTTTTTCATATACTCCGTTTGAAAAAACACTGTTGATAGATACTGATTATATTATTAAAAACAATTTTTACGATTATATATTTGATACAGATATCCCAGTTTCAATGCATAGAACTGCACGTTACCTAGAGCATCAGTTGCCATATTTAAACGAAATTACACTAAGTGACGGCGGAGTCAATCATTGGTGGAGCACAGTTGTTTACTTTGATCAAAGTGAAGAAAGCAAAATGTTTTTTGATTTATGGACTCATGTAAAAGACAATTGGGACTATTATCATCTGCTTTATCAGTTTCCTCCAGCACTGTTCAGAACTGATTTTTGTGTGAGTATTGCTGCACATATTATGAATGGTTTCAATGAAAATAACTTCATTCACGATTTTTTAGGTGTACCTCTAGTAAACATGGATCAAAAAGATGATGTAGTAGAAATACAAGACATCAACAGTTGGGTATTACTCAGTCACGACAGAAAAGAGCAGTGGAAAAATATACTAACTAAAAACATAGACACTAATCTACATGCTATGAACAAACGTGCATTAAGTAGGCACTCTTCGACAATTATAAAAAAATTACAGGAAGCAATTTATGAGTAAACGAGGATTTATCACAATTGGTATAGATACCGATGCGGATCGAGTAAAATACAGTTATGCACTTTCTCTGAGTATTAAAAATTGTGATCCAGAAGCAGAAGTTTGTCTAGTAGTAGACAAGGATAAAAGTGATCTAGTGGATAAAAATTATTTTGATGCATTTGATTATATTGTTGAACTTCCATTTGGTAATACCGGACATGCAGACGGATATCATGGCAGTAACTTTTGGCAATTAGCACACTGTACACCATTTGATGAAACGATTTATGTTGATGCAGATAGTTTATTCTTAAATGTTGATGTCGGTCTACTTTGGGATCAATTTGCAAATGTCGACATAGGTATGACCAGCATAGCTAGAAATTTTAGAAACGGATTAACGCAAAAAATATCTGATTTTGAAATTGAACAAAAATACCAATTGCCTCAAAATTATAATCAATTGTTTTATTATAACACAAGTGACGAGGCATTAGCTTGGTTTAAAATGGCTGATCCAATTTTTCAAAATTGGAGACAAGTATACAGTATCTTTTTTAACGATATAAAGCCAGACACATTTGATAAAAATATACTGTGCAATTTAGTTACACATTGTTTAGATATAAACAATGAAACAAATGTTGTTATTAATAATTTTTACGATTTGTCTGTTTCTTCTCAGAATTTATGGACAACTGATCTGTCCGATAACTGGACAGATTCATTGAATAATTGGTACACAAATAAACAAGAAATAATTATAGAAAACAGTACTATATCCAATGGAATTGTTCATTACAGAGATGAAAATTTCCTAACAAAAGAAATAATCAATGAGCTTAAACAAACTTTTAATTCAAGAAAAACCAGACTCGAACACTACGCATAGTTTCTATGTTTATTTCGACGAGTGGCACGGAAATATAATATCAATTGCTAGTAAAAAGCAAAACAATATAGAGTACCCTTATCTTCTAACTACAGACCCAACTGTAAAAGACTTGATGACAGGTACTAAAAGTCTTAAAAAATATGTTGTAGCCGAAGATTATCAAACACAAAGTTATAAAATAGTACTGAGAGATAATTATCTAAGACTTAAAAAAGCAGAAGAATATCTTAGTAAGGTATCTGAGTCATCGTTATCATCAGATCAAGATATTAATATTGTAGCTTATCTAAGTGATTATAAAATTCAAGTTTATATAAGCGAAGAGCTATTTTATAAAATTACCGGAAACAAAGGAAATAGTGCAGTACATATTGAGAACACTCACGGTTTTGATGATTTAAAATTTTATATAACTCGTAAAAATAACCCAAATATACTATATCAAACAATATCAATAAACCCCATTGATTTAGTAACAAACAAAGCTCAACTATTTGATCTCAGCAGACTTAGAACTAAAGTACAACTCGGAGATATTGATATATATACTAAACGAGTGTTTAAAACCTATGGATTAAAAATAAAACATCAGTTCATTGAAAATGAACTCAGAAACAATAAAAAGAGAAAACACATATACATTCAAAATAAAGATTATGACGATGATGCGATTTTTAGCGTAAGTCCTAGTACACAGGGTTGGATTATACGCAGTAACTTTGAAAATCCACACGAATATAAAATCTACAATGATTTACGTTTATATCTAACCGGAAATAATCCCAATCAGCTGTTGGATAGGATTATAATACCCATTGATAAAATAGGAAATCATCAGGAGTATATTGTACAAACTCAAGTGGATCCTGCCACTTGTAAAATATTAGTGGGAGAACAAGGCAAGAACATAAATTTTAAATTTGAGGAAATAGAATATGTCGAATCTGGTAAGTATTAACGAATTTGACATAGTATACATCAGTTATGACGAACCTAACGCAGATGAAAACTATGCAGATCTATTAGAAAAGTGTCCGTGGGCCAAACGCAGTCACGGCGTCTGGGGCAGCGATGCTGCACACAAAGCTGCGGCAGCATTGAGTGAAACTGAACGCTTTATTACTGTAGATGCTGATAATATTGTTAACGACGATTTCTTTAATGTCGAACTGGACATGGACAAAATTGCTCCCAGTCATGTTATTAGTTTTGCAGCAAAGAACGTTGTAAACGGATTAGTATATGGCAACGGCGGTATTAAAATGTGGCCAGTTGATGTTGTTAACAGTATGCGTACACACGAAGCTGCACCTGCAACAGACAAACGGGCACAAGTTGACTTTTGTTGGAACATACAGTATATTCAAATGAATAACTGGTATAGTTGGGTATACAATAATGGCAGCCCATTACAAGCATGGAGAGCTGGTTTCCGCGAAGGTGTTAAAATGGGATTAGAAAACGGCGATGTTGTTCCTCCTGAGAAACTTAAACAAATTTTTAGAGAAAACTACAGACGTTTAATGGTATGGATGACAGTTGGCGAAGATGTTGAGAACGGATTATGGGCTATTTACGGTGCCAGACTTGGATGTCACATGACTAATATACTGCGTCATGAATGGGATTGGAAAAATGTTAGAGATTTTGATTGGCTCAGCAACTATTTCAATCAAGAACTTGCTCCTAAATTTGAAGGCGGAGATCAATTGTGTCCACGCACAGGTATGCAGTGGGATAGCACTAAACTTAAACAAGAAATCGTGAGATTAGGAGATGATCTCAGAGGAAAACTTGATTTAGAAATTGCTGATGTCGGTATAGCTGGCAGTCGTTTTTGGAAAACAGTATATCGTAATCCCAGTCGATTAGGCCCGCAAATTCGAGAAGATCAAGTTAAAGATTCAGTTGAGGAATAATATGAAAAAAGACGATTTAAATTGGAATAGATTTTCCAATGGTGTACTAGAACACAACGATAATAATATTTGGAATATGAAATCTCTGCTCGACAATACAGGATGTGGGATGTGTTTAGCTAAATTTAAACAAGTTACATTACATCTAGGCACAGGTATGACACATGCTTGTCATCATCCAGCTCCTCATAAAATTCCTTTAGATGAAATTCAACAAAATCCTCATGCACTTTTTAATACAAATCATCTTAAACAAGCTAGAAAACAAATGCTTAGTGACGAACGTCCGGCAGAGTGCGATTACTGCTGGCGAGTAGAAGATGACGGCGGTAAAAGTGATAGATTTATTAAAAGTTTAGAGTATTGGGCTTTCGAAGATCATGACGATATTGTTAGTTTAACTGGCGATGAAGATATATATCCAAGCTATTTAGAAGTAAGTTTTAGCAATGTTTGTAATATGAAATGCACATACTGTGGTCCTGAATTTAGTAGTAAATGGGTAGAAGAATTAAAACAACATGGTCCGATTGAACTTTTAAAAGATAGTACAGAAGAAGAAATAGTACATGCACATCATGATCTCGAAAAATTAACATTTAAAAATAGAGAGTTTAATCCATACATTGATGCATTTTGGAAATGGTTTCCTGAAGCTAGTAAGCATTTAAAACATTATCGTATTACAGGCGGCGAACCGCTTATGAGTAAAGAAACTTTTAAAACTATGAAATACTTGATAGAAAATCCAAATACCGAAATGGAATTTTCTATTAACAGTAATCTTAGTGTTCCTGACAAGTTATGGAACGAGTTTGTTTTACTATTAACTGAAATGAGAGATAAGGAAGTTGTTAAAAAAATTACTGTTTATACTAGTTTAGAAGGCTGGGGCGAACGTGCAGAATATGCTAGAACTGGTTTAAACTTTAATCTTTTAAAGATTCGTGCAGAACAAATCGCTGAAATGGATAATATCAGACTTTCTATAATGTCTGCATTTAATATATTAAGTATTACTAGTTTTAAACCGATGCTAGAATGGGTTCTTAATCTTAAAAGAAAATATACTCCAAATGACACTAGTGAAACTGTTATTTTAAGTGCTACAGGATATGATAACTCTGACGGAACAATGGATCAAATTATAGCTCATAGAGAACGTAATCGATCGCACACTATTACAGTTAGTCTAGATATTCCGTATTTGAGATGGCCTGAGTGGATGGATGTTCATTTTTGCTCTGAAGATTTACTTACGAACTATTTGTTACCGACAATTAAATACATGAGTGATAATAATCCTAGCAGTGTATGGAATACAGAAATAGGTTTTTTAAATGTAGAAGTTGAAAAATTAAAACGTATTGTTATGCACCGTGCTTATTATAATCAAAAAACGAGACCTGAGCGTGAAGGGCATGACGATATTAGAGAAGGTAGAGCTAAATTTTATGATTACATCAATGAAATGGATAAACGCAGAGGAACAGATTTTCTTAAAGTATATCCTGAAATGAAAAATTTCTTTGAAGTTTGTAAGTTAGCAAAAGAGAGTTTTGAATGAAAAGTGATTCTTTAGAATATAAAAAAAATATATTAGACACAAAGAGTGCTACGTTTTGTGGAGCAAAATGGTATAATGCTACAATATGGCTAGGGCATGGCGCAACTACTAGTTGTCATCATCCGCCTCCTCATAAAATTGATCCCGAAGAAGTTAAACGAGATCCTAGTGCATTGCACAATACTACCTATAAAAAATTAGTAAGAAAAGAAATGCAAGAAGGAAAGCAAACTCGAGAATGTGAGTATTGCTGGAAGATAGAAAATTTAGATCAAAATTTAGTAAGTGACAGAGTTTACAAAAGTAAAATTTATGAAGATAATAAACTTCAAGAAGCATTTGACGCTAACTGGAGACAAAGTTTTAATCCAATAAACTTAGAAATAGCGTTTGATAATAACTGTAACTTTGCTTGTAGTTACTGTAATGCTGGTTTCAGTACAACATGGTCACACGATGTAAAGAAAAATGGACCTTACCAAGACTTACTAAGTGATGGCTGGGGTGCATTTGGCACAGAAGGTAATTGGGCACAACCATATGGACCAGCAAATAAAGAAAATCCATATATTGATGCATTTTGGAAATGGTGGGAAAGTGATTTACAATATAGTTTAAAAGAACTAAGGGTTACAGGCGGTGAAGCTACTGTGAGTAATGATTTCTGGAAATTGGTAGATTGGTTTGAAAAGAATCCAGATTGCGATGTAAGATTAGCAGTAAATACTAATCTAGGTATAAAAAAAGATAAACTAGATAGACTTATACAATGTAGTAAGTTCATTAAAAATTTAGATATATATACTAGTAATGAAAGTTTTGGTATTCAAGCAGAGTATATTAGGGATGGTTTAATCTGGGATGAATGGTATGCTAATATGGAAAGATTGCTAACAGAAGGAGAGTTATCTGGATTTCATATTATGCTAACATTAAATGCTTTATGTCTAGGTAGTTTAGATAAGTTTCACGAGGAAGTATTTAAGTTAAAAGAAAAAACAGGAAAAAATATTTATTTAAGTTATAATATTTTGCGCTTTCCAAGTTTTCAAAGTATTACTACACTTCCAGAAAACATTCGTAACGAAAGAGCAGACTATTATGAAAAATGGTTAGAACAAAATAAACAATATATGGGAGTTCATGAAGTCGACGGAATGACTAGAACAATTAGTTATATTCGTGAGGTTAATGAAGGACACAGTGTAAAAAAAGTCAGTGACCTACAAGTAAGACAAAATGATTTTTTCAACTTTTATAATCAATATGATATTAGAAGAAACAAGTTATTTGAAAAGGCATTTTCAGATTGGGGGGATTTGATAAACTGGTATTTGAGTTTGTCAGATAATGAAAACAAAAATCACGTACCACATGCAATAGAAGCAAATGCGGTTGAGTGGGGTAGTGATATTTTCAATGAAGTTAAAGCTGATGCTGTAAAAAATGGATTAATTAATGAAACCTAATAGGGATTCTGATACATATTGTATGCTTGCATTTCATGGATTTCATCAAGAAAATGGTAGTAGCTGTTGTCATATGAAATTAGGTCAGAAATATAAATCATTTAATCGACTATTAAATTCTGATGAACATAAAACAATAAGGGTTCAATTGAACAATGGAAACCGTCCAATCCAATGTCAAAAATGTTGGGATGTAGAAAAGAAAAATATTGAAAGTCTTAGAATTAAACAAAATAGAAAACAATATGAAAAAGATTCCGAATATAATTCTTTATTATATCTATCATTATCAACTGGTAATATTTGTAATCTCGCTTGTAGGACATGTGTTCCAGAAGCAACTTTTCAATTAATAAGAGAAGAAGAAAAATACAGCGAATTATATCAGACCGAAAAAATATCTTCCGTAGTAAAAAAATATAGCAACTTCGAAGAAATCAAAAAGGAAGATATGTCCCATGTTAAACTAGTAGAATTTCTGGGGGGTGAACCATTATTTGATAATTTACATCAAGATATATTAAAAAAAGTTTTGAAAGAAAATAAAAATTGTGAAATTTACTATTCGACCAATGGTAGTTTATCTGTAAAAAAATATTACTATAAAAATAACTTAGATACTGTCAATAAGTTAACTTTCGGGTTGAGTATAGATGCGATTGGACTTCCATTTGAATATATAAGAACAAACGCAAAATGGAAAACAGTTAATAAAAATATATCAGATTTGATAGATTTAAAAAAAACAAACAAGAATTTAAATATTAACATTCACGTAACTATTAGTGTATTAAACCTTTTTTATTTAAATGAACTATCAGAGTGGTTAATAAAAAATGAATTTTATACTCCAGTAATAACATTTGTAAAATATCCAAAATACTACTCCTTTAATGTTATTAATAATGATATTAAGCAAAAAATTTTAGATAACAACTATTTTGGTATATTTGATGACCATGTGAGAAAAAATATAGAAATGTCAATTTTTGACCCAATGGAGTTCAAAAAATTAAAAACGAGATTAGAATTTACAAAAAACTTTAAAAGACTAGACTATAAAGAATATATTTCAAAAATAGAAAGTATGTTATGATAAATCAGAAAAAAATACAAATAATTTCACAACCGCGTTCTGGGTCTAGTTATCTGTATCATGTGTTAATTGGTGGCACGGATATAGGAAGACCGCCTCCGTTTAATAAATTTCCTACAGAATTTTTAAATCTTAGGTATGCATTCAATGATGATTTTTCGGATTTTGAAAAAATGAGTAAATATATCTACAATAGATTAGATGATTTGATGTTTGCCGAAAAATGTATTATAAAAACACAAATTCCAAATATATATGATTTAGAACTTATCGATAAAACGTTGATAGACACGTATTTACAAAAAACAGAGGATATGTATAATATATTTCTTGTAAGAAAGAATATCGTTGAGAATATTTTGAGTCATTGTATTTCAAAAATTCAAGGTTTATGGTATACAGAAAAAGCAAAATCGCAAGATGAAAACATATATATAATAGATGATAAAACGATTCGCTTTATAACGGAAATTTCAGTACGAGATCATATTATGTTAATAGAAAATAAATTTAACATTCCATGTCATGAAATCTTATATTATGAAGATTCTATTTTAGGAAAAAGTGGACCCCAAATACTTGAAGATATGAAAATATCTAGTAATTTTGAAATTGATGACAATATGATTAATATTGTTCCTAGCAAAGATAAAAAAAATACTGTGAAAAATTATGATGAAGTTGTAGATTTAATAAAATCAGAGGTCAGAAAAAATTTATGTAAATATGATGGATATATCTTAAATAAAAGTAATGAAATTATGAAAATAAATGAAACATAATATAAAAAATGAAAAAATAAAACAATTAAAAAATAATGGTAGCTTTTGTGCTGCTCCGTGGATACATCTACATTCTCGCCCCGACGGAAATGTGCAACCATGTTGTATTTGGGATTATGGAGTCTATAGAGAAGATCCAAAAAGATTTGGAAATATAGATGAATCGGAATCAGTAACTGATATTTTAAACAACAATAGTTTTAAAGAACTTCGACTGAAAATGATGACTGGCGAAAAAGACAGAGGTTGTGATAGATGTTACGACAGAGAAAAAACTAGTATCGAAATTAAAGATAGTTCGATGAGAAAATGGTTCAATGACTTTTTCATCGATGAATCTGAATGGGAAGAATACATCAATTCTACAAACGATGATGGTAGTATCGAAGATGTAAAAATACGCTATTTAGATATCAGGTTTGGCAATATCTGTAATTTAAAATGTCGCATGTGTGGACATGGTCTGAGCAGTAGTTGGTACGAAGAGGAAATAAAGGTTTATGGATTTACACGAACACCACAGAAATTTATACACAGTGATTGTTTTGATAAAATAGAAGAATATCTTCCTTACGTTAAGGAAATATATTTTGCTGGCGGTGAGCCTGTATTATATCCTGAACATTTAAAGATACTGGATCGCTTGATAGAGATAGGAAATATTAATTGTAGTATCAAATACAACACTAATTTAACTACACTAAAGTATAAAGGAAGGAATTTAGTTGATGTTTGGAAAAATTTTCCAAATGTATATATAGGAGCAAGTATTGATGGTATGGAAGATACCGTTGAATACATAAGAACAAACTTAGTATGGGAAGATTTTAAAAATAATTTTAACGAAATTAAAGAAAAAGCACCGCATGTTACAATTACACCTAGCCCTACAATTGGAATTCTTAATGTTGAAAAGTTTCCTGAGTTTGACAAATATTGTATCGAAAACAACTGGCTCGAATATCCAAATAGTTCAATGAACTATATTATGACACCTGAATTCATGAATTTGTATTTTATGCCAACAGAGTATAAACAACATCTAATAGAAGTATATCAAGATTATATTGCATGGATCTTAAATAATCCTGATATAGACGATGCATATATTAATCGACCCAGTGAAGTTCTTAATAGAATTGAAATGAGTTTAGATATTGATTCGCAGAAAATTGACAACAACATGAAAAGTCTGTTGAAAAGACTAAACACGTACGACATTACTGGAAATCTCGACTGGAAAAAATCATTGCCACATATCGAAGATGTGCTTAAAAAATATTTTGGTGTAAATAAATTATGAAAAATTATTGTATAATGCCTTGGATTGGTTTAGAAATTAATAACGAAGGTCGAATGCGCCCTTGTTGTGTTTATTCTGGCGGCTTCAAAAATTCCAAAGGACAAGAATTTAATATTAGCACCGACAGTATCGACGATTATATGAACAGTCAGGAAATGCAAATCTTGAGACAACAATTACTAGCAGGTGATAACCCAAGCGGGTGTAATAAATGTTGGAAAGAAGAAAATGTAAACGTTCTTAGTTTACGCATAAGAAAAAATCAGCAGTATAAAAGTTTTATTACGTCAACTGTTGATAATACTGACTTAATTAGTGTAGACTTAAAATTAAGTAATCTTTGCAATCAAAAATGTGTTATTTGTAATACTACAAGTAGTAGTTTAATAGCATCTGAGAATGCACAAATACTGCCGCATTTGAACGAAAAATTTGATAAAATACATCACTTGTATCATTGGTATAAAAACGAAGATGTTTGGAAACACATTATTGAAAAAACACATAAAACAAAACATTTTGACTTTTATGGCGGTGAACCTTGGCTTATTAAAAAACAATGGGAATTTTTGCAACATTTGATTGATTCTGGCAAAAGTGCAGATATGAGTTTAAATTATGCAACAAATGGAAGTATACACAACGATGAATATTTCAATGAATATTTTAGTAAGTTTAAGCGTGTAAGTATTTTGTATAGTGCAGATGGTATTGAAGAAACTTTTGAGTACAATAGATTTCCAGCCAAGTGGGATGTGTTTAAAGAAAATCTTTTAAAGGCTAAACAGTTTCAACTTGATAATAAAATTGCCTGGATAGGTATTTCGTATACAGTAAGTGCATACAGTATACAAAATATTATTAAAAGTTTAGAGTTTTATACACAGCATGATATTGATGTATGGTTTAATATGGTAAACGAAGATGAATTAAGTGCAGGATTGTTACCAAATGAAGCTAAGACAGAAATTCTTGAAGAAATTAAGCAAGGTTGGCGAGATGATTTTACAACTGTAGATAAAAATATTGATTATCGTTATTTTCAACAAGAACTTAACAGACCGGTAGATAAAATGTGGAAAGAAATATTTATTAAAAACACTACATCTAGAGATAAGTTCAGAGGTGTTAGTTATGCAGACATTATGCCTTATAGTTCTGTTAAAAAATTTATATCTGGAGAAGAATAGAGATGGATTCTAAGTACAATGTGTGCAGCAAAATGTGGACTGACTTAAACATTAATTTCCAAAAACAAACTTTTCAGCATTGTTGTAAGCAAACTGCTCAACCTATATCATTTGAGGAAATCGACACACTAAAAGAACGTGTGTTTGATTTTCACGAACAAAATATTTTAAACAGAAAAATAAGCCTTGATGACAATCAACTTCCTCCTAACTGCCAGTGGTGTATTGACACAGCGCCAGATAATATTAAAAAAGTATGGAATATATGGGATGATCAATATATTACAAATGTAAAACCACAATTAAAAACAATATCTCGAACTTCTTACATTGATTTAGACATCGGAAATAGCTGTGATCTTGCATGTATATATTGTGGGCCTTGGAGTAGTACAATGTGGGCAAAAGAATTGGGACAACCTGTAAAGAATACGATTGACCAAAACTGGAAACAACAAATATTAGAAAATTTGAAAAACTATATTGGAGGTTTTGATAAAGATAGAAAACTAATATTTAATTTACTAGGAGGAGAGCCTCTTCTGATCACAGACACATATGACATTATCTCATATTTGAGTCAAATATGCGGACACTTCGAAAACAAGCCGGTATTGATGATAACAACAAATTTAAATTGTAAACCAGCACTGTTAAAAAAATTATTGTTGACAATAAATGCTACTAAAGATATATTTGAATGGAATCTCAGTGTTAGTATCGAAGATATTCACGAGCGTGCTGAAGCTGTAAGATATCATCTAGATTTCCACACGTTTGAAAATAATTTACGTGCAGTAAAATCTCAGGTAGACCATCTATACATAACAACAACATTTAGTTTGTTTAGCTTCTCTAATTTTGATGAGTTTTTATTATGGTGTTTTGATATACTTGGAAAAGATGACTACACAAAAACCTGGAATTTCTCATTGAACAATGTACAGAACGGATTTACAGATTTGTCTTATTGTCCTACTAAATTAGTAGATATTAAAAAAATTAAACAAGTATTTAATGATATCATAAATACAGTAGATGGTGTAAACAAATTTAAAGTAAAACAAGTACATCAGCATTTAGATAATATGTATCAACGTACTGGTACATGTGTTCCTGATTCGCAATTTTTTTCATATTGGAAAGCAATGTCACAAAGAAGAAAAATTGACTATTTTTCTTTTTATCCATTGTCAGAAATAACAGAGAAATAAAAGTTAAGATTAGAATTAAGATTACAAACTTTATAATAGAAAGAAAGTAAAATGACAAAAAAAACAATTAAAAAATTAGAAATTCTTATGAGAAACAGTATTACTGGAGATACACAACCTGTGTATTTTGATATCAAAGATATACCAGTAGCGCAAAAGTGGGCAAACTATCTATTAGAAGATTATCTATCTGAAGATAATAAAAGTGTCATTGAAAAGAATTTTATGTTTCATGGATGGGTAAACACTGATAGTTCAAATAATAGAGATTTTAAATATCTCTGCGATGAACTTAATTTCCATATTCATCAAATCAACTCACATTGTAAAGAAAACAATTATGACTATTTTATTGATCTGTGGTTTAGTCCTGATTCTATAACAAGAGAAAAAATGAATGCTATTCATCATCATTTTGAAATATTACAAGGCCAAGTTTGGAATATCAGTGAATGGTATAAAATGTTTGATGAACCTCGTAAATACAGTGTTAGACAATTAAATCACTTTTGTCATGAAATAGAAGCACTTGAACGTGCATATGAATCACTTAATAGTGAACAACCTTCTACTAATACAAGTCTCATTCTTCCAATGTATCCGCCGATACGCCACGACATGAGTCTTGAGGAAGGCGACTGGGATTATTTTGAATATCGTTGGCCAAAATTTGGTGAGATTCGAATTCACTATAGTCAAATTGGAAAAACTCATTGGGAAGTATTTTTTGATGAAGATGGAGATATTTACGATGAAAATATTACAGGTCACCGTTATTTAAGTGGTGAATTTGATATTGTTTTTAATATTATACCTGACCAAGATCATACAGTGTGGGATAAATTTCAAACATGGTTAATGGAAGGTCAGATAAATATGAAAGATAAATCACTTGCCCTGGGTCAATGTTTTTTCGGAGAAATTAACAGAGATAATTTTCCTGATATGGAAGACATTGATATTATGAAACAATTGTATCAATTTGATGACTTATGGGAAATTGCACTTTATGATGATACTGAAGAAATTGGGCGCAAACGGTACGATTATACATGGCGAGATCTTTATGAATCTGAAAAGAAAAAGCTCTATGTTGAAACAGTAAAAGAGCATGTTTAATTATAATGAAATCAAAAAAATACATGTAGAATTAAGTACACTGTGCAATGCAGCATGTCCTGTATGTCCAAGAAATGTAATGGGTGGATATGACCAGCCGTATATTAAACACAATACATTTACTTTTGATGATTTCTTAGATATTTTTGACCCAGAATTTATAAGTAAGCTAACTCAAATTTTATTGGTTGGTAGATACGGTGATCCTATGTCGTGCCAGGACCTTAATAAAATTTTAGAATACATAAGAACTCATAATAAAACAGTAAACATCATAATTCATACAAATGGAGGTTTACGAAATCCAGACTGGTGGCAGCAACTAGCTTCATATGACACAAATGTTATTTTTAGTATCGATGGTTTAGAAGATACTAACCACATATATAGACGTAATGTTAATTGGAATAAACTTATGACTAATGTTGCTGCATATATAAATGCTGGCGGCATAGCTCGTTGGGAATTTTTAATTTTTAAACACAACCAACATCAGACTGACCGAGCTAAAGAGTATGCCGATGAACTTGGATTTGTTGAATTTATTCCCAAGCGACCATATGGATTTAATAATCCACTTACTTCAGTTCCTGCAATAAATGTCATTGACAATGACGGAAAATTTGAATATTTCGTAATGCCAGGTGATGATGATTTTGTAAATAAGCCGTTTGACAGTGAGAAAATAGATTTAGTAAAACATGATTGTGAATATAACAAATATATTACTACAAAAATAAAATCTAAAAATGCACATATAAATAGTAGGTCCTGGGACAATAAAATAAACTGTCATGCTATAAAACAAAAAGAAATATATATAGATGCATTATATAATGTATTTCCGTGTTGCTGGTTTGGTTTTGGCGGTCAGTCTGACGTACTACACGATCCAGAGGAACTGCAATTTGTGAAATGGCTACAAGAAAATATCGGAATTGATAATATAAATGCAAAAAAATATTCATTGAAACAAATTATAGAATCCGATTATTTTAAAAAGATAAAACAAACATGGGACACGGATAGTAAATTTTATACATGTGCTACAATGTGCTCAATGAAAAATAATTTAAGAAAAGGTCTTCGTATAGAATCATGATTAAATTTGAAGAGTTAAAAACAATACACATAGAATTAAGCAGTGCATGTAATGCAGCATGTCCTGTATGTCCAAGAAATGTCGACGGTGGATATACAGTGCCTGGATTAATAACAAGAACCATGAGTTATGATGATTTTGTTAAAATATTTAATGAAGAAACAAGTAAACAACTTGATAAAATTTTGATGTGCGGAAATTATGGAGATCCAATTTTTTGCAAAGAAATACCAGATATATTAGAATATTTAAAAATGCAAAATCCAAATCTATTAATTAGTATTCATACAAACGGAGGAATAAGATCGCCTGAATGGTGGAAGCGACTTGGATCAATAAATCCAAAATTATCAGTTACCTTTAGTGTAGATGGATTAGAAGATACAAATCATATATACAGGCGTGGTGTAATTTGGGAAAGATTAAAAGAAAACATGCAGTCTTTCATTGATGGCGGCGGCAATGCAGTTTGGGAATTTTTAATTTTTAAACACAACCAACATCAAATTGACGAAGCAAGAGAACTTTCTGAAAAAATGGGTTTTTCTGCCATACGATTTAAAAGACCTTTTGGGTTTGACACTCCATTACAGGGTTTTTCAGCAATGAGAGTCTTAGACAAAAAAGGAGATATAGATTATTTCATTGAACAATCGTCCGACAAAAATTTTAATAATGATATTTTTACAAACGAAAAAAATACAAAACATGTAGATACACTGCCAATGGAATCATATGAGTGGAGACTGGATAATAATAATAAGTTTACTGAATTGGTATTAAAAGAACACGGCGAACGTTTTGTTGATTTAGATGGCACAGAAATATCATGCATGACAAAAAACAATAAAGAAATTTATATTGATAGTAACGGAAATGTTCATCCTTGTTGTTTTTTAGGAATAGGAAGCCAGAATGTATCACTTGATTTAAATAATGTACAATATAATAAATGGTTAGAAAAAAACATTGATTTAGAAAAAACAAATGCTAAAAATTATACTGTAAAACAAATATTAGAAACAGATTTTTTATCTAAGATAGAAAAATTATGGGAACTTTCACATTGTAACGGAAGACTTACTACATGTACATCGATGTGTTTAAAGAATAAAAGCCCTAGGGATATTTTATATATATGACAAACTTAATTAAAAAATGTCAAGTTATGGCAGAATTAAATGATATGATAGTTCAAAGTATCATATTACATGAACTATCAAGAGATAAAAATATAAAAATACTAGAACTAGGAGCAGGCTCAGGCGGCTGGACTAGAGTTCAGACCGAGCTTAACGTTAAAAATTGTGAATGGATATTAGTAGAAAACTTCAACTGGATTGATTCTAATTTTTCGTCTGAGAATTATGATTGGCCAATTAACAAAATTCAACTTAAATCTTTCATTGAAAAACAGTATTCAGATGTAAAAATAAGTGATATATATGACAATGATATATCAATGTTAATTAAATCAGATAGTTTCAATGAAAAGTATAAAAATAACATATCTGTAATGAGAATTGATTGTGTAATAAATTTCAATGATGTTGTTCAACTAATAGAAAAAAATCTGACAGATGATGCAGTAATAATAATAGATGACACTAGGGTTAATTGTGGATTAGAAAGAATAATGTTAGTTATTAATCTAATAGAAAAGGGATATGCGTATCCCTTGTGCTTTAGTCAAAAAGAAACTATAATATGTAAAACAAAAGATAAGTCGGACTATTTACAAAATCATTTAGAAACCATTATAGAAACAAATTACAAAACTCAGCCGTTTAACGGACTATATTATAATAAAGAATATAAGGAGTTTAATGGGAAAGTTTGGGAATACATGACAACATCAAATTTTGAGATTTTTGTAAGTCATGTTGTGGAGAATTAAATGATACTAAGTTTTAATAATAATGAAGTTGATTTGGATTACTATAATACAAATTTTGTTGATAGGTGGGTTAGTTGGGCATTTAACAGTTCAAATGAAATAATATTAAATTTCAATGAACACGCAATTAATAGTCATTATAATAAATGGTTAGAGGTCACATCTTATCTTAACAATATACTTGAAGAAGTTAACAGTATTTCAGTAACTGAAAACCTTCCAGATAAATGGCATTATGAACTTTCGACAATTTATGATACTGCTTTCTTGCAACGTACACATGAGCAGTGGGCACATATAACAAAGCAATCTTTAGAAATGCATCTTCCTATATTTGATCAAGACACTAAAGAAATATATGATATAATAAACTTGAAACTTCGCAGTAAATCAATTGATTATTCGCATATCAATACGGCAGTACATAAAATAGAATTTTTATATCAATTTTTTTATTTGCATAATATCAAATTATATAAAGATACGTCATCATTGAATGAATACAAAATTAAACCAGAAGACACCGGATTTATCAAAGATTCGATAGCTATACCATTTTACGACATTGGTCGTCCGCAGTATGAGAAATATAGGATCTCCGGAAAAGTTGATCATCCAGAAATAAGTCATTATCAAAATTTAGTTGATACTATCGAACTAAATGGATCTGCAAAACAAGAGCCGTGTGTTGATTCTTTTGTCGATGAATGTGATAAACACAATGTACCTTGTTGGGGACCGTATGTTTCTATTGCTAAGAATAAAAGCAATGATAATCAGTTGATAGGTTATAATATAATTAAAAATTTTAATCAAAATGGAAATAATACTCTAGTATTAAAACACACATGAAAAATCTAGTCAACAACACTAAAAACAAGTACTGTCATAAACTTTTTAGTTTTCTAGAAATATCAACTGATGGTTCATGTTGGATATGTTGTCCTGCGTGGTTACCAGAAAAAATAGGAAATATTTTAACAGATGACTTTCAAGAAATATGGAACGGAGAAGTGTCTCAAAATTTGAGAAATCAAGTGTATACAGGAGATTGGTGCTATTGTAATCATGATCTTTGTCCATATATAGTGTCTGACTCGTTGCCGTTACTTGAAGACATTAACAACGATCGTTTTTTAACAGATTATTCTAAAGATGCTATTAAAAAAAACAAAGTTATCTTAGAAGAAATGCCTACATCGATACATTTTAGTGAAGATAGGAGTTGTAATCTTTACTGCCCTAGTTGTAGGTTAGAAAAGATACTATTAAGTAGAGAATCAGCTGAGTATATTCAGAAGAAAAAAATAAATGATAAGATTTGTGAAATTTTTTTAAAAACACCCACTGATAGAAAATTTGAAATATATGTAACTGGAAGTGGTGATCCTTTTGCTAGTGTAATATACAGAGAAATGTTAGAAAATATAAATGGACATGATTTCCCCAACTTGATTATTAATTTGAATACAAACGGAGTAATGTTCACATCAAAAATGTGGAAGAAGTTAGAAAAAATACAACACAATTTACACAATTGCAGAATTAGTTTTGATGCAGGGACCAAAGAAACATATGAAAATAAAACAAGACTAGGCGGCAATTGGGAATTATTGATAGAAAACTGTAGATATTTAAATGAGCGTTCAAAAGAAATTTCCAATTTTAATATACACTTTGATTTCGTTGTTCAGAAAGACAATTACAAAGAAATGAAAACGTACATCGAGCTGATCTTAGAAAATTTTGACAATGCTTCTAGTATCCATTTTTCTAAATTAAATGATTGGAACACATGGGATAAGAAACAATTTGATGAACATGCTATATGGAAAATTGAACATCCTGAGTTTAATTTATTTTTGAACATATTAAAGGATGATATTTTTAACCACCCTAAGGTATATCTAGGTAACTTATCTGTATATAAACAGAGATAATAAGAGGTAAATTTATGAATTTTAATTTAATAATGCCAATGGCAGGCGAAGGCAGTCGCTTTCGTGAACAAGGCTATACTGTTCCAAAACCACTAATAGATGTACGTGGCAAGCCAATGTTTGTACGAGCAGTAGAAAGCGTTGACTTAGAGTTTGACAATCATATTTTTATTACTAGAAAAGAGCATAACATAGCAGATGGTATACGTGATTACTATCCCCATGCACATGTTGTTGAACTTGATGCGCTAACACAAGGTGCAGCCTGTAGTGTGTTAACAGCAGATCCTTATATGAATTCAGAGGATGCAATGTTTGTTACAAACTGTGATCAGTTTATTGATTGGGATAGCAGTTTGTTCACTGAACAAATGCACAACGATGGAGTTATTATGACTTTTGAATGTCCAGAGCGTGATCCTAAATGGAGTTATGCTAGAACAGAAAACGACATAGTTGTGGAAGTAGCAGAAAAAAATCCTATTAGTACACATGCTACAAGTGGACACTACTACTGGAGCCAATGGAAAACATTTAAGAACAGTGCCAACCAAATGATCGCAAACAATGAACGTGTAAATGGCGAATTTTATCTTGCACCAACATACAACCAAACTATTGCTGTTGGAGGGCGTGTAGTACGAGTTCCTATCGAACACATGTATGGAGTTGGTACACCGGAGGATTTAGATTTATGGTTAAATTCATAGCACACAGAGGTAACTGGCAAGGCGTACAACCTGCATGGGAGAACACCAAGGACTACGTAGAGTTTGCGTACTACGACAAAGGTTATGACGTTGAAGTAGATGTACGAGCACATCGTGGGTTGCTATACCTAGGACACGACGAACCGCTGCAAATTGCCAACACGGGATTTTTACAAGAGCCTGGTGTGTGGTGTCATGCAAAAGATTTAGACGCACTACAAATGCTGTTAGACATGCGTACACGTTGCTTTTGGCATGATACAGATACAGTTACACTAACCAACGACGGACACATATGGTGTTACCCAGGAAATTTTCCTAGACACAAACGAGCAGTTTGGTTAGACTTAGAAGATATACCCTTACCAGAAGATACAACAGGTATATACGGTGTGTGTGGAGATAAAAAATGATTACTTGGGGATGGACTGGCATGAGTCATGATGCTAGTTTGGCTGTGTTTAGTGAAACGGGATTGGAATTTGCAGCACACAGTGAACGCTACAGTAGAATCAAGAATGACAAACACTTGAACAGTTTACTAATAGAAGAAGCTGTTGATTTGTACGGCAAACCTGACAAAATCTATTTTTATGAACGACCTTTGCTTAAAAAGACACGTCAGTTTAGTGCTGGACAATACACACTACTACGCAAAGAATCTCCTACTACATATATACGCAAATTCATCAATAACGCTCCTAAATGTGCTACAACTAGTCATCATTTGAGTCATGCAGCATATGGATACTACACAGGTCCTTGGCACGATGCACTGATACTAGTAATTGACAGCATAGGCGAATGGGAAACTGTTAGCATATGGGAAGGCAGTGACGGGAAGCTACGCAAACTGTTGAGTCAGCGTTATCCAGAAAGCATAGGCATATGGTACAGTGCTATGACACAGCGTATAGGACTCAAGCCACAAGAGCATGAGTATATACTCATGGGTATGGCTGCAATAGGTGATCCTGATAGATTATATGAAGATATAAAAAATGATTTTATAGATGGTCTGCCCACAAGTTTGTTTCCATATACAACATTTAAACAGAACTGTCACAGAGGTTGCTTAGATTGGAGATCTGATCTAAACACTCCTCAAGACTATGCAGACATCGCTGCGGCTGTGCAGCGTATATACGAAGAAATATTTGTTGAATTATGTCGCAGTGTATACCATATGACAGAAGGTAAGTACAGTAACATAATACTGGTAGGAGGTTGCGCACTTAACTGTGTTGCAAATCCACTAGCAGGAGAGTTTTTTACCAATGTGCATGTACCAGCTAACCCAGGTGATGCGGGCAGTGCAATAGGATGTGTATTAGCACATAAAAAAGAATTTATGTACATGGATCACGCTTTCCTTGGACATAACATAGAAGGAGAGTACCCCGTTGAAAAAGTACTTGAACAATTACACACTAGAAAAATTACAGCCGTGGCATCTGGTAGGGCTGAGTTTGGCCCTAGGGCTCTTGGCAACCGTAGTATTCTTGCTGATCCCCGTGGAAGTGATGTTAAGGACCTTGTAAACACAATCAAACACAGAGAAGCATTCAGACCGTTTGCTCCTGTGATACTTGAAGAACATGCACAAGATTATTTTGAAGGCAGAGTAGGAGACTTTATGCAATACGTAGCCAAGTGTAAAAAGCCCGAACAGTTTCCTGCTATCATACACTATGACAACACCAGTAGAGTGCAAACGGTGCCTGCTGGCAGTGAACATGGTATTAGGAAATTACTAGAACGTTGGTATGCTGAAACAGGCTGTCCGATGTTGTTGAACACTAGCCTCAATGTTCGAGGCGAACCTCTAGTAAATACTAGACAAGACGCAGAGCGTTGGACTAAAAAATATAGAGTTGAAGTATGCTTACCCGACTAAGAAATTTCTTTATGTGGCCTTGGGATTACTATCAAGAAAAAAAGCGCATGAAAAAAAGAATAGAAGAATTACGCAAAAGAGATCCTTTTATTTACGAGTAGTCTTGACAACGTAAACTAAAAGCTATATAATAAAATATGAATCACAAAATACTATACAAACTCGAACAATTAATTCATACAAGTCCTCAATTACTGCGACAACCTCAAACACTGAGGCAAGCTATCAGAGGAACATTTGGTGTGGATGTAGAAAATGTAACATACAACACCATTGGCGAATTAGTTGACAGGATTGACGATAGAGTATTGAGCAACTACTTTAGTAACTATTGGCAAGGCGAAATAAAAAAATACAAGTACAGTGGTCTAAAATTAATTGATGAAGTAAACAATTTAAAGCCAAGACGTGTGTTAGACATTGGTTGCGGATATCATGAATTCAAAGGTAAAATTGACAATCTAGTAGGTATTGATCCTTACAACAGTGCAGCAGATTATCAAGTAAAGTTATTGGACTATCATCCTCAAGAAAAGTTTGATGCAACACTAGCATTGGGTAGCATTAACTTTGGCAGCACAGATAAAATTTTTGCTGAACTCGAACATGCTGTGAGTTTGTGTAACCCAGGTGCAGTGATGTTCTTTCGTGCTAATCCAGGACTAGCACACGACGAAGACGATAGACCCGAGGAAGGTAAAGATCACAGTAAATGGATTAGTTTTTATCCTTGGGATTCAAATTTTATTGTAAACTGTGCAGATCAACTTGGTGTTGATATACTTGATATTAGAACTGATACTCACAGAAACAGAATGTATTTTGTGTGGCGGACTAAATAAACACATAGTTATTACTAACGCTCGAATGTAAAGAAGTTCAGTAATACAATCCCCCAAAAAATTATGAAAGGCGTCGTGGGCTTCCCCGCGGCGATTTGCTATGGACCATTACATTGTTGTATTGTTATTAGGTGTACTCTACGGATTTTTTGTAGGGCTTATTCCAGTGGCTGGCGCTACCACAGGATTGATTGCTGTTTATAGTTTTGTTGGATACTTTCATGATCCTTATATGTTGGTTGTGTTTACCACAGCAATTGTTGTTACCAGCAGTATAGGAGATAGCTTTTGTGGTGTGGTTATGAACATACCAGGGGCAGGTGGAGCAGCCGCTACTATGGTAGATGGTTTTCCTATGAGCCGCAGGGGTGAAGCAGCTAGAGCACTGAGTGCAGCACTGTCAACAAGTTGGATAAATGGATTGATTTGGGGATTGTTGGTGTTTTTATTCCTTCCATGGTATACACAGATTGTATTGTATTTTGGCACAGTTGAAATGTTCAGTTTCTTAATTTTTGCCATGACCTGTGTTATTTTTATTTCTAGTAGATATTGGTTCAGAGGATTTTTGGCACTGATTGCTGGTGTACTTGTAGGACACATAGGCATGGATCCAAACACCGCTGCTGATAGATGGACCATGGGATGGGATTATCTTGGAGCAGGTGTACAAATGATTCCAGTTATGGCAGGTGTACTAGCGTTTCCGGAACTTTTAAGCGCATATCGTATGCAAGCAGAAAAGATAAAACTAACAAATGGTGTAATTGTATCACAATTAATACAAGGTGTCAGAGATACATGGAGATACAAATGGGATGGACTAAGAGGGGGATTTATCGGTGCTTTTATTGGTCTCATACCAGGTATCGGAGGCGCTATTGCAGATTGGTTTAGTTATTCGCAAACTGTGGCAGTAGCACGTAAATCCAACAACACAGAAGATTATCCAGTTGGTCAAGGAAATGTCAGAGGTGTTATTGGCTGCGAAGGCGCTAACAATGCACAAAAGGCAACTTCATATGTTCCAACAGTGTTATTTGGCATTCCAGGAGCACCGTTTGAAGTGATTGTTATGGGACTATTGATGTATGTTGGTCTTGAATTAGGTACACCAGATGTGCTAACTGATCAAAAGTTTTTTGATACACTATTGAGCAGTTATTTGTGGGCATTAATTTTAATTTTACCAATCAGTTATGCTTTTATCAAATATGCTGTTTACATTACAAATTTGCCATTTAAGTTCTACTTTTGGCCTATATTGGCAAGTTTAGTATGGAGCTCAACACAATACACAGGACTACTAGATGATTACATCATGTTGATGATCTGTATGGGCGTTGGTATTGTTATGAAATATCTTAAATTCAGTAGAGTTAGTTTTCTAATTGGATTTATATTAAGTGCTCGATTAGAAGCAAGCTGGGTACAGTTTAATACATTTGGCTATGGTTGGGAAGACTTATTATTCAGACCATTGCCATTAACCTTTATGGTGCTTACACTACTAGCACTTGTTTGGGGGTTATTTTTTAATAAAGCAAAGATTGATTTTGTATAGGAGAAAAAAAATGAAAATCAAAAATATATTTAGAGTTGCAATAGCAACACTAGCAATGACTGCAAGCGCAGCATTTGCAGATATCACACTTGTTGTTCCGCAAAAAGCAGGACAAGGTACAACAGTATGGGCAGAAATTATTACTAAAGAATTGGAAAAACATCTAGGTGAGCGTATTGTTCTACGTCTTATTCCAGGAGCACGTGATATTCCAGGTATAAACAAATTCCACAATGAACTACGTTTTGACGAAAACACAATCGTTGTTTCGCATGGTGGTAATGGTGTAAGTTTCTTACAAGAGGAAGTAGACTACAACTATGCAGAGTATGATAGTATTGGTCTTATGAACCTGAACATTATCGCAGGCAAGCGTATTGGCGACGATATGTCAGCACCACGTTTTCCAGCAGGTTCAGGTATGGTACCAGAAGCATTTGCAATGACACTAATGCTATGTGGTCCGGACAAGTCAGTAGATGAGTATATTGCTTGTTTTCAAGACAAAGTAACTTGGGTAAAAGGTATGAGCGGAGCAGAACGTAGATTGGCATTTAAACGAGGTGACTTAAACGGCACTCGTGAAAATCCAGCAACATATCAAAAACACGTTGAACCGGATGAAAATGCAGAACTTTGGTTCCATCATGGTCTACTAGATCCAGAGACAGGCAATCACGTGGATGACACAAACTATCCAGCAGGCTATCAAGTTGAGCAAATCTTTGAAGCACGTTGGGGTGTTGCACCAAGCGGTGAGTTTTATGATGCATACAAGCTAGTTAAAAGTTTCCGTGATGGACTACAAAAGGCAATTTGGATCAACAAAGGAAACCCAGAACTACGTGACCGTTTGGTTGCAGCAATGACAGCTATGGCAAATGACCCAGAGTCAATGGCTGCTATTGAAGCAAAAAATGGCAAGTATGAGTGGTTTATTGGTGAGCGTGGTGATGCAATACGTGATCGCTTGATGACATTTATTACAGAAGATGCACTTCAAAACCTAGTAAAGTTTAATAAAGAAGCACTAGGACTTAAATCAGTCTATAAAGCAAACCTAGTAAAATAAACATAAGTATTGATGGGATGGAAAACTCTCCCATCACCTTCTGAAGGAATTAATATGGAAAGCAATTGGGATAAAGTTAAGTCAAGAACAAACTATCACTTTGATGCATTTAAGAGCGACCCTGCATATGATAACATGCGTTATATTGGTCGCTTTGTTGGTGATTGGCAACAAGAATTACAACAAACAATTGAAAACAGCAAAGAGATTACATGGCGCACACGTAATCCTATTGACGGTACAAGCAAAGATATTGAAGCAGAAGAATATGATTTAGAACGCAGTGGTGCAAATAAAGACTTAGCACTAACTAATTTAGAGTACAACTTACTTCCAATATTTCAAAAAATGACAGATGCGCTACATTTGTTGCCAGGTGACAAACAACAAATACAAAGCAGAGTACATGTACAGTTTCCTGGTCAAGTCTGGAACTTACACATTGACAAATTAGAAAAGTGGCATGAAGACGAACCTCATAAAGTATATCGTTTCATGGTTATGTTGAACGACTGGGAACCTGGTCATTTTATTCAATATGGTAACTTTGTTCATACACATTATCGTGCAGGTGAGATTTATAGCTTTGACTGGTACAACACACCGCACTGTACAGCAAACGCAGGTCATGGCCCACGTTGCACACTGTTGGTTACAGGTGTGGCAACAGAAAATACACTGAGACTTTTTAGCACATATGACAACAGAATATCAATATAAAACAGTTACATACATAAAGTATGCTAGTGCAGTGACCATTCTTGTTGCGATGGTCTTGCACACCTTGGGTATAACACCTTGGAATTCACTTGCTCAACTGTTGGGAGCAGCAGGATGGTGCTACTGCGGCTGGCAATGGCGAGAGAAAAGCATACTTCTTAACTTTTTACCGCAATTTTTTATCATTATTCCGCTGTTAATATATACGTATATAATTCAATAAATAACACAAGTTACTGCTTGACTTTGATTGATGCAGCAGTTATAATTGTTCTACAAGGATAAAATATCAGTATGTTAGACGTTATTCAAATCAGCTATTATGAAGAAACAGCTGATGAAAATTTTGAAATTTTACAGTTATTTGCACCTCACGCAAAGCGTGTTGAAGGTGTTAAAGGTATTTTTGATGCTCACCAAGCCGCAGCTAGGATCGCAGAAACAAATCATTTTTATGTAGTAGATGCTGATGCTGTTATCGAAGAAACATTTAAATTTGATTTTATTCCTAAAAGTAATCAATTGGAATACGATCATTTCCCCCAAACTGATTGTATATATACCTGGCGCAGTAGAAATCCTGTAAATGATCTATTGTACGGATATGGTGGCGTGAAACTGTTTCCTCGCAAACAAATGTTAGAAGCCAAGACTTGGAATGTTGATATGACTACTACATTAGGTTGTCCTTTTGTTCCGCAGTTTCAAATCAGTAATGTTACTGCATTCAATACCAATCCTTTTGAAACTTGGAAAAGCGCATTCAGAGAATGTACAAAACTTGCAAGTAGTATTATTCCAAATGGCGATAATATAGATAATGAATATAGACTGAATATTTGGTGTACTAGAGGCAAAGATAGACCGTACGGTGATTACAGTATAATGGGAGCAAATCAGGGACGGGACTTTGGTACACACTATCGCAAAAATGACAAAGTATTAAAACTTATTAATGACTTTGACTGGTTGCGTGAACAGTATGAAGAGTCTTTGAAAGATGATGAAGATTGATAATGACGATGAAAAAGATTTTCCTCTACCCCTGCACGAATTGTTAGATCGTTTTGAAATACTATATCCAGACATATCTGAACTCAGTGATCTAAGACGTGCAGTAGTGGACCGTGATCTTAGCAGTATTTTCAGACTGTGTGAAGAAAACCAAGAACTACGTCGAGCAGTTGTTGACGAAAATTGGCACAGTGTATTCAGAGTATTAAAGGAAGCTAAGTTAAACATTACTAACTTAACAGACATTCGAAAAACTGTTGTTGAAAAAAATTTAAATAGTTTGTTTAGGTTATTGGAACATCAAGACAGTTGGCACGTTGACGATCTTCGACGAGCTATGTTAGAAGAAAACTTGTACAGTTTGTTCAGACTATTTCCTGAAGATGACGAAACTATACACTTATACAGAACTGCCATTGTAAACAAAAACATTCGCAGTATTTTTAAGTTACTAGGTAACGATGATTTACGTAAACTTATTACAAATAATAATACATGGAAACTTTGGGGGCTATTAGAACAATACGTAGACACACAGTTTACAGCAGCATTTAAAAACTTCTTTGTTAATAACAAAAGTATAGATCCAGATTGCTTTAGTAGAGGTCAACTTGAAAGTAAACTTTGGTTAGTAAGTAAACTAAAAGATCTTGATGTAGAACTAGGCACAGTCTTCTTATGTGCAGGATGGTATGCTACACTAGCTACAATGTTATTTGAGAGTAACGTTAATGTAGATAAAGTTAGATCTTTTGATATCGACCCTACAACAATAGATATTGCAGAAGTGTTTAACAAGCCTTGGTTTATGGAGAAGTGGAAGTTTAAAGCACTGGTAGAAGATATACACAATATAGATTACAGCGAACACACCTGGCAATTCTGGAGTAATGCTAACAATCGTATGAGTAAAGAAATTACAGACGTGCCAGATACAATTATTAATACGAGTTGTGAACACATAACTAATTTTAAAGAATGGTATACTAAAATACCAAAAGGAAAATTAGTAGTATTACAAAGTAATAATTATTATGAAATTGACGAGCATGTAAATTGTGTAAGTAACGTACAAGAGTTTAAAAAAATGGCTCCAATGAGCCAACTGTTATACAGTGGAAAATTAAAACTACCAAAATATACGAGGTTTATGTTAATTGGATATAAATGATTTATCAGTAAGAGAATTGCAAAAAGAAAGTGCTCGTGCATTAAGTACAATGCAAGCAACTAATAATAACATCTACAAGTTTAATAAACTTGCATATCACGACAGTCATTTATGGTATAAAGCAGTTATTGAATGGTATGTTGGTGAGTATGGTGATTTGCCTAGTCGATATGGGCCAGGAAAAGATGTTAAACTAATATACGATAAATAATATTAACAGGCATTTTAATGAAGTTTACTAAACCAATTAAAATTTATTTTTTCAAAAAAGAAAACAAAGTTTCAATAACTTTTAAAGTAAGTGATGTGTATGCGCTTACTTATTATGTTTTTTCAGAAATATTTGAAGATTTACTGCGTAATTGGAAAAACAGCGAAGGGCATAACATAGAATGTGAAGGTAGTCGCTGGTTTGTACAATATAAAAAACATGGGCCCAGGCCTGAACGTATACCGGATCCTCATGTACGAGTTAGTATTAGCAAGTCTGGCATACACAATCAGCATCGTGTTAGTTATGACGATATGGTAGCTGTAGAAAGAGAATATTTTTTTCAAAAGCATAACACCATGTACTGGGACAACGACTAGTGTATACATACGAAGAAATAAAAATGGTTCATTTAGAAATTACACAACGTTGTCAAGCAGCATGTCCGATGTGTGATCGTAATGAAAATGGCGGAGCAGACAATCGTCACATTACTAATGCCGAACTAAGTTTAGAAGATTGCAAACGTATATTCGAACCAGATTTTATTCAACAACTTGAGACTATGTACATGTGTGGTAACTTGGGTGATCCTATTGTTGCACACGACACGTTGGAAATATTTAAATACTTCAGAGAACATAACCCCACAATGTGGTTGAGTATGAATACAAATGCAGGAGCAAAAGATGAAACATGGTGGCGTGAACTTGCCCAAGTCTTTGGTAGAATGGGCACTGTTATTTTCAGCGTGGATGGTCTTAGTGACACTAATCATTTATACAGGCAGAATGTTGTCTGGGCTAACGTAGAACGCAACATGCGAGCATTTATAGATGCTGGCGGTAGAGCACGTTGGGACTACATTGTGTTTGGACACAACGAACACCAAGTCGACGAAGCACGTGAACTAGCAGAGTCTTGGGGTGTGGAACGGTTCCAGCTTAAAAAGTCAGGCCGTTTCTTTACTGCTAAAAGTGAACAAAAGGATGTGCATCAAGCACGTAATCGAAAAGGTGAACAAACACAAGCAATTGCTAAACCAACTAAAGTTGAAAATCAAAACCTAGCATTGTTAAAACAAAAAGAAATTGAAAAAACATACGGCAGTATGCGAGATTATTATGACAAGTGTAGTATAAACTGCAAAGCTGTAGAGAAAAAAGAAATCTTTATTACAGCAGAAGGCTTGCTAATGCCTTGTTGTTGGACTGGCGGACGCATGTACAAATGGTGGCACAAGGATTATCGTGTAGAACAAATATGGGATCATATTGATCGTGCTGGCAGCAAGCAAGCAATCAATGTGATAGAGCATGGTATCAAAAAAGTGATGCAAGGATCACTACTAAGTAGTATTAGTGATAGTTGGACATTCGACAGTGTAGCTCAAGGAAAGCTAGGGGTGTGTGCTATGAAGTGCGGAACTGAGTTTGATCCATTTGCAGAGCAATTTAAATGACAAAACCAAGTGACACATTTTGTATCTTACCATGGGTACATTTAAGCACCCGACCCGACGGAAGTATGAGAGTATGTTGTACGGCTAATGCTAGTAGTGTGGGTCCTACAAATGATAAACAACACGGAGGTATGGTTGGCGTACTCAAAGACGATGAAGGCAAGCCCAACAATTTAAATGTAACAGATTTTCAAACAGCATGGAACAGCAAATACATGCGCAATGTGCGCAAGCAGATGATCAATGGTGAGATCCCTCCTAGTTGTGCTAAATGTTTTAAAGAAGAAGCTGCTGGACACAACAGTAAACGTATGTGGGAAACAAGATATTGGAGTCGGCGTGTTGATGTTGACCGTTTATTAGAAAATACCACAGATGACGGAGAAGTTCCGCCTGAATTAACTTATATTGATTTACGTTTTGGAACAAAGTGTCAGTTAGCTTGTGTGATGTGTAGCCCACACGATAGTTCAGGTTGGGTTAAAGACTGGAGTGCTATACATCCTCAAATACAAAATGAAACGCTAAAAGAAAATACAATGTGGCGTGATAAAGGAAGTATTAACGGGAGTAGTTATAATTGGCACAAACAAAATCCCACGTTTTGGCAACAGTTTTATGAACAAATTCCAAACATGCAGCAAATTTATTTTGCTGGAGGAGAAAGTTTAATTATTGAGGAGCATTATAAAATACTTGAAGAATGTATACGTCAAGGTCACGCAAAAAATCTCGAACTACGTTACAACTCAAATGGAGTTGAATGGAGAGAGGATTTATTTGATCTATGGCGAGAATTCAAACTTGTACGTTTTCACTATAGTGTAGACAGCATACATGCTATGAATGATTATATACGTTATCCAAGTGAATGGAAGCGCACTGAAGAAGTGTTCCACATACTAGATAAAGAAACTAGTAACAATGTAGAAATCACAGTTGCTTGTGCAGTACAAGCCTTAAACATTTATTACTTGCCTGATTTCATTAAATGGAAATTAGAACAAAAGTTTAACAAGATTAATATGTGGCCATTTGGTGCAGGTGGTATTAACTATCACTTTGTTTATCATCCAGCACATTTAAATGTAAAAGTATTGCCAGACTGGTTTAAAGCAAAGTGTAGAGAAAAATACGAACAGTTTTATCCATGGTGGGAAGACAATTGGGAATTAAGTATACCTAGTTGGCACAAAGGCAAAGTAGATTACGATACCTGGAGAAATGCTGAATATGGAATCAAACGTTTAGAAGGCATGCTAAGTTTTATGGAAAGCGAAGACTGGAGTGTACGTTTACCAGAAATGCAAGAGTTTTTAGCACTGTGTGATCGCCAGCGTAACAATAGTTTCAGTGCAACATTTCCAGAAATGAAGGACATTTTTGATGAGCAACTCGGAGATTGATTTTGTCTTTTTATCAATGCCTAAAATGAGTGTAGAAGCACCCAGTGTTGGACCTGCACTATTAAAAACAGTTTTGAATGAACACAATATTAGTTCATTGATAATTGATTTAAACATAGAGTTTTTTAACTGGCTAAACAACTTAGAAGGCGAGCTCGGGTATCATTATTATGAGAAAGATGATAGTGCATTTTTCTTAGATAGATATCCCAAGTTTGTTGAAACACTTGTACCAATATCCGAGGAATTTTGGAAACAAAAAGTTAAAGAAATTTTGGAATTAAAACCAAAATTTGTAGGATTAAGTTTGTTATCTGAATACAGTCATTGTAGTTCGATATATCTAAGTAAACTAATAAAACAAGCCGATCCTGATATAATAATTGTATGGGGAGGCACTGGTATCTTGCCAAGATACATGGAGAGGATCATCAGACTCTATGGACAATATGATGAGTTCGTTGACTTTTATGTAGAAGGTGATGGAGAAAAAGCTATCATTGAACTAATAAACACATACAAAACATCTGAAACAAAAAAATACAAAGTTCCTTTTGAAAATTTAGAAAGTATTCCGTTACCAGATTACAGCGATATTAAATGGGATATATACAATCCTCCGGTGGATTATAAACCTATATATGTAACTGGTAGTAGAGGATGCGTTAAACGCTGTGATTTTTGTAATGTATATGAAATTTGGCCCAAGTATATTTTTAGATCAGGAGAAAGTATTGCCAATGAAATAATATATTGTGCAGAAAAATATAACAGAAATATGTTTCTTTTTACTGACAGTTTAATAAATGGTAGCATGAAACATTTTAGAAGTTTATGCAATATTTTAAAAGATTATAATGAAAAAAATGAAGAGAAGATTGAGTGGAGTAGTCAATGGATTGTGAGAAGTCAACACCAAATGACTTACGATGATTATGTGTTAATGAAAGCTAGCGGATGTGGAAGACTAGAAATAGGTGTTGAAAGTTTTTGTGAAGATATTAGATGGGAAATGGGTAAAAAATTTACTGACGAGGATATGTGGTTTTGTTTCGATACACTGAAAGATTTAGAAATTCATCAAACCTTTTTAATGATTGTAGGATATGTAACTGAAACAGAACAACATCATCAGCACACATTAGACACTGTACGCAAGCTATTTGAAAGAGGACATGCAGAGTACATATCATTTAGTTTTGGTAATATAATGCATTTAGGATCGGGTATGGTGGCTTACAAAAAATTTAAAGACGGCATCACACATTATAATGATCATATAGACTGGACATGGAAAGATAATTCATTGGAAGTAAGAGAACGAAGATTATACGAAGTTAGAAAACTTGTAGATGATTTAAACGAACAATATTATGCAAGACCTAAAAGAGATGATCTTATTTCTGTCAAAAGAGCTGAAGAAGATATTAATACAAGGAAAAACCAATGAGTTGTACATTTTGTCCACTACCTTGGAACAGTATTAATCTGAGAAACAATGGGGATTTGCGTATCTGTTGTAACACAAACAGCTATAGTCCTCAGCGTGGCATTATGAAAAAAGAAACAGGTGAAACATACAATGCTGGCAAAGATGATTGGAACAAAGCTCGTAATGCTCCTTTACTAAAACAAGTTCGTCAGTCAATGATGAAAGGCGAATGGCATCCAGAATGTGAACGCTGTAGACAAGAAGAACTAAATGGTATACGCAGTCGACGTGAATATGAAAACGAAGACTGGGGTAAATGGTTTGGAGATTTGAGTTTAGAAAAAGTACAAAGTTTCACAGACCAAGACGGTACAATAGACACAAGCAAACAAGATATAGAATTTATTGACATCAGATATGGAAACTTTTGCAATCTCAAATGTAGAATGTGCGGCCCTACTGACAGTCATACTTGGTATGATGATTATGTAAAATTACATGACAGAACACACTACAAGGATACACATGAGAAAATACAACTTGTCAAAAATGCAAAAGGTCGTTGGAGTACAGATCAATATGATTGGTTTCAGCAAAACAATGTGTATTGGGATAACTTTGAAAAATATGCTCCTTACAGTAAAAAAATATATATTGTAGGCGGAGAGCCTCTTATTATTGATGAACACACAGAAAGTTTAGAACGTTTGGTTGCTAGTGGTCGTGCAAATAAAGTTAGGTTAGAATATAATACCAATTTAACAATGGTGCCTGACAAACTCATTCATTTGTGGGAACAGTTTAAACAAGTGCGTATTGGCGTTAGCATCGATGGATTTGGTGCTGTGTTTGATTATCAGCGCACTCCTGCAAAATGGCAAGCAGTTTATAGAAATATGCAACGTTTAGAACAAGCTGATGTTAATTTAAAAGCATGGTACGCATTTACAGTTACACCATATAACGTATTTCATTTTCCTGAATTTATGCGCTGGAAACTAGAAGAAAGTGGATTAGACAGTTATAATCCAGTTACTGGTCCAAGACCAATTGTGACACATCACATGTGCCACAGTCCAAAATATTACAATGTAAAAGTATTACCTCCTCAATTAAAACAACAGGTTGTTGCACACTATGATACATTTAGGCAGTGGATTCAAACAACTGATTACAATGACCATATTAAAAATAATTTTGTTAAGTTATTGGATGGTGTGGAAAAGTTTATGCTCAGTGAAGATTACAGTGAAGAATGGTTAGATGAATTTATTCGTTACACTGTAAAATTAGACAAAATACGTAATCAAAATATTCTAGATATTGTTCCTCAATACAAGGATTTGTTTAATGGTTAACTGCGAGTGGATTTCTAAGGCACTGCGAGTAGAGTTTACCACAAAGAACGATAAACTTTATTTTAAATCAAGACCTTGTTGTCATATGCATGGATTTAATATAGATAGAAAATATCAGCAGTGGGTAGAATGCAACAGTTGGGAAGATTTAGAAAACCACGACAATAGGCATCATTTTATAGATTGGCAAAATACGCACACAACTTTTCATCCTGCGTGTGTTCCGTGCGAGACTGCTGAACGTAGCGGAGGTGTAAATCCTATGTATCATTGGAAGAAAAATGACGCAGTGGATTATCATATATTAGATGTAGTAGTAGGTAATACATGTAATCTTGCATGTCCATTTTGCAGTCCTACAGTCAGTAGTTTAATTGAAAAAATTACAAGCAACGTTACAGACAAAACAATACTTCCAGGCAAGTGGGGTCATAGTCCTGAAGTAAACGGTAAGCCTGTAGACGTAGCTCGTGTTGTGAGTGACTTTATAGCCAATAGACGTGTAGGTACACTCAAAGTAATTGGTGGAGAGCCATTGCTAGCGGAAAACTGGAATGAAATAGGAAAAGTCATTGACAGCGGTGCATGTAACGATATGGGACTTACGTTTACTACTAACGCTACTGTTATGAATAAAAAAATAATTGATAATTTACACAAAGTGAAGTCTAGTAATGTAACTGTTAGTCTGGATAGTATAAACGAAAACTATAACTTTATTAGATGGCCACACAACTGGGATAAAGCATTAAAAAATACACAATATCTATTAGACAACAAACCCGAAAGTTCATTTGTAAATGTAGATAATTTAGTTACTGTTTTTAATTTTGAATACTTGCCTGATATAATACAAGTATTCGAACAGTTTCCTAGTTATAGTTTTAATTTTGATTTAAAACCTATAGGAAGCGAATTAGACTTTAAAGTATTGCCTGAGTCTATATTGTATGATACACTTAAAAACTTAATAATAACGACAGACATTCTTGTACTACAATAGAATATGTACTAGATAATTATAAAGATCTCAATCAACAGCATTTAATTGATAAAACTAAAAGCAGTGTTAAATGGTTTTTAGAACAACGTCAAATGCCTAAACAGGTATTAGGTAAAAACACCATTGAATATTTACAATTGTAAGTAGCTGTTCCAAATACGATCACGCCAAGATGATCCTGCTTTGCCGTGCGCTATCAAGTGATATCTATCTTCATCGCTGTCATTGTATACACAATGTTTATTGAATAAGTTAAGTTTTATAACACTTCCTTGTTCGAATGGAAGATAGCCTACGTCTTTCATGTAAAACTTGCACTGCTCTGGGTTATTGAGTGCGATGTTTATCGGACCTAATCGTGCCTCATTTATGTCTTCAACATCACGATGAGGTGCAATATATCCTCCTGCACATAATTTCATAATTCTTATTCTTGCATACTCGGTGTAGTCAAATGTTTGTTTGAAAAATTTAGTTATTGTAGGACACCAATCTGCTATGTCGGTCCAGCGATAAGGAGCAGTTTCTCTATCCGGAAATCCATAATATGGATGATGGTCAGTGTGTACACTACTCAGACCGTGTATGCACAAACTCTGCCAGCCTTCGCTATCTCCTGATCTGTGATGTACATACAACTTAGACAAGTTTTTTGCTTCTCTGTACATCGCTTCCCAGTCTGCGTTTTCAAATCCAGTTATAGGTAAAAACGGAATATTGTTTGTTCTTGTTAATTGTTTTACATCAGTGATGCTGTTGTCTTTTTCAATGATCGCAGGATAGTTGAATTCTTCTATAAACTCTTTCATATTTTTCCTATATAAATATTAACATGCTACTTAATGATTATTTATTCATATTCCTAGATAATACCGAGTATATTAAAAACAAAGATACAGAAACATATTGCTTGAATCTTTTGCAATACTGGGAAAAAGAGATAGGCATATATGCAAAAACAAAGACATTCACATATATGGAATCTGCACTAGATTTTGTAGAAAATTGGAGTACTCACAAGCATGTTGTAATAATTGATATTGGAAATGATCTAGAAGTAGCAGGTCAGTTTATTCAAAAGCTAGTAGAAAATATCACCGACGACGATGTGTTGGTTGGTCATATATTAGATAAAAAAGAAAGATATTACGAACTTCATAATCAATGTTTTTATTTTAATGCAGATGTGTGGCGACAAATAGGTTGTCCAACATACGGGCATTGGGCTGACGAACTAACTTGTGAAGTTCCAGTTAGATCAACTGACAATCATCATGACAACTATACACCGTTTTGGATAGCTCCAGGAGAAAAAGTAAAAACATATAAAAACTTAAAACAAGGATATAATTTCATAAAATCATTTTTAGATGCTGGATATACAATAAAAAGTTTTAACGATAAAATAAGACGCAGTAAAATGTATGCTTATCCGTATGAAGATGACGACAATATGCAAGATATATTAGATTTTAATTTTAAACAAAAGTATTACATGTTTAACACTGAGCGTATAAAATTTGAAAATTTACCCGATGCTCCGCTGGACAATTTTGCTAGTGTGAGTGCAGGATTAAATCATTTGAAAGTTATTAAACATTGTGGATACAGCGACACGATCAATTTGTTATTTTTTGATTGGGACAAGTATAGTTTACACATGATGGAAAAAATTTATAAAGATTGGGATGGCACTAATTATCCCGAATTTATTAGTCAAAATACTGACTTTGATGTTGTAGCTGATGACTTTGATACCTGGGATAATTTTGTACAGTTTTGGGGAAGTGAACAACAGTTCGCCGAATGGTTCAATGAATTTCGAACTTGCGTAACTGTAAAATTCTTAAATATAGATATAATGAAAGATGATGTAAGTTGCTTTGCAGATTTTTGTCAAGGGTCGTGTGATCTACTATGGTTAAGTAATATTTTTCATTATAAACCATCTAGTATATTATACAGTAAAGACTATAGATCAGCTCGACAAGATCTTGTTGTTTCGCAACTTAAAAAAGATACATTAGTATTTGCAGATAGTGTAAATTTAAATCAGCCTAAATTTTTTACAAAATCTTGCTACATAAAACAAAAGGATAGTTAAATGGAAAAACTTTATGTATATCCAGACAGTAAAATAGGACCAGGCAGTCATCTAATTGATATAGATATTGAATGGCACAAGCGAGCTTTAGAAGATGCGATTAAAACAGGCGATTGCAAAATCAGAGGCGCCAATGATCTGAATAGATTTGCTAAAATTCCAGACAAATCGCGAATAGAAGAGTTGAATAACATTTTAGATTCTCGCATGGGGATCCGCATGGATTGGACTTGGGAATATTTCCACAGTGGAGAACCAGCAGGGTTGCACACTGATTATGTATCTGAGACATACGCACATCCTCAAGAACCCGACACTAGAGATTCACACACAATTAAAATTGCAGCAGGTATTATTATCCCACTGGAATGGAACACAAAAGGATGTGTTCCGTACACTGTGAACTATGATAGAATGGAAACTACTGGCAGTAAGTTAATTTATAAACATGGAGAAATGCGTCATGTGAAAAATTTAGAAGATGTTGTTCATTATAGAGGCAACGATTGGAAGTTTTGGCATTATGATCCTGAAGTTTTAAAGTATCATCCAATTGCTAGTGGATATCTGACAGAGTTTGCAGAACTTAAAGTACACAGTGCTTATGAATGGAAATTAGGTACAATGATGTTGTTTGATCCTGCAAGATGGCACAGTAGCAGCTGGTTTTTAAGCAGTAAGTTTATACCTGCTAGTTATGAAAAAGCAAACGAATATAAAAGAGCAATCGTCGGCTTTGGTACTATAACTATTCACAACCATGAAAACGAGCTTTGTAATGAAATTTTGTGAGCGAGTTCATTCGGAATTACATCTAAGACTAAACGAAAAGAAATTGGGAAAGTGTGCTAAGATGAAAATGCCTATCGAAAATATAGACAGGCACAAGCAAGTTGTTAATATTTTAGACAGTGGCGATTTTCCAGAAGAATGTTTTATGTGTGAAAATGCAGAACAACAAGGTATTAGGTCTTGGCGTGATCAAGGTAATGAAGTTCATACAAAAAATAAAATTTTTAAAATAGAAATTACACTAGATAATACGTGTAACTTAGCCTGTGGATATTGCTATGGTAATTTAAGTAGTGTATGGGAAGCTGAAGCAAAAAATGCACCAGATGAATACAAGCATCTTAGTTCTCTTGAAGCTGAGCCTAATAATGCAACTTTGCAACAATCGTTGGATTACATCTATCGTGCATTAAGACAGGCAGCTGAACGAGCAAAAGATGTAGATAGAGTAGAACTTATATTGCTTGGCGGTGAGCCGTTTTTCAATGACTTATTTAAGAATAATCATCTGACACCCCTAGTAGATGAATATTTTAAATTAACAACTGATCATAAAACATCATTTTTACTCAATGTGTTTACTAATTGCAATACTCCTAAAAATATGATAGACAAATATGTACAAGAAATAAACAGTTTGAAAGAAAAATATAAACACACTAATCTTTATTTTCAATTGAGTGTTAGTAATGAATCTATAGGACAAACAAGTGAGGCTATCAGATATGGATCCGATTGGAATAATTTTAAAAGCAATTTAAACAAATTTTTCCAAAGTTCTGTAGATAGAATTCAATTTCATTTAACTGTTAATAGTTTGGGTATAACAAAACTAAAAAACTATTTAGAATATATACATCAGATGAAACTGGATTTTCCTAACAAATCTGTAGGCGTGCAACTAAGTCAGATATACGAACCGATGGCATTTAGTATTAGTGTATTAGATGAAAGTTTTGTAAAGTACTTGATCGAAGCACAAGAGTTTTCAAATAGTATAAAGTTAACATTTGACGGATTAAGTTTTGAAGAACTTATTGCATCTGTTGGAAAAAATCAAGATAAAAAATACTTACTAAAAGAATACGTAGATTATTACAAAAAAGTAAGAAAAGTAGATCTGGCCCTGATAGAGCCAGATGTATATAATTATGTTGTTGAGTAACTTTCTATATGTAAGTTACATTAATAGGTTCTTTGGTGTGTGTTGGCATCATTACACCAGTTTCTTGGTGAATTCTACGATTTTTATCGCTGCCTTTAATTCCTACACCCATCATAAGTATAACATGAGTTTCGCTAGAACTTAAACCTAATTCTTCAACAACTTTGTCAGACTCGAAACATGCACAACAACCTGTACCGTAACCTAATTGACTTGCGATTACATTGATATAACCAGCTGCAATTCCTACAGCCATGTCTTGATCACGTTTCCAGTTAAAGTCCATCGCAAAATCATCTTCTTTCCATTTTTGAACGTATCTTTCAGATCTGACAGTGTCTGTAAATACAAATAGAGTATGAGCTAATACTTGACTATTGGTTGTGAACTCTGCTTTGCCTGTTTCGGGATTAGTTATTCCTAAGCCTTTGGTGTGAGAATAAATTCTTTCAATTGTATCTCTATCTTGAATAACATGCAAATCATAAAATCTAAAGTTTTGCTTACTTGGGCAATTAGTTGCCGCATGTACCAGAAGATCAACATCGTCTTGTGGCATCTCCTTTTCAAGATCCCAATTTCTTTGAACATGTTGGCTACGAATTACAGCTTTTTTAATATGGGTGTTTGCGTCATCTGTTAAAAACATTTTTGTTCTCCTTCTATGTGTATTTATTAAAAAATAAATATCATTATGAAAATATTAATAAGCGGAAATCCAAACTTTGGACTAGCGCAAGCATTGCATAAAATGTATCCAGATGCAACATTTTGTAGCCGTCGAAATGAATATGAACTCACTAACAAGCAAGGTAGACAAGAGTTTGCACAATTAGCTGTTCTGTGTGACGTAATCATAGTCAATGCTGCACTATGGCAGTTTCAACAAACTGTGCTACTAGATGCAGTATACAAGGCACTTGTAGACGCCAAAAAACAAGCACATATAGTAGTTGTAGGTAGCACCACGGACAGAGTCAAGAACGGCAAAGCATGGCTTTACAATGCAGAAAAGAAAGCACTGCGTGATTATTCAAATACACTTGCTATTGGTGGTGTGTGGGGCAACAAACCAAAAATAAGTTATATTAGTTTTGGAACACTCAGCAACAATCAGCACAAGCATCCTGATCGTCGTTGCATGGATATAGATCAAGCTGCTGGTTATATAAAGTGGTTGATAGATCAACCAAAGTATGTTAATATAAACGAAATAAGCATAGATCCCATGCAGGATTCTATGTGGTATAGGGATGAACTATGATATTACTATGTGTAGCACTGGAAGCGGAATTACCGCACAATAAATTACCACATGCTAGTCCTGTGATTTATACAGGTGTGGGCAAAGTTCAAGCTGCAACTGCACTAGCACAAGCACTATGTAAAAGTACCAAGCCAGACTTGATTGTAAACTATGGTACAGCAGGAGGACTTCATCCACTGGTAAAAGGAATGACTGAAATAGGAACCTTTGTACAGCGTGACATGCAAGCTGAACCTCAGGCACCTAGAGGTACTATTCCGTTCAGTGAACCCACTGTGGGAGATATAAAAACAGCAGCACCTACTATGCAAGTACGCTGTGGTACGGGTGACAGTTTTGTAACGGAGCCAGATCCGTGGTTTGTTAGAGCTGATATAGACTGTGTAGACATGGAAGGATGGGCACTGGCATATGTTGCAAAACAATATGGTATACCATTTAGAAGTTGGAAATATATCAGTGACATGGCAGATGAAAATGCTGCTGATGAATGGGCTAAAAATGTAGCTGATGGTGCTGATGAGTTTTTGGAAGTGTACAATGGAATATAAAGTTTGGAGTGTTGAAAAACTATTCGAACTAGAACTAGAAGAGTGTCGTAACATGTATGAAGAGACACTGGATCCTGAAATGAAAACAATGTTAGAACAGGTAATTAAATACTTGGAGATGAGATTAGATGGCACAATCCAGTGAAGATCTAAAATGGAGTGAATATGACTTTACCAAAATCCCGTATGATGACATTGTTCAAGTTGGACAACGGACACTCTTATATAGAGACTTGTTTACTGTCAGTTGGCTACTGGGACGCTTCTGCAACTACAAATGTAGTTATTGCTGGCCCTACGCAAGAAGCGACAGAAAAGATCATAGACCTACAGAACTATGTCTCAAAACAGTAGACGAAATAAAGAGGCAAGCTCGTGAGAACGGATTTAATAGTTTCCACTTTAGTCTCAGTGGCGGAGAACCTACTTTCCACCCTGGTTACTTGGATATTTTGGAGCATCTTGCCAGTGATGTTCCTAACACTAATTATACTAGTATTCATATGACATCAAACTGTAGCCGCAACATGAAGTGGTTTGAAAATTATGTAGAATGTGCAAAACCATTTCATAGAGCAAGTATAACGGCTAGTTTGCACACAGAACACTTAAATACACGAGAGAAAATGCAAGACTTTGCAGACAAGTTGATTCTCTGTCAAGAACACGATGTACAAATTACAATCAACATGGTCATGGTTCCAGACTGGTTTGAAAGAGATTGGGAAAATGCTCTTTTCTTCCACGAGCAAGGAATCAACGTTACCCTCAAACCCCAATCTGACCCCACGGCGTCAAGAGTCGTGGACGGTTATACACAAGAAATGCTACAGCGATTGTGGAACGGTATGCCGCAAATGGCATATACAGAGTCAAAGCGTAAATGGGCAGCTCGTCCAAGGCCTAGTTTCGAACTGCCGCCTTATGCAATAGGTGAAAACGATAAAAGTGTGCCCTGGCACATGCAAGTAGAGTTCACTGACAGTGATGGCAAAAAATGGTACATGGATCAGGCAGAACGTTTTAATGCTTTTAACTTTAATAACTTTGAAGGTTGGATGTGCAACAGTGGGTTTCAGGGAATTATTATACGCGAACCTGATGGTAGTATCAAGCGTAGCTACAGTTGTCATGATGTTCCACTAGGTAATATTGAAACAGGATTTAAATTATTTGATGGACCTCGTATTTGCACAACACCTGCATGTGTGTCAAGTGCTGATAGTAAGATACCCAAGAGAAAAAAATAAAATATATAAATATTAACATAAAACGTGAGAGAGAATATGACAGAACTTATAATCCAAAAAGATAGTTTAAGGACTAAACTAAAAAAAAGTCACTTGGTTGGACAACACTGTCAGCGTAATTATGATTTAGAACAAACAATGCCAGAGGCTGATGTAGAACTATTAATTCATGCAGCAACACAAGCACCCAGTAAACAAAATCTAGACTTTTTTAGTGTATATGCTGTACAAGATAGATCTACAATTGAAAGAATTTATCAAACTACTAAGACTGTAAAGGGAAGGTTTAATCCGCAGGTACTAGGTCAATTACTATTGGTATTTGTTAAAAATCCAGATGTAGTAAGTACAAATCAAAGTTACAGAAACAATGAAACTAGAGCATGGGATGAAGAAAGTCTTTATAATTTACATGTGGACATGCATCAAGCAATTGGGGTGGCTGCAGGATTTTCAAATCTCACAGCAAGTATGCTAGGTTATCGTTGTGGATGTAATAAATGTTTTGACGGTGAAGCTGTTAAGGAAATTTTAAATTTACAAGACGATGAAGATGCTATTTTAATGATGGGTATCGGAATCAAAGATGATACAAGAAACCGCAGAGAAGAGCACTTCACAGGAGAAAAAGTAGAAGCTCATAAAAAAGTTCCTTTAAAAGTAGTTAGAGTTTAATCATAGTAACTGCACACAATAATTCAATGATAAAGTTAGAAGAAATAACGCAAGTAAAAAGATTTCCTGACGTGTGTAATCAAGAGTTGCATGTTGAATGGTTTGTTGGTAAAAGGTGTAATTATGATTGCAGTTATTGTCATGACATGAATCATGACAACTTTAGTCCGCACACTGATATCAAGTATACCATTGATACTATCAGTAAGATGATTGAAAAGTTTGGTAATAAATTAAAAATAAACTTTACAGGTGGTGAACCTACAGTACATCCTGAGTTTGAAATACTTTGCAAGTTTCTGTCAGATAAAAATTTGCCTGTTGATCTAACTACCAATGGTTCCAGAACAGCACAATATTACATTGACATCTATCCGTCGTTTAGCGATATAACATTTAGTCAACATTTTGAACATGCAAAAAACGAAATATTTTTGCCTAAAATGAAATTTATAAATGAACATCGTGGCAAAAAAGGTATGCAAGTACAAGTTATGTATCATGCACAACACGAAGACAGTGTTATCGAATCAATAGAGTATTACAAAGCAAATAATATACCATATACAATCCGCAGAATACGACCAACAAAAAATCACAAATACCCTGTTCAAACAGCAATGAAGTATTCATCTGATCAGCTTGACACTATTAGAGAATATCAGATATCTTCTGGCGGCGGTAAACAGTTAGAAGTTACTGCAGGTGATAAAACAATTGCACTACATGCAAATGAACTTAACGGACTTGCTCCAAAAGCAAATCCTTATTTAAGTTTTAAAGGCTGGACATGTTGGGCAGGCGTTAATTTTATACGTATTCATGAAAACAAAGTATATCGTTGTTGGGGAGAAATTAATAAACCAATTGGTGATATCAGAGATCCAGACTTTGCACTAATGGATAACCCTGCTCCGTGTATTGCTAACAAATGTGCTTGTGTACCTGAAATAGCAACTAAAAAAATTAAGCCTTAATCATAGTAACTACACACAACATGAATACGATCTTCGTTGTTGGTATTCTGTGTATTATGAAACACAGTAGTATCTACAATATACACACTTCCGTCTGCTGATAAAAAATCAGTATGAACTAAACTTTTATTCTCATCATAAAAATTAAATCCACAGCTTTCATTGGTTACGATAGGTACATGTAATCTTTTTGTTGGATCTGTGTGGATACCGTACTCACTTTTATTTCCTTGTCCTAGTACAAATATCCGACTTCTGCAAACAGTATAATCACTTAACCAGTTAAACAGCGTTTCAATTTCAGTACCTTCGAATATTTCTAGTAGGGTGCTGTGTGTACGATCATCATGTCCTGTGAACGTTCCGCCGAACTTTTGACGTAAACAACAGAATTGCCCGTCGTGTTTATCTTTTCCTTGAAGAGCATATTGTCCACTATTGTGTAAATCATACTCGTTATAAAAGTCCATAACAAAAGTTTTTAGTTCGTTATATCTTGGATATTTTCCTATATTTTGTACTAGCATTATATTCCTCTATGTAAATCTAGACCTTGTAATTGATAAGCATATTCACGTTCTCGGCAGTTAAAACAATTACCACACGGTTGGTTTTCGGGTAAACCACAACTATGCGTATGTTCAAGTATCCATTCTATGTTATATTTAATATACTTTTCTATTATTTTATCTTTTGTGTAATTAAGATAAGGAAATCGAAGTTGCGGATATCTTTTTATTTTTTCATCAACATTTTTAAAAATTTGCTGATTGGGTTTTATGTGATCAAAGTATGCATTTATACCCCAATAAATTTCATCCGATAACGTACTTAGTTCGTTTACTGCCCACATCATTCGTTTTGTATTATTAAGTCCCTCAGGCACTTCTAAAATATTACACGTACTTGCGGTATCATCAAATGAATCTTTAATAAGGTTGTAAACTGATAATGCTTTTTGTATTGGCTTATTGTCTCTGTCAAGAATAAATATATTTAGACTATTGTTTTCACTTGCATTTTTTAGTAATTCGTAGTATAGTAAAGTACTTTCGACACCGCCACTAAACAGTAAAGATTTTTTCATACAGGTATTTATAGATGATTACAATATTGAGTTATCCGCAAGGCTGTAGTGGCGATTTTGTTGCCACTCAGATACACAAAAATGAAAGTTATTATAAAATCAAGTTACAGCCCAATGGTGTTAACAGATACGAACTGCCTTGCTTGACTAAAGATATTTTTGGCTGGGAAGTTAAAGTTACAAAAAATAATATTACAAAAGAGGTAGTAGATAAATTAAACAAATTTTATAATTATAAAGACTTGGTTCTGCCTACACATCGCTTCAGACCTGCTTATCACTTTAACGAATTTAACAATGATGATGTTAATTTAGTAAGATTGTACACCAAAAATACAGACATTATAAAGCTAAGTTATGCTATGTGGATTTATAAAAGTCACTCGATACTTGAAGAACCTCATAAAGAAAGATTACAACAACTCAAAGACACGCCAGAACCTGTTCGCACGGAATTAATAACAAAGTTTCATAAATGGAAGTATCTATGTTATTATAATAATATTATGGTCAATAGTCAGTTTAATCTCAGAGAATATATTAAAGGCTATTTTAAAATTTACGAACAACAGTGCAATCTGTCGTTCAAAAAGGAAGAAGGATATACTTATTTTGATATTGCAGATTTAGTATATAATGCAAATACAGCCAAGTTAGAGGAATACTTAAACATCGAATTAGATAAAATCAGTTTTAAAAATTATGCAGATGCTAATTATCAGTTACTGAAAGATAACTCAGTAGATCTTTATCGCGAAAACTTTTTCGATCAGCTAACTGATTCATTAGAAGACAGCATGATGCAAACAATGGACTTGACAGACTATGATCCAGACTAAAAGACTTTATACACCTGACGACAGTGTTATGGATTATATAAGCGAATGTGAAAATCGTGGATTTAAAAATAATAGCAGTCTTAAAGCAATGAAATGGGACTGGTGTTTAGAAAATGGTGCTTGGTATGGCACAAGTGTTAACGATAAACTAGTTAGTATAAGTGGCATACACAAGTTTGAAGATGGATATCGTGGTTTGTTCAGAGGAGCACAGTTAGAAACTCGCCCTATAAATAGTCTTACTAGATACCAAATGCAAAGTTATTGTATCAGTGAACAGTTACCTAAACAAATAGAGTTTGCTGGCGGGCATGCATTATATATAACTACTAATGTAAGTAATGATGCCAGTGGAAGAATGAATCGAATACATCGTAGTTTTAGTGTAATGGCTAAAGGAGGTATGGTGGAATATATGGGCGATGCAGAAATATTTCACACTTGGCAAAGTATATGGAGATTGAACGTAGACAGATATTTTGAAATAAGAAAAAGGATTTTATGATGGATTTTGACCTTAAACATTTAAAAAAGGCTCGTAGTGGCTATTTTCGTCACTTGGGTTATGCAATGTATTATAATTTTTTAGCATTGTTGGTTTTTATAACTGGCACTATACATGCATTTGTACCTTGGGTGTTTGCATTTACACCGTATAGACTAGCAAAAAAGATTACAGATGGAACTGAAAAAAACTTTAAAAAAGACACTAACTGAAGGTTGTTTTTTACAAACCAGTGGTACAACTGGCGAACCTAAACGTATTTGGCAAAGTGTTGAAAAACTTCGGGCTGCAAACAGTGCGGCTCGAGAATGCCAGCAAATCGATAAAAATAGTAGAGTACTCACAGTGTGTACACTAAAACATGCAGGAGGATTACTAGCACAAACACTGCCAGCACATGAAGTTGATGCACACATTGAAATACAACCTTTCAACGCATATGCTTGGACTAGACAAATACAAGATTATACACACAGTCATTTAACACCAGATATGGCCAGAGCTGTAATTAAAACAAAAAGTTTTCAAAAATTAAATTTGAATGGCATCACAGTTATGTGTGGTAGCGACAGAGTAGATAGTAAAATAATACAAAATTTTATTGATCAAGGTTGTACATTTATTGTCAATTGGGGAATGACAGAGATAGGTCCTTGTGCTATTAACAAAACCTTTAAACCTGGCATGCATGTAAACTTCACCGAAACTGTTATGGGAGATACTGCTTGGTGCGAAACAACTATCGAAGCAAAACAGTTGTGGGTTAAAGGTGACATATGTGTGTATGATGATTGGTTTGCAACAGGAGATATTGTTGAACAAAAAAACGAAATGTACTACTTTCTCGGACGTATTTGAACGTACAAATTATTTGTTTGTGAGTTTTGAGCCAGGTGCATTTGGTCACACCGTGGGTAGAGTTTTGTGTACATTACCGCAAGTGCATTGGTACAGTAACAGCGATAACGGTGTACATCCGTGGAATATATCACACACAAGTATTCGAGAACGCAAGGTGTCTAGACGCCATTTCAATCGTGTTATGCCTAACGGGGTAATGCTACCACCTACACATGATTATGTAAAAGATTTTGTACCTTGTTGGCACGAATATTATACCAAACATTTTGCTCCTCAATACTTGCTATCTGGTGCACAATCGTTTGACTGTTACTTGTTGTTTTGCAGTCACAGTTTACCAATGGAGTTATTAGAAATATTTCCTAACAGTAAAATAATAAACATTGTTAGTGATGTTGCAAGTACTGTTGAACGCTATATGAATACCAGTGCAAAGTTTCCAGGATATTTAAAACATCAATGGATGAACGGTGAACAAACAAAACATGGTCAATTTTTGCAAGAACTAGCAGACAAATTAGGTAAAAATTTCACAGTTCAAGATGTTTGGGAAAATCGTAACACCGGAGACTTTGTTAAATACACAAAAGAACGTATCTCGAATAACATGGAAAAGAGACGTTGTATCAATGACAGTAGAGTTTTAACTGTTACAAAAAAAGATTACAATTTAATGAAAAATTTTATAGGAGATTTGGATGATCGACGAAAGTAAGTTGATATTTCTTACAGGTGCACCTGGAAGTAAATGGAGTGCAGTAGCTAATGTTCTTAGTATGACTCCTAAAATAAAAATTAATACACATGACAGAAGTCCTGAACGTGAATACATACACCCTGAAAAGTTCAACAGTGCTAGTCATTTGGGCAGTTACTTTGGTCCGGGATTTGAATTTGGAAATTATTGGGATGATATAAGTTGTTGCAGCAAACAAGAAATACTAGACGAGATAGATCGTGCTTGGTTTGAACCTCATTATGATCAATACCGTATTGTTAAAAGTCATTGTATTAGTAATCGATTAGACTGGATTACAGAAACCTTTCCAACCAGTAAAATTATCGTAGTGTTTAGACCATTACAACAGTGTTACACTGGATGGTTTGGTGCTGGCGGCTTTGATATTACATATCCTACCTATCATTCATACTACAAAGACGAAGAGACAGCAAAACGAATGATAAAACAGGAACTTCGAGACTGTAGACAATGGATATTTAAAAAAGACTTGCACGTACATACAGCGACCAGTAGACACTGGAGAGAGTTCTGGAATATAACAGACGAAAACAATAAGTGGATTAAGAGTTTAGAAGGATACTTTTTCTACAAAAAGGATCCTAGTAGAGATGTAACATTTGATACACAGTTTGCATACTATAATTTTGAAGATATTGAACCGAGGTTAACATGATAGCAATAGTATTATTAGACAATGGTACTGATACTTGGAGATATCAAGTAGCCAAAAACTATACACAATTAAATTACGATTATTGTATGGCTGATAGATTTGAACAAGACCGAGGACATGAATTTATCATTACAGACGATATATCAAAAGTGGATTTAAGCAAATACGAAGTTACAGTACAGTTAAAGCCTGGTGTTATTTTTGATTATAATCGTTGGTCTGCAAATTGGGAAGGCAATTTAAGAACAAAAGTTTTAAGTACAAACGTTGGTGTAGTTAAACTTCATGATAATGTGACTGTGTATAATTCTCGTGGAGAAAGTGACTGGAAACTAGAAATGCCTGTGTCTTTTCCGTGTGTAGACCCAAGCACTGATGATAGTTTTTCGGCAACTCATACTAGCGTTATGAATTCAGTTGTTGCAAATAGCAATATATCTTACGTAATTCATAATGAAATACCCAGGCCAAAACCAACACACGAACATCTAGATTTTGTAATGACTGTGAGCAGTGGATTCTATATAAATTATGTGTTAAATTTAAGCTCGTTTGACAACAATACCAATGTGCATCACTTGGATGTAAGTCCTATGAGTTTACGAGTAAGAAAGTACACAATCGAAAATTGGGATGGAAACAATTTTTATGCTTGGATAGATCATTTGTATGAGAAGTTTGAACTATTAGAAGTATATAACGGAATACATAAACTTCGTAGTTTTAGTCCTGCAACTAAAAATGTTTGGCAACATGTACAAGATACTTTTGGTGATAAATGGTCAGAACATTGGCACAGATATCAACAGTGTCAACATACTTATAATGTGTGTAATTTTGGCGATAATCAAATGTTACGCAACACCCTTGCTGGTTTAGACTTAACAGGCAAAGGTGCTTTTTGGTGGAACGGTGCTTTAAAACGACTACCAGCTAATATCCTCAGAAGCAGTCAACAAAGTTATCGAGGCGCACTAGATTTTTTCAATACAATAGCAGAATATAATCCTGACATTGCTGGGTATGGTAGTGACCATTGTGTTACTTCATTTAATGGTGCTACTATGGATAAAATTTGCTCTGAACTAAACAAAAATAGTAGAGAAGAATTATGGAAAAAATTGACCTAATTCCAAACGAAGGTGTTTATTTGAGTACACTAAGTGGCGGATTAGATAGTGCATTACTTACATTTTTAGTAATGAATTATAAACCAGAATGTAAAATAGTACTGAGTACTATTTGTTTCGCTCATATGCAAAATTATAATTTAGACAATGTCGAAAAAATAAAAAAATATTTGGATAGTAATTTTCCAAATCGTATTATAGAGCATCGTATAGGATTTCTTCCTGACAGGGAAACAGCAAAAGCAGGCGGAAGAGCAAAACAAACAAAAGAATTGGTAGAAAAATATAATGTTACTGGAATACTAAGTGGTATGACAACAAATCCTCCAGAGTTACAAACAGAAGGACGTGATGAAACCAGAGATGTTACAAGAGAATGGCGCAGTGTGAGCCGTAACGGAATTTATCATTATCAGCCATTTATAAACCAGGATAAACGTTATGTTGCTGAACTATATAAACAACATCAGTTGCAAGAACTGTCAGATTTAACAGTAAGCTGTGAAAGTTTAACAGCGCCTAGACCTTGTAAAACATGCTGGTGGTGTAAAGAAAAATACTGGGCATTTGGATTTTATTAATAAATACACTTATAAATTATGTGACAGGAGAAAACAACATGGCATATAGAGTAACTAATATACTTACAACAACTAGTGGTAATACATATGCTAGTGTAAACGAGTGGAAGGCAGAACACGGAAATTGCGGAACAACTAATCCATTGGTTACTAGTGGATCTATTACTCTAGCAAGTCCTACTAGTGTGCGTTGCGTAAAAATTTTTGCAAGTGAAGCTGATCATGCTACATTGAAAGCAGAAAAAGAAGCAGGACCAGCATTAAATTTTACCACCAGTGATGTTTTAAAAGAAACTATCTGATTTCGTTTATTAGAGTAAATATATTATAATTACAATGGCAGTATAACGTACTTGTTATACTGCCATTGGTGCCTTAATACTGGGTTGTGGGTTGTATTCTACCAGAATAAACTCACTTGGTTTGCATGTTAGCAGTGTTTCTAAATCATGAAACAGTGGCACTGCTAGACCTGGCAACTTGTCGGGTTTACGAGCAATCTGTTGTTTTACTTGTTCCGTATGATTGTTGTATATGTGACAATCTCCGCCTGTCCATACAAAGTCTCCCGGTTCTAAATCACATATGTGTGCTAGTATAACTGTGAGCAAACTGTAACTTGCAATGTTAAATGGGACGCCCAAGAACATGTCAGCACTACGCTGGTATAGTTGACAACTTAAACGACTATTTGTCACTCTAAACTGTGCCATAGTATGACAAGGAGGAAGTGCCATTTTGTCAACTTGAGTTGGATTCCATGCACTTAGTATAATGCGTCTACTGTCTGGATTATTTTTAATTTCGTTTATGAGCCACTTGATTTGATCAACACCACCAAAGTCTCTCCACTGTACTCCATACACAGGGCCAAGTTCTTTAACCAAGTCGTCGTTACGATAACCCAAGTCTATACCTTGTTTATCGGCATTAGCAGTCCAGATAGTTTTCTTATCAATTAGTTCACGTCGGGGCTTTTCAAATGTAATTTCAGCAAGTCTGCGTTCGTCACTGCTACCTTCTAAGAACCATAACAGTTCTCCTACTACACTCTTCCATGCAAGTCGTTTTGTTGTAACAGCAGGAAAACCTTCTTGTAAATCAAAGCGCATTTGATATCCAAACACGCTCTTTGTACCTACTCCAGTACGATCACTTACTTGTTCTCCATTATCTAGGATATGTTTAAGTGCATCTAAATACTGCTTCAAAGTTCGCCTTCCTCTCTCATCTTTGCTCTAATTTTTGTAGCACTGATGTTGTGAATTGCTTCTCCAAGATCATGTTCAGTAAATGTGTATCCAACACCACGTCCATAACTAATATCAACAATGTTTGGTACTTTCATAATTTCGTAATCTATACCAATCAAATACCCTGCTTTGTTTAGTCCTGCAATAATGTTTTGTCTAACTTGCTTCCATTCGAATGGATTATCGTCTTGTGTTACTGTACGTCCGGCACCAGCATCTTCGCCAATAATGCCTCCCACATCACGTACCATGATACAAACTTGTCCAGTTTCTGCTAGTGCTTTTTTAAATAATTCTGTATGACCATCATGCCAAGGTTGCCAACGTCCGAGCATTTGTGCAGTAGGCTTTTTCCAATCAAACATTATTACGCTCCATCCAAGTTTGCACAACAGGTAGTAATTGTGCATGAGTATCATCAAACCATTTGCTTACATGATAATCAATATATGCATTATAAGGACGTTCGAACATTTTATTTGTATCTTCAAAACGACCTTCATTGATTGTGTCCATCCAAACAGTAAAATCGGGGTCAAATTCCGCTCGTGCAGCGTCAGTAGGTGCAACAAAATCTGCTACTGCTATTTTTCCAGCCATTACTACTCCATCTGCTAAATGACGCATACGTTGGGCTTGTCGTATGCGTCCTGTTGGTGTAAAGTCCCAATCATCATATTGTTTTCTTACAGCATCAGCATTTAAGTGTACACCGCCTATAAGTTCTGAAAAAGGTTTTGCTAGTGTAGTTTTACCACTGCCTGGTAGTCCAAATATTAATATTTTCATATTTGTCTCCACTTGTCGATCCATAAGTCTCCTTCACGTTCACTACTGTACAAGCTATAAGTTGTTTCAATAATGCTACGTGGGAGGAATACGTCACAGTCGTATGTCCCTGGAATACGACTTAACCATATCTCATCAATGATAGATAACAGTCCGTTAACAAGTTGTGCGCCGCCGATAATCCAAACGTCTTGAAGTTTGTTCATGTTAACAAGTTCTGTTTTAGCAGTATCAAATTTTACATAATGATAGCCGCCGCCGTTATAATCATCAGTACTGCTGGTTACAACTATGTTATTACGATTGGGCAATGGTTTGATAGGTAAACTATCCCATGTAGACTTGCCCATAGCAATAACACCACCTGTGGTGTTTTCTTTAAACCAGCGAAGATCTGCTGGATTATGTGGCCAAGGAAGATTGTTATCCTTGCCTATTCCCCAATCTTCGTCACACGCTAGTATAGCTCTGATCATTTTGATTTTGCATCCAATAACTGTTTGGTTAAATTACCAATGTTTTCTTCTAGTTTTTTGTAATTGATAATAATTTCTACATCTACAATATTGCTTTGTAAGTCGTCATTGTCTTCTACTAGTTTAATCATAGCTGATACAAAATCTTTTTCGTCTTGGAAAGTTTGTATAGTCTCATCTTCAAACGTGATTCGATCTCCGTTTTCACATACCAACGTGAGCTGTTGAACAAACTCAGTTGGTACGCTTTTGATTTCTAATTCACTTACAATTTTTTGAAAGTTTCTGTCACGCTTATGTATTGGCATCAGCAGTAGCCTTTTTACGGCCCCGCTTGGGTTTCAAGTCAGGCGCCATGCTATATGCTTCTTCTCGAAGGCGTTTAACTTCTGCTTCATATGTTTCTGCTTGTGCCAACATATTTTGTGCAATAGTTGTATCGTCCATTACTCCTGAATCTGTTTGTGGCGGAGGAGGCGCTTGACGACTGGTAGTTGCACTTCTAGGTGCGCTGTCAGTGTCATCGACCATGCTGTTTTGAATGTCTTGCTCGCTCATGCCAGTTGATTGTTTACGAATAACTTCGTTAACTTCGCTTAGTTTAACTGCGGTACTGCTATTGGGAGTCATTAAAATTTGATCTGTTGGGTACTTTTTTAAATAACCCCTGGTGTGTAGTTTAGTGAGCATGTTGATGCCATCACTAAACATGCTACGGTGTGCAATCTCATAAAATTGTTTTGCACTTTGTCCAGAATCACTTTCAACAACACGTACTATATCGTCATGCTCCATGTCAGGTAAACGTTCTGTTTCCACAATCAAACAATGATTAGGATCTGTTACATTACCATTTTCGTCATAGATCTCTCTAAAGACCACAATACATTTTAGACCAGTATTAGCTACTTGTCCTATATGTTTTAGATTTGCCATTGGATTTCTCCTTACTCTGAAGCGGCAGCTTCAGTTTCGTTTGCCGCGGCTTGTTGTGCGGCTTGTTGTTCAGCTACTTGTTGTACAAAAGCTACAATTTTATTGTAGACAGCGCCAACGCCGGCAGCTTCACTAGCTTTGAAAGCACCTCTAGTTACAGCCGCATCGATAATTTGTGCCGCATTTTGTAGGTCAGCTACGCCTAGTGCTACGGGTTCATTTGCTTCTGGTGCTTCTGTTGCAGTTGCTTCAATATTATTTTCTTCGCTCATTATAAACTCCTATTGTAACGAATTATATACGCAGTTATTTATCATTCTTTGATTTTGGTACTACTTAACTTGTAAGCCAATATATTGGCTCTAAAATCCTCATAGTCTCTTGACTCTTCAAACCAAAATTGATAGATTTTGTGACCTAAGTTTTTAATAAGATAAAAACCTCTAGTGCCACTAAAATCTATTGTTTCAATGTCTGGTGGTGTGTCAAACTCAACTATTAGTCTTTGTTTTAACATTTTTTGTATTGTGGGAGTTCCTCGTAACCATTCGAGATCCTCCTCGCTTAAACTATTTTTTTGTTCAACTATACGCATTTACTTATGCCGCTTGTTTCTGTTCTTGTTCGTTATAATAAACGGTTTGTCCAAAAGGTGCAGGCCCAGGCTTACCACAAAATTCAGGATACTTGATCAAGAACAATGTATCACAGTAGTCTGGCATTCCCCAACTATCCCAAGGATAACCATCTGTAAACATAATAAACTGATCAGGCTCTATGCCTTGTTCTTCCATAAAGTGCCAGTTGCACATAAAGTCTGTGCCGCCTCCGCCAACAATTTGATACTCTTCAATGCTACGTCCGTCGTCGTCAGTGAACTCATCGTATGCATACACCGCAGTATCAAAACTCCAAATACGAATTCTGTAGCTGCCAAACTGATCCATAATACCTTGTACTTCACTTAGGAAGTCTGTGCAGTCTCGTTGACTGATAGATCCGCTAGCATCCAGTGCAATACAAATGTCAATTTTTTCATCTTTCTTCATGCCCGGAATAACAACACTGTTAAACTGACTTTTGCGATTAGGACGCATAAAAGTAAAGTCACTGCTCAAATTGCTTTCAAGTGTAACACGAACATACTGACGCCAATCCATTTTAGGTTCAGTTAGCTCCCTGATCATACGTGCAATTTCAGCAGGAACATTGCCAGCACCAGCAGTTTGTGCCGCTTGGATAATTGCATTTTTCATTTCGTCTGAGATAGCTTTGGCATCATCTTTACTAATGGTAGGCTTTTTACCTTTGCCTTTTTGGTTACCATCTTTGCCTTGGTCGCCACCTGCACCAGGCTTGTCATCTTCGCCTTCACCTTCACCTTCCATGTCCAAGTGTACATCTAGTGTAGCTTGTACAGGTGCTTGATTGTTGTACAAATCGTCGTATACGTTTTCAGTGAACCATTCGTTGTCATTGTATTTTTCATCATAGCAAATTTTTACTTGGTCGATAATCTCACCAATTTTTTCACGTACTAACATACCGTTGATTTTGTAGTCACCTGCCATGTTCCAGTACTGTTTATCTCTGCCGTTTACACGCAGGAAGTGTTCGTAAATGCAGTGTCCGATTTCATGTCCCACAAGAAACACAGTTTGACCAACGCTAAGTGTGTCAACAAAGTCTCGATTGTAGTAAAAATGACGACCGTCTGTAGCGGCTGTTGGACACCAACCATCGTCAGTAGCATCTACCAATTTCAAACGACAGGCAATGTTACCAAAGAAAGGCTGATTAAACAGCATCTTAATACGTGCGGCAACTAGCTTATCGTGTGCGGTTTCAAATTCTGACATGCGAATCACTCCTGTGTTCTTTGCTATACTTATATAGTAACATATCTTGCCTAGATGTCAACCTTTTAAATGATAATAGGGCCATTACAGCCCTATTATCTCCCAGGAGCATAGTTGCCTATGCTTGCTCAATCAACTTGCCATACTGTTGAATGAATGGCTTGTAGTTTTTAAGTTGATTGAACTTTGGACGGATACCATATTTGCTAAGAGCAACTGTAGCACCCATCACAACCATTTCGCTTTCGAAGTTGTTTTGCATAAACTCAAGGAAGTTATCAAACTTTTCATTGCCCTTGTCGTCGTTGTCGAAAGCAGTTTTAAGTTCATAGCACAGTGCAGTGGTCAATGAATATTTTGCACTGATGTTGTCTGTTTTAAGGTCTTTTACCTTACCATCCAAAATGTCTGTTGGGTTAGGCAACTGACCACTAACTTCGCGGTGTGCTTTAAACTGTAGCGCAAGTCCTTCACCGATACCAGCTGACACCATGTCAGTGATTTCCTCTTCGGTAAAGTCATCAACATCATCCAGTGTTTCTGACACAAAGGTCCAACTGCGTGGTGTAGCAAACGAACGCTCGTTGCTGCCAGCATCAAAGTTGTAAAGGTGATTTTTAAAGGTTTGCAAGTAACCTACTACGTCTGGGTGAATGTTGTTTTTAACAGCCCAGTCAAACCAAGTGTCAAAATCAACACGCACTTCGTAGTGTAGGAAGCGGTTTGCTAACGGCTTGGGCATGCGATAGGTAACACCTTTGTCAGTGTCTCGGTTACCAGCTGCCGCAATCACAACATTGTCTGGTAGCTTGTACTTGCCAATTGCACGGTTGAGAATCAACTGATATGCCGCAGCCTGTGTAGCAGGTGCCGCACCGTTGAGTTCGTCTAAGAACAGGATAATAATATCATATTCTTTGGCATCATCTTCGGTGGGCAATTCATCTGGCACACTAAAACGCATGCGGTTTGCTTCCTGATCAAAGTAAGGATAGCCTTTGAGATCTGTAGGATCCCACAGTGCCAAACGAGCATCGATCAATTTAGCACGAAGACCTTTTTCTTCATAGCTGACTTTGATCTGCTCAAAAGTCTCAGATTTGCCAATGCCGGGAGGACCCCAAACAAACATTGGACGTTGCTTTTTAAAGTTATGCATTGCATACTTTTTAAGCTCTTTTAGTGTAACTGTACGGGTTTGTGTTTCCATAGACATAGTTAATACTCCTGGGTTTGTTTCTAACTATACTAATATTGTAGCATCTTAAAAGTCTGTGTCAACCTTTTAAGAGCCGGTGATCAATTCTAGTGTTCCATCTTCATTGACTTCAAAATCTTCAATGAACTGATGATGTGTTCCGCTTTGTTTGATGCAGCTTTCAGCAGCCGCCCATAAACTTTTAACTGTTCCGTCTACTGCAAAAGAACTAACTTGCGCCATTGAGCGTTTACCGCCATCTTCTAGGTCTGCGTAAATCTCTTCTGAAGTAGCGTCATCACGCACAAATTCATAAACAACTCGGTGATGCTTGGGAGTAAAGATAGCATGGTCTGCGGACATAGTGCCGCCATCCCACATGCTCCAAACAGTTGACATGCCTAGTTCTTGTTGCATATCATCAAAGTGTTCAATGCACAGTGTATCAGTGTCAACATCTTCAAATTTTACTGTTTGGTCAAACATGTGTTTCTCCGTTTTTTCTTAACTTACACTTATAATATACAGCAAGATGTCTTACTTGTCAACCTTTTTTTGCAAGTTTTTTGTCTTTTTTAAAGATTTTCTTCCATGTGTTCTACAAAACTATCCCAGTCTTTGCCGTACATCTTGTAGAATATGCGATCTTCTGTGCTAAACAACACCAACCACTTTTTTTCAAAGTAATAGGGATACTGCATGTATCTGTCCAGCAGTAGTCTTACTCTAGGAGTGATTTTTATGTTGGGTAAATTAAAATCTTCACGTTCTATATCCATGCTGGATATTACATGAAGGCCCAGCTTGGTCAAGCTGAGCCCGTGATTATTTCTGTAATTTTTAAAAAGGTCTTGTATTTTGGTTTCAGGTTTGGTACGTTGTGCATGAGCCAATATTTGATTATACCATTCCTTGTTCACCATCGTCTTCAACTATTGTTTCGCCTTGTAACAGTTTTACCACTGTAAATTTGTCTGTTTTGAACAATTTATTTAATCTAGTTGCTAGATTAAACGCATGCCCGCTGTTGCTAAAACTTACCTTTTTATATTTTGGTCCTGGAAAGTTTACAAGACTATTTAAGCTTCTTAGGTTAATCGGCTTGTTATCATGAAACACTGCATAGATTGCATCTGCTGCTAGTATTTGTTCACTGCGATAACTTTTTGGATCTGTAAACTCCATTAGTATTTTTGGTTTTGGTCTTGCCATTTCATTCTCTACTGCTTTAATGTATTTAGTTAAAACGGTATAGAATTATGAGTTTAAGTGTTGGTAGATTCTACTGGAACACAAACAGCTTGTTGGTTATTTCCAAAATACCCTTGCCCGGTTCCTATCTTTTCGCTTAGACTTTCTCTAGCATGAAAACAATCATACATGTCATCGAATGTGTGTCGAGGACCATATGCATTTATTGCCATTGGTTCACCATTGCTAATTAAGATATAAATTAACATCCACTTCATGCTTTGGATTCTTTCACACCTTTTATTATTTTTTTGATTTCATCTTCTTGCAAACAATTTAATCCTATAATTGGCAACAAACGCCCATACTCTTCTACTAGTTTTTTTGAGTACACAGGTACCATGTTTGGATCTTTAATAGATGCCACACATTCTTCACGTGTATCAAATTTAGGATCAGTGAATATGTATACATCACCTGTCATTGTAGCAAACACTACCACTATTAACCAATTCATGTTTCTGTTCCGTTCCAGACTGGCATTTTTAGTGTTAGTTCAGGAGTTCTGTCCTCAGCTGGAACACTGAAATCTGCTCTAGCATGAGCGCATCCAATTTCTTGTAACTTTATTGGTTGATCAAATTGTTGACTGGCGTATGTTGCTAAACCTTCAAGCAAGTTACTTTTGTTTCTTTCAAAAAATGTAATACACTGTTCGTGATGACCAAAAGTAAGTCCCCAACTAATGTGTTCGCTAGCCTCACCACCGTCCAATGGTGCTATTAGTGCATAAAAAACTATTGCCCAATTCATCCGTCTTCTCCTTGTTTCTTTTCCCAAGGTTGCACACCGCCATATGGTTCAAAGTCTCTACCATTGGCTAGCATACAAGCTACGCCATCGTTGAAAACTTGCACAACACTGAATGTGCCTTTGTCTTGATTAACAAAAATAAACAATCCACCTGTTACAGGTCGACGGTTTGGCAAGAATGTCATGCCTGTTCCGCTGAACAGCAATCCTTCTCTGTATTTTTCAATAACTCCAAACATTTTTGGAACTGGATCACATGGTGCTACAGTAGTCAGCCCTAGCGATCCCGGCATTTGTTGTTGATTATTGTCCTGTGCCCATGCTATCATCGGAACGAACAGTAACAAACTTAATATTTTTTTCATCTTCTTGCCCCTTTCGTTTTATGGCAAGATACATATCAGCTTCGTTTGTAAACGGTCCCAAATGTGTATACTCTTTTAGTGTCTTTAACCTAGGACAAAAGCTCGGTCGCCAGCCCATAGGAAAAAGTATTCCCCAATAACCAGCCACAAAATATTGTTGACTATTGGCGGTTTTAGTGTATACCGCCACATTATCTTGTAGCTGTTCGTTGTACACAGTATCAATGTTCGTTGGAAACCCAAAGATAGAAACATTAACAGAGCTTTTCTGTTTTTGTTTCTCTATTTTAAATCCGTCTAGGCTATCCAACACAGTTTCTGTGCCAGCAGTGTTCTCATAAAAAACATAGCCATCTGCTTTGCGACGGAGTGTGCCAACTTTAGCACCTTTGCGTTCGACTATCCAGAAACTGTTTTCTACAACTTCTTTTGCTTGTAAGTATTTACCCATTTTAGTAAGCACTGTTCAAGTAATCACTGTGTGCTTCTGCACTTTGGCTAATACGTTGCAAGTCCCATTTACCACAAAAACGCATAAAGTGTACACCTACCATACTAGCAGGAATCTTCTGTACCTGTTTAGTAATAGCTTCATCTAACACAGTTTTAATCTCATCGGGTTGTTGTGTGAGATCAATAAGTGTGCGATTGCGCTGATAGTCGTCAAGCACTCTATGTTCTTCGCCGTTGTGATCAGTCCATCTTTGTAGCATAAAATTGTTCCAGTTAAAGCCTTTTGAATCTTTGTCTTCAAAGGCTTCAAGCATGCCAATTTTATTCTTAGTTCCCTTTTTACGTGCGCCAGGATAAGCACTAAACACGTTGTCGCTAGTGTCACCCCTGATACACTTTTCAAACAGCAACCAATTAGGATCGCCAATTTGTTTTTGTTCTCCTGTCTTATTATCCATGACAGGTTTGCCTTTATCGTTGTAAACACCATCCAAGCGAATGTGCTGATTGGTAATGCCGTTGTATTGCGACACTTTATCAGTTAACAGTTGATAAAAGTCACTGTCACTGCTGACAATTACATGTTCATCATCGGGGTGATTTTGTATCCAACGTGCAATAAAGTCATCTGCTTCACATTGTGGATCTTGCAGTACAGTACAGTTGGTCTTCTTGTCCATAAACTCTTTTAGTTCATCAAACGCTTCCCAATATGCACGATCTTCTTCTTGTTCCTTAGGTGTTAGTGCATCACGTGCAGCTTGTCTATTCTTTTTATAAGGCTCATAAAAATCTTTGCGCCAACTGCGTCCTTCTAAACAGAATACAACATGACTGCCTTTAAAGTCTCTGTATGCTTTGAGAATACTAGCAAACATAATATGATATGCCATGCCAATTTTAGTTTCAATACTATCGCCTCGTACTACGTGTCTAGCACGAAAAAACATGTTTGCTGTATCTACAAGAATATATGTCATAAAAAAAACTCGCTAGGTTGTTACTATCATATAATACGATATAACCCAGCGAGTGTCAAGTTTTTTTTACTTGTCATCTATCAATCGTTTTTCCATGTTGTCTTTGATGTCCAACACTTTTTCACTTTTGATCATGTCAATGATTATATTGTTGACATCGATATCACGTTTGAGCCAATACATTTTTTCTTGTAGTTTGGCTAGTTCAGCTTGATAGAATTCCAGTTCTTTTTCTTTGCGTACTTTTTGTTCAATAATGTCTGTGAGTAATATTAATTTAGGTTCATCATTCATAGTAACGGCGACTTTCCTTGTTTAGCACGTTCTAATCTTTGTTTACGTGCTTGGCGTATTCTCCACCAAAAATATATATGCCAAAATAATTTTGTATCCATTATGTATTTTTTGATATCCATACTCTGTCCAATACAAAAAACCATACTGCATTAAGCAATGGTTCTACTATAGCATCAGTAATAGCAATGTAAAAAGGTGCGCCTGTAAAATACATTACACACATTGCAGCAATAAGAAAGTGTCCTATTGTATACACTGCGGTACGGAACAATGTACCTTTGATTGCTTGATATGATCTTGTAAATTCGCTCATTCATTATACTTGTATTTTCTGACTGCGTCCGTGTGCTACACCGTCTGCGCCATAGCTAGCAGCAAATCCGTGCGGTTTTAGTTTAGGCTCAACACCAGTCATACCCAACACATAACCAGCAGCTTCTTTAGCAGCACAATAACTTCCTGCACCAGGATCGCTATTAATATCCAAATGTATTTCACAATCAAACTCGTCTATTAAAGGTGCAAGTTGTAGGTATGCATCGCAAACTTTCATTGCTTCGTGCATCAATCTCATTTTAGGTCTGTTTTGTCTAACATCATAATCTATTTCTGTGCTTTCGTGACTAAACAAACGGCAACCATTATTACCGTTTTTGTGTACTATTACCACTGTGGCAAAACGTGCATACCAGATGTTATTTTTGATAACTCTGACACTGTCACATCCAAAATAAATTTTAGTTTTTTCATTTAATGTTGTTAGTAAATTTATTAGTTCTTCAACTTGTTTATTGTTGAACATCATTGCCTGCTAACTCTTGTTCTAACACAATGCTACGGCAGAGATCATTGAACCATAGATCAACAACAGCTTCTGGAGTAGGCCCTGCATAACCTGCTTCGCCTAATAAACCAACAAAGTCTTCATTCCAGTCCAGTTCAAAATAACCACGTTGTGGATTTTCTTTATCAAAGTGTACTTCAACCACTTTAACCCAAGGTCCGACGGCTTGTTCTTTGGTTTCTATATCTTTACTTTTATTAAAAATATTTTTGAGTTTGTCTAACATACTGTTCTCTACTATTATTTACCAACCTATACGTTCCCAAGGAACATCTTTGTTTCCAAAGTGTCCATATGTACAGTTACTACTATACTGTGTAAAGTTAAATAAGTCAAATCTATCAATAATACCTTTTGGTGTTAAGTCAATATTGTTCTCAATAAACTTTTGAATTGAACGATTATGTCCATTTGAATCAACATAGATACTCGTCGGCTCTTTAACACCTATAGCATAGCTAAGTTGTATTTGACACCAATCTGCCATGTCGTCTGCTACTACATTTTTGGCAAGCCAACGTGCCATGTATGCTGCACTGCGATCTACTTTTGTAGGATCTTTTCCACTAAAAGCACCACCACCGTGAGGGGCAAAACCGCCATAAGTATCAACGATAATTTTGCGCCCAGTGACACCAGCATCGCCATCTGGACCGCCAATAACAAAGTTACCTGTAGGATTAATATGCCATACAGTATTTTTATCAATCAAATCTCCTAATGTTTCATTTACAGCATCACGAATTGGCATAACAGCACTATTTCCAAACCCTTCGCGGTGCTGTTGACTTACAACAACTTGGTCAATACGCTTTACACGCCCGCCTTCGTATTCAACACTTACTTGTGATTTAGCGTCTGGTCCTAGGTATTCATAACCGTCTTTGCGCATATCACACAAACGTTTTAGAATTTCGTGCGAGTAATAAATCGGTGCTGGCATATATGCGTCATTGTCATTACAAGCATAGCCAAACATAATACCTTGATCACCTGCTCCAAAATCATCTGTACCTAGTGCAATGTCACCGCTTTGAGCATGAATTTCATTATAGATATTTAAATTATCCCAATGGAAACCATCTTGCTCATAGCCAATCTCTCGAACTTTGTTGCGTACAATTTCTTTAATTTTTTCTTTGCTTACATTGAAGTTTTTTACTTCGCCCGCCAATGTTACATGATTGGTAGTTACAAGTGTTTCAACAGCAACACGAGTTGTTTCATCTCCCGCTGCTAAACCAGCATCAACGAGTGCGTCTGAGATTTGGTCTGCAACTTTATCTGGGTGTCCTTCGCTAACACTTTCGCTAGTAAAAATGTAATTGTTCATGTTATAATTGTTTCCTTATTTTTTCGTATTGCTCTTCGGTGTGTATGCCTTTGGTGTATTTGGCAATCTTATCAAGTTCCCCAGGCATTTCCGAATAAGCTGATGTGGAGTCTTGGGGTAAATCTCCAGCCTTGTTCCATACATAACTTCGCCACCTCCTGTACCGTAAGGTCGTATCCTTCTGAACGACCGCCAAGTGGCATAAGATAGACAGGGCACTCCACACCTGCACTACGATATTCCATAACAGCTCTACCAACTTCATCAACATCATCCATATCAGCAACAACAAATTTGAGATAAACATTACTGTTGTCACAACGAGCGTAATCCCGCAAGACGTCAGGTTTGATAGCTGTTTCCCAAGTTTCTCCTGAGACGGAAAGTTTAGGGCTACAACTAAATGTCCATTCAATTGTGTCATTATTATTGATATACTCGAACAGATCGTCGTGTAATAGTTGTGTAGTGTTTGTTTCAAATGTGACATTTTTCAAGTCCTTCATCTTTGGATGCTCGAATAATTCGACGTATAATTTTTGCCATGCTAGTAAAGGTTCACCGCCTGTGAGAATTAAATGTATATCTTGACCATTATCCTGTGTCCATTTACCTTCTGGCAGTAAACTAATCAAATGATCTACAACTTCATCTACAGTAGCTTGTTTATTAAAATGCTTAAACTCTGGATAGATACTTGCATATGTGTCACAACCTGTGTGAATAATAGGCAAGTCTTCAAAGTTTACAGTTGTTAAATGTACACCTTTATCTATTAATTCCTTTACTTCTGGATTATAACGATTGCCTTCTTGATGTTGCTCCCAACGATCTTTGTCTTTGGGAAGTCCAAAGTTCATACAGCGAAAGTTACAACCAAAAGTACGTAGGAATACACTGGGTACGCCTACGTATTTGCCTTCACCTTGTACGCTGTAAAATGCTTCACTGTATCTTAGTTTCATTAATACTCTACTTTCTGTACTACATCTTGTAATTTAAAAGGTTCGTCACGTGTGCTACGACTTAAACTGTATGTTACACCAGACTGTTGTAGTAGCTTGTCCAAGCGATTGATTCTTTCAACACTTGATCTTAGCTCTTCAATTAATTTTTCAACTCTTGGTTCTTTCATTAACATTCCTTTTATTTAGACGCTTGTTTGTGGTTATGACTTGTTCTAGTATAGTATGATCCATAAATTCTGTCAAGGCTTTTGTGTCCTTGGGAAAACAATAGCCATCAAAACCAAGTGTTTGTTTACTGTTGGGTACCATCATGTGACTTGGGCCGATGTTACGCATTTGTGCTAGTGTACTTGTTAACATACTGTAGTTCATATCCTTGGGTGCATTTGCAAACACTTCATGAAAAAATGCTACCTTAGTAGCTAACCATGCATTGTGAACATACTTTATCATACTTGCTGTAGTACGGTTTGTTTGCACTACTCGTGTATTTAGACTTTTGAACAAGTCCTCCCAAAACTGTATGTGTTGTTCGTTGTCGCTACCTAATATAAAAATTTCTTGATTGTCAAAATCTTCTTTAGCATGAGCTGCTCTCAAAAATTCTGGATTGTACGTGACATTGTTAGGATATTTTGCAAGTAAATCAGGAGTTACTGTGCTTTTGAGTAGTACAGGCTTAGTTGTGTTTAATTGTTCTAATACTTGTACAATAGCACTATCATCACATACACCGTTTTCGCCTTGGGGTGTAGGTAAACAAAGTATAAACCCTTCACAAGTTTCTTTGATATCATCTAACGTTGTGTTAGGATAAAGTTTTGGATCTACTCTACAAACGTTTATGTATTGACTTTCTAAGTATTCAGCAACTGTGCCTCCTACAAAGCCACATCCGACTACACCTATGTGCATTTTTTTGTTACACTCCATGCACCACTTGGCAATTCTTCCCAGATTAGTGTATCTCCTTCATCCCAACCAACTTGATTAAGTGCATCAGGGGGAAATTCGATGTACAGCTCTTTGGTTTTACTGTTTTCTTGCACTTCTACAAGCCAACTATTTTCACCTTGTTTTGTATACTTCATCGTTTTACCTTATCAAAATTGTTTATACTATACTCAAACATTTTAGCAGGTAAACTGCACATCCAAATATAGATAGGCCAAAACAAAATATTTGCAATTATTACATCATACCATTCACTCATTGTTCCATACCGTTTCTAGTGCGCTAACAGGAAAATCTAAACTTGCATCGATATCTCTTCTTACATATACCAAATCAATCACAGTAACACCTCGTAGAACTTTCGCACCTGTTTGTTTTACTAAGTCTCTTGTGGCCATCATACTACCACCGGTAGCAACCAAATCATCTACAATAACACAACGGTCTGTGTGACCTAACAGTCCTGTTTGCAGTGTAAGTGTTGCACTACCATATTCTAAATCATAGCTTTGCTCTAATAATTCACCGGGATACTTAGCACCTTTTTTACGTACCATCACAAAAGGTAAGTTTAATTCGTGTGCTATAGCTGCACCTAGTACAAATCCTCTACTTTCAACACCTACAATGTGTGTAGGATTGTCTGTATATTCAGTTACTTTCTTAGTCATTTCTTGTACTGCTTTGCTAAACATAGGCCCAGCAAACAAACTGTTAAGGTCGTAAAAATTAATACCTTCTTGTGGATAATTTGGTATTGTTCTTATATAATCTTCCCATCTGATCATTATTTTGGCTCCCAATGTTCAAGACATCTTGGTTCGTACATGCCCATGCTACCTACTTGAATACGTTCACCTTGTGCTTTTACTCTATAAGTTTTTGTGGCTTCTTTGCCGCAAGTTGTGCATATGGCTGTTATCTTTTCAACACAGTCAGCAAGTCCTAGTAGTTGACTGGTTGTTTCAAAAGGTACACCTCTTGAGTCTTGATCTAGTCCTGCGGCAATTACATTTACGCCACTGTGCAACCACAGTTCAACACCTTCGACGGTTTCTTTAGCGTTCATGAATTGCACTTCGTCTAATACTACTGTATTAAAGTTATAGGGCATGATGTTGTAGTGTTCTTCTATTTCATCAAACTCACTGATACTTATACAAGGATAACTCAGCTGATTGTGTGTTACAATAGTATCTTGACTGTAGCGATCGTCTTTAGAAGGCTTTATGCACAATACTTTCTTTTGTTGATGGTCAATCCACAATACACGCTGTAACAGTTTGCTGGTTTTGCCGGCATACATCGGACCTGCATAAACTTCTAGTCTTCCTCTCATTCAACGGCAGCCTTTTCAGCTAGCTCGTCATCGTAGTATTCCCAAACTTCATCCCACATATCTTTGTCTGTTTCTTCGTTAATATGCGGATCTTCCCAACGTTTGTTGAACCACGCTACGTGTGCATAGTAACCTTTGCCGCGACTATCACACCAGTCATATTCGCAATCATATTCTTTTTTGTCATAAAACAGACGTTCGATCATTTCGCCATGATCAGTTTCAACAATACTTACAGCTACTTTGTTAGGATCAAACTCTTCGTCGTCCTCTAGCTCGACAGTCCAGCCCCCAAACTCGCCTTTTTCACTTGAATAAAATACTAGTACAGGAACACTGTTGTCCTCATCTGGCTCTTCATTTTGATATTCTTCTTGTGTGTAACATTCGCGACTGTACAGTTGATGTGGTTCAAATTCAATACGTTCGTCCCAGTCGTAAACTGGCTCACCATGTTCACCTTCAGTCATTGGGAATGCCCAAAGTTCTGTTCCGTTTGCACTGTTGTCATGATGAATTTCGTCATTTTCGTACCAGTTATTCCAAACTGTGTCGTCTGTGTATATTGGCGGACTGTCCGAATCAAATCCTTCTTCGTCTTCGGGATCACTATCCCAAGCTTCTAGTGCCATTAAATGATCAATAAGACGACTGTCGCCTTCTTCTTTACAAATAGGTTGCCAATATTCTACAAACTCCTTTGTAACTTCACCAATGGTCATTTCACCACCGTAGTTATTACCACGAATATAAATTTTCTTACCCATTTTCTTTCTCCCAATGGATTGATTCTACATGATTAATTAAGTTGCTAAATCCAATTTGCATAAGACTGTATTCGTTTAGTTCATCTCTAAATGCTTCAACTTCTGCTAGCTGTTCTTCAGTAAGTTCTTCTACATCGTCGATTCCGTAGTATTCACATACATATTCATAAACGCCATCTGTTGCATCACGTTCAAGATTTTCTTCCCATTTGTGAATACGATTCCATTCGAAACTCATTTATCTTCTCCCTCACAAAATGCTGCTTCACCTTGTGTAAAATCTGTAGTAATTTTATGCCAAGCAACTTGACATTCTAACTTACTAGCATATTCTTCGTAACGAGTGTATTTAGGTTCTTCTAACCCAACAACTGTACTAATAATCCAAAGTGTCCACATTGTATTCTCCTACATCTTCCCAAGGATAAACCAGCCAAACATCTTCTTCAGCTTTATTAATTTCATGACATGTATACGCACAATGCTCTGTGAATTCACTGGCTAGGTTGTCTGTTAGTGTTGCAAAACGAACATTTTGATTCCAAACAGTGTCCCAATTTGGATGATCAGGCAAGCAACCACTTTGCCAATCCTGCATAATCCAATTGAATGTAGCACCAGTGTCGTTGATGTCATCTACAATAAGTATGTTCTTTTTCTTTGCAGGATCACTAGTTGATTTTTCAAATATACCTGCTCTGTCATATTCTTGTACATAACCAAATGCATCTTCTGCCATCCAGCAGTTACTTTCGCTTTCACGGTCATCATCACGCAGGCTTACTTTGAGAGCTTCGCAACGAATACCAGTCATGTTACTAATAATAGTTGCAGGAATATTACCACCTCGTGTAATGCCTACAATGTAATCAGGCTTCCATCTGTCTGCATACATTTGATTTACAATCTGTACACACATTTTTTCTACGTCTTGCCAACTGTATCTATGTTTTTTAATCATTGTTCATCATCTCATCTGCTAATGCTTTATTAATAGATTCAAAATCTACTTCTCCGTAACTAGTGTTAAATGCTACAATTGTTTTTCTTTCATTTGTTAGATTTTTTGGTGATCGGTGTATCCAATGACCCGGAAATGTAACAAACTGTCCTTCTTCTATTCCTTCAAGATTAACAATTTTCTTGCTATGAGGATCATATAGTTCTGTTACTAACTCTTGACTAGGAAGTTCTAAGTAATATATATTAGTAAAATTTACACAAGCGTGATTGTGCCAATCGTGAGAATCGTTATTGTAGTATTGTTGAAACCATGCATTATGTATTTGCCAGGCATAAAATCCTAATAAATTTCCTAAATCTTTTACATATGGAACAACCATTTCGTAAAATAAATCTAAATATGGTCTAGGAAAATCTTCTGGTAATCTATAATCTTGATTTGTTAAATTCTCATACGGTTTAAAGGATTCGTGACTAGGCATAGATTCTATAGCATCAATTAACTTTATCTTATAATCAAGATGTTCCTTTACTGTAGAAACATAATAATAATCTTGCATACAGTATTTTTTAATCATTGTTCATCATCTTATCTGCTATAAGGATTTCTCTGTACAACTCATTGTATGCGTCATACGCTTGTTTGAGTTCAGGATACTTGTCTTGTAATTTCTGATCTCTTGGTAATAATAGCATATGTCGGTGTAGATTGTCAAGTTCATTTAGTATGTTTCTGCCTTTGACAATCAAGTCAGTTTTCATATCAATTTGGTCATCGTTTGCTTGGATGATACTACCGCTTGTACTGTGCATGGTTAATACCCTCATTTAAAACCAATTCAAGTTAATAACACATCTATAATCTGCATCTGTGTGAGTGGTTCCTGCATGATATCTTTTTGCTGGAAAAACAATCAATCTATTAGCAACACTAGAAATTTCTTGTCCGTCCTCGAATATAGTTTTACCATTGTTTGTGTTTACATAAAATATTCCAGTTTTTTGATTGTCTAGCGTGTTAGCATAATCTTGATGCATGGGTGTTGTTTTGATTTCTTTGGTTTTCATTTGCAAGTTTGCTTTAATTCCTATAATAGCCAACGGATCTATCTTATCTAGTATACAACTTAAATAATTGTAAAAATTACTATTAATGGTATTGTTTATATAGAATTGATGAGTAAATTGTGAAAACCCATCTCCCTGGTCAACTTTATGATTATTAAAGAAATAAGGAAAATCTGTATTGTTAAAAAACAAGTTTTGTAGATTATCAAGTTCTTGGCTTGCTAGATAATCGTCATATATTTGTATTTCATCTGTCATTTAGTAACTCTGTGCTAGTCGCCACATCAAATATTCTTTTGATTCAATTGGATCGTACTTTGCTGCTTCACCTTTGCGTAAATTGCTTACAATAGTTCCAGGTGTAGGATCAACAAAGTGTGGCATACTATAACGCTGTTGATGTATATGACTGTTTACAACTCTATGCTTAGTGCTTTTGAAATAATCATTAGTCCAACGCTGAAGTAGATCACCAATATTAACAACAACACCGTCATCCGCATATGGGACGGGATGCCAATTCCCAGATAAGTCTTGCACTTCAAGTCCAGGTACGTCATTAATCTGCCATAGTAAAGTAATAGTACCGTAGTCACTGTGTTCTCCTATGCGCATCTGTTTATCTTCAACAGGTCCATCATACGCAGGATAATGTATAACCCGTGTAGTATTGAATGGTTCACTGTGTGCATCTACAAGTGTAGTACCTGTGTCCAGTATTTCATCAAACTTGCCCAAGATACGCAGTGTAAGTCTATCTGCAATATCAATACTTTCTAATGCACTTTGCTTAAAGCCTTCTAGTTCGGTTGGCCACAAGTGTTCAGGCATACGCATATTATTATAGTTAAATGATTCTTTAATATCTTTTGGTGCTGTAGGATCTACATTCTCTGCACCCATAATGCTGTAACCCAAGTTGGTATCACCTTCATAAGGATACTGCTTTTTTGTTTCCAATGGCAAGTCAAAAAATGTTTTCATTTGTTGTTGCCAGTTTTTCATATCTGTACTGTCTTCTGCATCCAACGCATTTGTAAACACTGCGAAGCCTACAGTGGTGTAAGCTTCGTCAATGCGATCTAAAGCGTCCGATGCTTTTAAATCAATTACTGGAATCATTAGTTAGGCACCGTTGCATCAATACCTTCGACATAGTACATCATAGTGTCTAGATGCGCACGATCAGCAACTTCGCCTGCTGCCAACACTTGATTGCCTTGATTGTCATTTAATGGACCAGTGAAAGCAAAGTATTCTCCTGCTGTAATAGCATCTTTGATTTCCTGTGCTTTTGCTGCCACGTCGGCTGGCATATTTGTAAATGGTGCCATTTCAACTGAACCATCATTCATGTGTCCAAAGTAGCATCCGTCTGGACCATCACACATTGGTGTCCAAGTACCGTCTAGTACCTGTCCTACTTTTTCAACATAGTACGGACCCCAGTTGTCAATTGTTGCTGTAAGTTGTGCTTTAGGCGCAAACTTGATTTGGTCTGATGCCTGGCCAAAGCCAATCTTGCCTTGGACTTCTGCTGCCTGTAGTGGAGCAGGCGAGTCTGTGTGTTGTGCAATCACATCACAGCCCTGGCCCATTAGAGCAACAGCCGCATCTTGTTCTTTTGCTGGATCATACCAAGTGAATACCCATACTATGTCGATATCAACGTCAGGGTTAACTGATTTGGCACCAAGATAGTATGTGTTGATCTCACGGATAACTTCTGGAATTGGATACGCTGCTACATAACAAATTTTGTTTGTTTTGGTCATCATACCTGCAATAACACCTTGTACGTGTCTTGCTTGGTATAGTCTTAGTCCATAGTTTGAACTGTTCACGCCGTTTGTTTTGTAGCCTGTTGCATGTTCAAATTTTGTGTTTGGAAACTTCTTAGCAACAGTTTCCACTGCATCCATATATCCAAATGAAGTAGCAAAAATAATGTCATGTCCTTGCAGAGCCATTTGTGTTAGTACACGTTCAGCATCTGCACCTTCTGGTACTGATTCGATATAAGTTGTTTCAACACGATCTCCGTATGCTTCTTCTACTTGTTGACGTCCAATATCATGTCGGTAAGTCCAGCCGTGGTCACCAATTGGTCCCACGTAGATAAAACCTACTTTCACTTTATCTTTCGACGCTGCAGGAGAAACAAAGAGACCAGCCGCTACTAAAGCGGCAGTAAGTAATTTAAATAGTTTCAATGTCTTTTCCTTTTCGAGGGTGTTAAGGCAGGATCGACTCTGCCTACACGTTATCGTGTATATTCTTGTTGTAGTTTAATATTGTCCATAAATTCTTTTTTAGTACCCATGTCGCTGTTAAAAGCGCCTTTGAGTACAGTGGTTTGTGTTAAACTACTAGTTGCCATAATACCTCTATTTTCACAACAACCATGTGTTGCTTGGATATATACGCCAACATCTTCACTGCCCGTTGCTTTCATAATTTCGCGGGCAATGTCCATTGCAAGTTCTTCTTGCAATGTACCACGTCTTGCACACCACTGTGCAATACGAGTATACTTGCTCAACCCAATAAGTGTGTCTGCTGCGATAAGTCCTATATACGCAACTCCTTTTACTGGTTGATGGTGATGACTGCACATACTAACAAGTTCACTGCGAACCACTAGCATACCTGTGTACCTGTCATTTGTGTGATTGGGAAATGCTGTTGCATTGGGCATTGGATCATAACGTCCTGCCATCAGTTCTTTAACATACATTTTAGCAAGTCTACGACCAGTATCCATACTGTTTGGGTCAGTGTGTCTGTCGATTACTAAACTGTCTAGTACTGCTTCAAACTTATCTGTAAGTTCTTCGATAAGTTCTTCTTTGTCTCCTGGTTGCATTACTGAGGAGATATTATCGCCCGCCCAATAACGAATGCCTGCATCGTCAAGGCGTGCCTTTAGTTCTTTTGATTTTTCCATTAATTGCTCCGAGTTATAGTGGTGTGTCACTTTGTGTTATTGTGTCATACATACGATTGCCACTGAAAAAATTCTGTGTCAAACGTGCTGACTCTGTATTTAACATGTTGTGATAATTATTGTGATTTTCCATGTAATTTTTTAACTTTTGGACAATCTTGGTTTTGTTCTTTTGATAACTATCCCAACTTTCTGTCCATTCACTTGGATACTTGAATTCGTCATCATACATTTCTGTATAGCTGAGTCTATTAGGCATCATAGGAATGGCTCCTACTAACGCACCTTCATATGCGCTAATACCCAGTGTTTCTTGCAAGTTAGCACTAAACACTACCTTAGCTTCACCAAGTATATTATGGTATTCATTTTTTGTCAATTGTTGTTCCTGACAAACTATGAATTCGTATTCTGGTAACTGTGTTGCCAAATCTTTAAAAATATCCAGTTGTTTCTCAGGTGCTAGTCTGTGCGGAAATACTACTGTGTTACGCTTTTCCATGTTTTTATATGGAAGCAATATGTCCTGCATATACTCCATGGGCCATCCTGTGATAACAATATTATCATTGCTGTCTTTGAGTGTCTCTGCCGCTGTCATACCAAACATACCTTTGTAGTTTAGCAAGTTCTCAGCAAACAAGTTTAAATGAAACTCTGTTGCAAAGTAGTTGTGATCATAGCACCAGAACATGCTTTTCTCAGCATGTCTTACCCATGCTGCATCGCCGATTAGTCGTCCAAGAAAGTCTTGAGGATCATAGCTACCGGCATGCCACATGCCACCGATAGTAATATCTGTGCCAAGAAGGCTAGCCATGTATCGTAACTGAATAACAGTAGGATTCCAAGCATCAGTGTAAAGGAAATAATCGCCATCGTTAATTTTCCCTTCACAGAACAGTCTACCCAATTGCTCAAGTTGATTAGATTTGTATACATTAGTGCCTCCAAAATTAAGAAATGCCCCAGGCGTAGTAGCCTGAGGCGTTTCCCCGCCGCTGATAACAACTACATCATCAGTGCGGTTGCGCAACTGCTCGGGAAGATGTTCCTTCCACTGTGCAGTGTAGCGTGTGTCAACAGCCTCGATATCTATAATATAGACTGTCATGCTGCTGACTTTTGTGTCCAAGGTTGTGTAAATACACCAACGTGTATTTTAAGTTTTTTAGGACTTCTGTCAGCATTTACTTTAACACTTACGTCATAGGTAAATGCTGTAGGACGCTGGGTAACTTCAATATCATAGTGTTGAATCATTCCAGCTCTGCGCAAATCTCTGAGATAAGAATCAAAAAGTTTTTCAACTTTTGCCCCACCTGATTCTTTGGTTTCCAAACGACCATCGTGGGGTTCGATGATCTTGATGAGATCGTATTTAATATCGTTAATACTAATACGGTGTTGTCGCATAATTATGATACCTCGTATTCAATGGTTGCGCCGTTTTCACCATCTTCACTGACAGTGATGTTAAGTTTTCTTCCCGGGTACTTGTTGTTAATACTTTCTGCAAGATCATCGCAGATCATCTCACAGCTTTTAAAATCTAATTGCAGTGTACCCTCTGCATATAGATTCTCTAACCAACGTTTAAATTGTATAAATTCAATATCACGATCATCATGAAACACCTCAATTGCAACTTTAAAGTGAAACATGTGTCTATGAATATAGCCTAAAAAGCTAACATCATCTGCCCCGCCTGTAGCTAGCTTCGGATCATCTAGTGCCGCAGGATATTTGTGTAAACCTTCTTTGCGAAATGTAACCCAAATCATGCTACTAGTTTTTTTTAATTTTTGCATTTTTGCATCTTCCTGTCTCATCTTCCAGAGCATCCATTCATAATAGCGTTCTGGTTCGACTCGATCTAACATTATTTTTTAACAACTTTGGGTTTTGTCGATTGTTTAGAACTGACTTCTTCATCTGGTATACCAGCACCATCTAGCACACTGATTTTCTTTTCAAATCGTTGCATAATTTGCAGTATTTCCCACAGCTTCCAATCCATGGTCTTTGCCAGTTCATGCATAGTTTCCAAAGTTACTTCTTCTGAAACTTCTTGTACTGGCTCGTCTAATACACGAATTTTTTTAACCATTTGTATCTCCTTTGAGTTTAGTTATCTCATCTTTAAGTTTGAGTTTGCGTTGTTTCATAGCTTTTAATGTTTTTTCGCTATTTGTTGTATTGTATAGTCGTTTTATTTCTGTGTCAAGCATTCTGTGCTCTTTTACAAGTTTATTAATGCGGTTTTCCACGGGGCTCATTACTTACTCTTTCCCTTAGATCTGTAGTACTAAATCTATGATCTCTTTTGTTAAAATATAATTCAATACCACGCTTGCGGCAAACATCTTTGCCTGTAAATTCCTTTTCACGATATTCTTCACCAAGAACTCTTACTGTTATATGATACATGGCTAGTATATCTTCTAAATCTTGTTCAGTTTGATAAGGAATAATTTCATCCACATACTTTACACCTGATAATTGTGTGTAGCGTTCTACTAAACTTTGCACAGGTTTGTTTTTTGTATCTGGTCTATCAATTGTAGGATCTGTTTGTAACCCTACAATAAGATAATCACAATGCTCTTTGGCTTCTCTGAGCATAGCAATATGTCCTGCATGTAACAAATCAAATGTGCTACATGTAAATCCTATTCGTTTATTTCCGTTCATTCGATTACCGTATCACCAACATAGTCTCGCCAGTCTGTGTAAACCGAGCGATCCATTAAGTCATGCACACTGTGGCACCATACGCCTGGATTGCTTTTACCCCATGTTGTGTCATCTAATTTAAGTGTTGCATTATAGTTGAATTGTTTAATGTATGGAAGTTTAACACTTATCATACTAATGTAGTTATCATGTTCGTCAAACCCACATTCAAGTACATCCGATGCATACTCTACACCGAAGTCTAATGTACACCAGTATCCTAGTTTAAGTAAAGGTTTGATCATAGATTCCCACATATCATAGTCCTCATCGTTTTTAGGATGAAAACTTTGACTGGTACCAAAATATAAATGTCGAATGCCATGTTCGTCTGCACGTTTTTGGATATCTTCCCAAGGCTGAATACCAACCACAAACAGAGTTTTTTCTCCATACATTGCTGTGCGTTCAACTTCTGTGCCAATAAAATAAACTACGTCCTGACGTTCGTCTGTGTCTAATCCCATTTGATATAACCTCTATTGTAGCCTTCAGGTCTAGTTAGTGCATCACTGAATGCTTGTTGCCAATTTGTTTCTCTATTATACTCACGTGTCCATACATTGTCAAGCTCTATCTTTCCTTGAGCTACCATGCGTGTTGCTAGTTTCATAGCACTGTGAAATGTTTCTGCTCTCGGACTTGGCATTTTGATTGTAACATTATTCCACAGCCAATCTTCGAGAGGAAAATTATATTCTCTGTGCGGCGCACTAGCCATTATCACAAGTGCATTAGGGTTAACTTTAACAAACTTAATTTTGTCTTCACCTTTGAGATCTACTACTACGTCATACTTTGCATAGCTGCCGTCAACCAGCATTTCCGTGCCCCAATAATCAGCATTGCTTTTGCCTATTACATCAATTTGATAATCGTATCCTTGTTCTATTACAGTTTGGTGAAATACTCTAGCAAGAAATCCTGTGCCAATAATCAGCATTCTACCGCCATCTCGTTGCGTAAGTTCTTGTTGACAAACCAACTCCATGTTAACTGCACATGCTACAGGTTCAATTATATAATCTGGATGTGCTTCTGGAACTACACAGTATGTGCCTTTCTTGCAATTGTAAATATCTGCATATGCAGGCTCGCCTCTGGTAGCAACATAATCGCCAATTCCGCAATCATCAACATCATTGCCTACTGCAATTACTTGACCCAAGCCTTCGTGTCCATGCATTTCTGTGGGCAATAGTGTAAAGTCACCTGTCATCATGTCAATGTCACTGCGACAAACACCTGTCATTATTGCACGAACACGTATTTCATCTTTGAGTAACATGGGCACCAAATAGTCTTGTTCGATGAATACACCATTGCCTCTGGTTACTAACTGTCTTACAGGTTGTTTAAGATCCGGTGAATCCATAGATCCATGTCCTTTTGCTTGTTCCAAAACTCATCATTATTTAGGTTCTCGTGTGCAATACGTATCATTGCTTCGTATGCACTTTCAGGACATAGTCCTAGTTGAAAACTAACTTTGTCTGTGTGTATAGCAATGTCGTCTCCTGTGCCGCTGCGCCAATCTGCGTGTAGATTGTATCTACCAAGATCAATGTAACACATATCATCTACATCATATGTGCCTTTATAATTTATAGCACCATAATCACTTCCTGTCAAATGTTGTAATGTCCATTTCTGATCACAGCGACTGAACTTGGGTTTCATATGCAACCAGTCTGGTTCTAATACTTGTACCCAGCTCAACAAGTGTGGCATCAAGTCTCTGCTCACACCACCAAATGCTAGTTTTTTTGTAGTAAACCAACTGCCTGGCTTGGGTACTCTGTTGTCATTGATCCAATTGATACGCACTTGACCTTGACTTGCTGCTTCACGTATTTGATGTACATTGTCTCTGTATTGATTGTTTTTGGTCATCATAATACGTGTATTGGGATGATCTGTCAACAGTTCTTCCCAAAGCTCTGGATCATCTACACCAGGCTTTTCAACAAATACAATGTCACAAAAGTTTGCACAAAGGTCTGCTAGTGGATAGTGTGTGTAGTTTGGAGTTGTAATGTGACATACATCCCAATGCACTAGACCTTGTTGCAGTGCTTGATACACATGCTTATAGTCGGCATTGGGATCTGCAATGTCCACTGTGGTTACAGCAACATTCATGTCTTGGTATATTTGTTTGTAGAGACTGCCAAAGCCAGTGCCTACAATCAATGCTTTAGTCAAAGAGTGCATTAAAGTTACTCGTTAATTGAGGTTTCTCTCTTTTTTCTTTAGCACCAGCAAACTCAACACCTTCAAAGTGTGCTTCTAGTTGCGCACTGGCATTAATAGTTTTTCTACCAACATGTCCTCTAGTGCCAATTACTTTCATCCATAGTTTACGATGATCTTCGATAATTTGCAAGGCTTTTCCTTTGTCGCTTTCTTCGAAAACTCTCATAACTACATCAGCTACTTCAACTTTGTCCAAGCTAGTATCTACCATCATACTAGGATACTGACCTTGGTCAAATGCACGATTTGCTTCTTGTACACTTTTAATGTGTGTCCAAACATTATGATTCATCATAAGTGCATATGCAAAACTATCCCAACTTGTAGCTGTTTCGGTACCCATTCTATTTTTATCACCTGGAGCATAATAACAAATGTCGTTTAACATAAGTCCTTTGCTCATTGGACTACTTTGAAATTCTGGATACATTTGTGTACACATGTCATCAAATGTCATTGTACTGTTTTTATATGCTTTGTCATCTGGAGCGTCTTGCATCATGTAACTCCATTTGCTGTCTTGATCCAAACGCCAGTTTGTGTAAAATTGTCCGTTTGCTGTACACAAGAAAGGACTTGCACAATCAAATGTTACAGTAAATTTAGGATTGTGATACTTGCGAACACCACGCTGTATTGCTGTAAGTACCAATGCCCACTCTAGTTTACTTGTACCCAAGAAGTGCATAACATCATGTAGTCCTTCTTCAAGCAATCCATCATGCCTTAGTTCAACTAATCGCTTGAGTGCTAGTTCAATGTCACACATGTTTTGCCCACCCATAGCCCATCCATTAAAGTGTGCATCTGGATACTGCTTGGGATCGCAAAAGTGTTTCATTTGATTGTACCAGTCATCAGCTTGTGCAAAGTTTTCACCTTGCAGTACATTCAAAAATTTACAATTACCATTACGATGCTTGATAAAATATTCGTTGTTTTCTTGTGTGCCTTCTACTGCTTCTTGATAACTGCTGATTTTACTTGCAGCCGCACCTTCTGGACTACGTGCAACCCAGGCTGGAATATCCAAGATCATACCATAGTCCATAAAGGCATCCATCCATCTTAGAACACCATCACGTTTCTTTTGTGCTTGAGGACAGCCGCTACCTTTGCGCCAGTCACCTTCCCACTTGCCTTTACCAATTTGGAAGCCTCCACTGTCGCCTAGTAGCCAACTGTATTCTCTGTCACGCTCTCTGTACTGACTTTCTCTGTACATGTCTTTTTGTAAATCAAGACTTGCGTGTCCTGCACTGTGCAAACTCCACTTGTATCTAAACAAGCCTTCCTTTGCAAGCCAGTTGATACTTTCTACGCCATGGGTGAGGTGCGAGGGGATTCGCTCGAGTGGGATATATGGTTCCCCACTACCTTTCTTGTTTTCATCTAATGGTTCTAAGCCTCGCCGCTGTCGCCCTACAAATAGAGCGTAGAAAGTACTCAGTGCTGGCAAGAATACAGCAAAGTCGTCCTGTGTACTTGTTAAGTCTGTGTGTTCATTATGGATCATTACTTACTCTGTGCTGGCAGGATATAGTCATAAGTTGCCATACCACTGTCTACTGTAATCATTGCTGCACCTGCATCACTAAACTTCATAGTGATATCACCAGGCAAGTTGAGAATGCTCAATACTTGTGCTACGGGCCAACTCCAACCGGTGTTCAACTGACCTTCAACGCCTGCCGCAAACACAAAGTTACCTGCGTGTGTACTGCTATCACCAAAGAAAAACTTTAGATCATTGCCTTCAGTTTTTGCAACAAAAACAGTTTCTTCACTGTTGGCTTGTGCTTGCATTTTAAAACGTGCAATGCTTGCGCTGTTGGGTGCCATAGTAATATCCCAATTCACGCCTTTGAACTTAACGCTTTTTAGTTTTTCTTCAACAACTTCTTTGCTCATAAAGCGATAGTCATTTTTAAAGTCGCCGTTTGCATTTTCAAAATGCAATCCAAATGGAACAGTTTCACCATTGCGATCTTGTGTATTCACAGTGATGTTTGCATTTTCTTTGTATTCTTCAATGTTTAGAAGAACGTTTAGTTTGCTGAGATTGGGCAAACCAAATGTGCCATCTAAGCCTGGTACTTGCTCTTTGAACTTTGCTTGCACAATCACAGTGCGATCATCGTCCATAGCTTCTAAGTTAGTTGTACCATCTTCGTTAACAACTTTTGCTTGGTCAATGAATCCAAGTCCATGTGTGTGTTGCACAATATCTTTAAGATAATCTCGCATTATTTTTTCCTTTTCCTTAGGTTTACTGTATAGCTACCTTGTGTACGAGTGTTAAACCTGTATTCTCGTACAAAAGTATTTAGGTGGAGCCAAGTTTCCATTTCGTTACGTATCATACCTTGCCCACAAATAATTTCACAGCGTTTAATATTTTTATAATAACAGTCGCTGAGGAATCTGTCAACCAGTTTCCATGCCTCGTGTACATGTTTTCCGTGTAAGTCTAACTTAGTCATTGCTACAAAACTTTGGAAAAAGCCAGTGCGGTTCGCAGCTAACTATTGTATCCCAGGTAAATGTTTGTACACCCATTAGTAGTCCAACTGTAAACCAACCAAGACACAATATATTAACTAAGGTCCTATGCATGGTTATATCTCTTTGTTCTTCTTTGTCTCCTAATAAAAGGTAAACAAATACTGTTGAAAATACCATTATACCAAACAAGGTAATAGTGAACGGTCCTAAATATAAATTGTTCATCAGTATTTCCTAAGTAAAATCAAACAAACTATCAAATGTAGTTTTGTCCTCTGCTTTTGTTAAGTCCCAATTCATAACACCCAACAAGTTTTCAATCTTCTTTGTAATAATACCTTCTTCCATTGTGTCAGTATCAAATGGAAGTTCTTTGTACCATTCTGGCAAACGAGTTTCATCTGTGGGATAACCAATACTAGTAAAGCCCAACGGATTTGGTTTTAGTTTGCACACAATGGTCTTCATACCATCCATGATTTCCATGCTGTAACGGTCACCATTCATTCTACGCATTCTATTGTAGTTGATAGCCGCTCTAACGTGACCTGGCATGTTTGCTTTGCCTTTGTATACTTCATCTCCTGTTTTAGGATCTAACATATATTCACTGTTGTAGTAGTGTGTAAGTTTGTTCACACGTTTGGGTGTACCTTTGAGCCAAGCTGGCATGTTTCTAAACTCACTACGAAACTCGATAATGCGTTCAATAATCTCTTCTTCGCTTGTACCTGTTAGTGTTTTGAGTAACAGTTCATTCAAGAAGTCTTGCATAAACGCAGGAGTGTCTGACCTTTTGAGGTCCAGGCCCATTGCTTTGATCTTGCCTGGCTTATCATCTTTATCTTCTCTGTGACCTTCATTGTCATACACTAGGATTGCATAGCGTTTCTTTGTGATGTATATACCAGCAGTTGCACTAACTTCACGTGCCGCTGCAATAATTTCACCTTGCTTGCGATCCAATACGTTGTGCGCTCTAGCCATGTAATCAGGGAATGTCTCATTGGCTTGTTCACACACAGTTTCATACAGTTCAGTGACTTTGTCTTTGTCCCAAGCAAACTCACCGCTTTCAATTTGTTCTCGAAAAATAGGATATGCACTAAAGTACACACTGTCTGTATCACCATAGATAATTGCAGGACCCACATGATTGTATTCGCCTGTAAACAGTTCATTTACTTTGGCGCCCATGTGTCTTGCAATACATCTACCAGTTAGTGTTGTACTTTGTCCCATGCGTGGATCATTGAATCTACTGCCTGGGTTAAGTAACGCACCATACAAACTGTTCAAGTTAATTTTTTTCACCAACTGCCTTTTGTCCCAATAAGCAGTTTCTTCAATGTTACCTGCCGCTTGATTCTCACGCATGTTCTTTTGCAGTACTTTACGTTCTGCATACCAGCGTTCTAGCAAGCCTGGAATGATGCCTTTTCTACTTTGATCTAGTATTGTACCATTACTAGTAAGCACCCAAGGTTGCCCACTTTCAAAGATAATTTGATACAGTTCAGCACCTGTGCCTTGCAGTTCCTCGCCATTTTCAAAGTCAATATATAGCAGTGTCTCGTCATCTTTAGCAATAACAAGTTCATATTCTCGACAAGCAAATTTGCCTTCCCACGCTTTTGCAACTTCCCATTTGTGTTCTGCTAGCATTGGCACAGTCAGTGTGTGTCTAATTTGACCAACAATAGTTTCTGTACTCATGTTCAAACTGCGCAAAATACTTGGATACAGACTGTTCAAGTCCATACTGCCAATCCATTCATGAAAGCCTTTCTTAGGCGTAGCAACATATGCACCAGCCGCTGTACATGCTTGTGGATAGTGCTTTTGTGTTTTGTCATGTTGCTTGTCAGGAACAATAAGTCCTCTACTGTGTGCTTCGTTGAGAATAGCTTGATCTGTAACAGCAACCGCACCCATGGTTGTTTGCACAAGAACTGTGTTGTCATGTGCAATAACGTTTGCAAGATCAATAAACTGTAGCTTCTTGTCCATACGTACCAGCAAGTCAACGTCTTGTCTGGAGTATTGAATAAACGTTTCAAAGTCGTTGTTGTAAAGCTGATCCAGTGTGCCTTCATATTCTGTTTTGCGTTCGCCAAGTTCATATTCGCCAATAGCATCCAAACTATAACTGTGCATTTCATGATATGTATACTTGCGATACAGTTCCATGTAATCCAAATGCAGTCTACCCACTGTGTCAAATGTTTCTTGTGCTTTGCCATAGCGTTCAAACTCTCGTCTGTTGGGATATTTGCCCCACAAACAAAAACGTCTTGTGTGTTCTTTGCCAAGAACTCTTGCTATGCGATTCACCAAGTAAGGAATATCAAAGCCTTCACTGTTCCATCCACTCATTACATCTGCATCATCAATCAACTGCAAGAATGTATCCAGCAGTTCATCTTCTGTGTCCATGAGAATAGTATCCTCAAACCTGTCTACAATAAGTTGTGCATCTGCTCGTGTTAGTGTTTTGGGTTTACAAACCAGACAAATAGTTTTGCCAATCCAATCCAAGTGTACACTAACTGCGGTTACTGGATTGAATGGGTCACTAGGATCTGCAAAGCCTTTGTCTTTGTCAAAGTCAACCTCGATATCGAAAAATGCTTGTTGTAGTTTAGGAGTATCCGCTCCCAAATAGTTGTCAGCCAAACATCTAAATACTGGGTTGACATCACTTTCAAACAACCGTTGATTGCTGTACAGTTTCTTTTCTTTTTTGAACTGTTTACCGCTAGTAGTGACCACACGTTGTAGTTTGTCACCAAAGATACTTTCGAAACTGCCGCGACTGTCTTTGTAATAGAACAAGTAACGTGCAGGATATTCCCTGAACTCTCGTCTACCATTTACACGTTCTACAACGTGAATAATATCTTTGTCTCTATCAATGAGTGCGTCTACATACATTAACTAACAAATGCCCTTTCTTGCACAAACGTACCTTGTGTTTTTTTGTTGCCTTCACTGAACCCTAGTGCAGCGAAGTGTTCTTTTAAGTCGTTGTTGAATGCTATACTTCCACATAACATTATACGCTGATATTCAGGATTGTCAATCTTAACTGTTCCGTCTGCCATAAACTTTTGAATGCGTCCTTGCAGTTCAGCAGGTTCTTGTGTAACTGTGCTGATATACTCAATGGGCATTTCGTTGAGAAAGTCTCTGTAGCAGTCTTGTTCTGAATGTGTTCTAGTAGTCCATGTTACAGTGATGTTTTCAAATAAGTCATATGTTTCTGGTTCACGCAACAAACTAATAAAAGGTGCAATACCTGTACCACTAGCCATCATTACCAAATGCCCACCTAATTCCAGATTAGCAAGTATCAGCGTTCCGGTGGGTTTTTCTCCCACTAGTATTTTGTCTCCCACACTCACATGTTGTAGTCGACTGGTTAATGGACCGTCTTGTACTTTGATACTGTAAAACTCCAAGTAGTCGTCATAAGGTCCACTGGTAATACTGTATGCTCTATTAGGTGTATCATCATCAACAGTACTGATCATAACAAACTCGCCCGCAGTAAATCTATAACTGCGAGGTCGTTCGGTTCTTATTCTAAATAGTTTGTCTGTATAATGTTGTACTTCAATGACTGTTAAGTCAAGCATTAATTGTCTCTACCTACTGCTTGAAGTACTTCTTCAACTGCATTAAAACTGTCTTGTACATTAGCAAATTCATTTTTGTATGCAATTCTAATGGCTTTGTTTAGCACTGCTGGTTTCATATCCATTTCTTCTGCAATGGCTTTTACTGTGTCTCTGAGACCTTCTTTGAGTGTTTCTACTTCACCTGTGACTTGAATGCCTTCGCTTACAAGTTGTTTAAGTTTATTAATTTCGCTATCGCTAAAGCTGCGTATTGGCATACGTTTCTCCTTTTGTATTTGTTACATACTATATTAATTATTCAGAGTTGTCAATGTTTTTTAGATGTTCTTGGATAATTACATCATCGCTGGGTAATTCGTCTTCTGTCCACAGTTGCGGATCGAACACCGCACTGGCTAGCCATAAAGCAACCAGTGTATAAAAAGTTACAATCAGTGCAATAGGAGCAACAATGACACTGACCCACCAGGGTTTGGTTTGTAGCCAGTGTATGAGTTTTTTAATTTTGTTCTTAACACCATCTAGCATGTACTTGCCTATGCTCCATCTGAGCAAGCGCATTACTATTAGTATCGGGCTTGTGATTACGTCAAATAAAATTAAAGCCAGGTCTACAGCTAAATCCACAATGTGATCTATGTTTAGCCATTTACGAAATCTCTGCCACATTTAATCAGTGATTGTAAATTTTAAATTCGGATGATCTGGATAATTTACAACCACTGGTCCTTCGGGACATTGATAATTTATGTGTGCAAGTAAAGTTGCAGTGCCTGGAGGTATCATATCTATGTGTTCTTTGTCTATTGTAAAAGAAAATCCAAACTTGTCTATCTTATCACTTGCAGGTCCTGAAAATTTTGCTATGCTGGGTATTGCCTTGTGTACCATAAACTTGCTGTCTTTTACCTCAAGTGTAAAACCTTCAACACTGCAATCATCTCTGTACTTTTCACGAGCAACAATTACATCAAAAGTTCCGTCAACAGGTGCATCTGTCACACTGAAATGTTCTGGTGCCCAGGCTAAAATTTCTTTTGATTCTAGCTTATCCCACAGTGTGTAGCCGCCACCTATAAGCGCAAGTGTTGCTGTAATAGCACCTATACCTTTGGTTATATTTTCAATATCAAAACTAAACATTTTTCTTCTCTATCTTTTCAATTCTTTTTTCTAATTGGTCAATTTTTGCAGTGATCTTAGGATAGCGTTGGCGCCAGGCATCTTCTGGTTGTTGTAACCATGTCCAGCCCCAACGTTCAACAAGATAGTCCACGCATTTGTCTACTTTGCTGTAAAACCATAAACCAATGCGTGTGCTACTCATGTATGCTACAAATATAGCACCAAACGCACTACCTGCCAGTGCAGTATAAATCCACAATCTGTCTGTGGCCATGCGCTCGATCATTTCCCACATACTATTACTTGCCTTTTTCGCCGTACTTTGATGACTGCTTTAAGTTTTCTTTTTTCTTTTGCGCCCAAGATTTTGCCATTAGTCTTCCTTTTTCCAAATTGTCCATGCGCCGTATGCAATACAGCCTAGTCCAATTATTCCAACAGGCACAACAATCATCGCTACACCTGCGGCTATCAGCACTAGCCCATCCCAGGTAGTGCGTTCTGTTAATCTACTTGTAATCCAATTCATTATTTTATTCCCATTGCGGCAAGTGTAGCTTTTCCTACGATACCATCTGGTACCAAACCTCTACTTTTTTGCCATGCTATTACAGCGGCTTCTGTTCCTGGACCAAAGTCACCATCTGCACTAATACCAAGTGCTTTTTGTACTGCTTTTACAGTTTCACCTTTGCTGCCTTTTTTCACTGTACTGTGTGTAAAAGGTGGTGGGCTCCAACTGCCGCCCAATACTTCTAGTGCATGCTTGTAGTGCTTCTTGCGATCTTCTAGTCCAATAGTTCCGCCATTGATACGTTTGGTCATGCCAACAACATCTTGTTTGTCAGCCCATTTGTTTAGACCATTTGTTTTCCAAAACCAACATGCACTTTCCAATGCACCTTTCTTGGTTTTGAGATATTTGATTGCTTGTTCTGCTGTGTAGCCCAGTGTCTCTCCAAACTTGGTATAGTTGTGTCTACCAGTAAGTTGAATAACTCCTCTACCGCGAAAGCGCCATCCGTCGCCACTGGCTTCGTCACCATTGTCCATGCGGTTTGCATACACTACGTTTGCAATCTTTTCTGGTTGTCTGTGATAGGCATTTGCATCTCTTCCGGCTCTTACAAAGTACTTGGGAAATACAGCATTCAATCCTTTTGCACTGTAGTTCAAGTTCTCTTGTGTAACTCTAAAGTTGTTGCTTTCATGAGCGCACTGTGCTATAAAGCCTGCTACTCTATCAACAGTTGTAATATCATAGTATGGAAGTATCTCTTCCATTGCTTCAAACCACTCTGCGTATTCGCCATTACCTTTTAGCAGTTCTTGCACTTGATCTTCTGTGAATTCAAATTCAAATGTACTCATAATGAATACTCCCTTTTTGTATACGTATTTATTTTACCCACGCTCCAATTCTGCCATGAACATCAGGATCTTGTATATATTCGTAGCCTTTTGGAGGTGTTTCATTCATGCCCTGCCACACAGGAATATATTCGTTGCGACCATGTGGAAAATCGCTGTTGTGACGCAAATGAACTTCTATTAATTTATCACCAATAAATTCACAGTTTATTTTATCATATTTGATTTTTATATAATCTAGTATTGGAGGTAAAGGTATCTGAGTATCTACTCTTACCCAGCGGTCCCACCGTGTAAATGTTCCTGGTGGTTTAAATCCTTGTACTGCTAGTACTTGTTGTCCGTTTAGATAGTCAACACTGATATGATCTCCTTCAAACCACTCACACCAAAAATGACCAGGTGTTAGATAGTCTGTTGTGTCTTGTATATAGTGTTTTTGTGCGTTTAATCCTAGTCCAAATGCGTTTACACAAGGACGCACAATATAGTATCCGGGTGTAGGAACACTGGTTCCTGTTGGACCACATGTATAACCAAGATATCTTGATAGTATTAGTTTATCAAATATCCACAAATCTTCAGGAGCAGTTGTTTGCCAAACTATTTCTTCTGGGTGCATTAATTGAAGCCTTGTTCGACTCCGCTGTCTTCCCAAGCCCACTTACGAGCATCAGTTTCTAGTCCCACAGCATTATCGCACACACATTTGGTACAAACATCATTTATACATTTATCGCAATCTTGTTTATGGCAGTGACACTCGTGTCCACAGGTTTTACATTTTGTGTTAAGTGTAAGTGTCATTGCTTCTCCTTTATGATTTGCGTGTTGTGTTGCTTACGTTTTTAGCTTTACCTCTGCGATTCTTATTCGGATCTTCTCTTCTCTTTTTACGTACAGCGGCAGCAATTGCTTTTTTGCCACCTTTAGCTCTTAAACTTGCAGCTCTACTTTTACTTAGACATTTAGGTTTGCCTTCACCTTTTTTAGCATCGCCACATTTACCAATACGTTCACCTTTGGTGTTGTAACGATCCCAGCCACCACCGCCAGCACCGCCCTTTTTACCTTTACCAAACCAAGCACGTAAATTTTCTTCAATACGTTCAACATTGTCCGCAGCATTAAGTTTATCCATCATTCGCTGAAACTGATTAGCATTCAATTTTTCACTTGATTGATAATTGCGATTTTTGATAAAAATTGCACGAAGTTCAACATACCATCCGTCTTCATCTGCTTGTTTTACTAGTTGATCTGGTGCTTCTGGTTTATATGCCATAACTGATAGTGAAATCATATCATATTTAGGATTATTTTTAACACTATAATCAATATAAATTGGATTATTATGAGTGCGTCCAGTGGATTTTGCATGATCAATGATATCTTCAACATTGTCATCTTTAACAAAATCATAATATGATTCTAATATGATGTCATTAACCAACATTACTTTTTACTCTTGTTGCCCCAGTTCTTAGCACCTACTTTGCGACACTTTACCAGTGCGCCACTTGCATATGCACTGGGCCATACTTTGTAACGACTTTTAACTTTGTAATAGCAAGCGTCTTTTTTGCCTGCTGCTTCATCAAATTGTTCTTCAGTTAAAGGTGTTGATTTGAGCTCATCCAGTCTCATTTCATTGCTCCGTAGATAATATCCATTACCCTTAGGAATCCTTTTTTGGTTCTCATCATTTCAGCTACTTTGGCTTGATTGTCTTCACGCATTTTGTCGAATGCTTGTAAGAAAATACTAGCTGTGGTCATGTCTACTTTCATAGTACCATCTTCGAACTTGACTGGCATTACACTCTTATCAGCTACAATTTTTCTCAGTGTATCAACATTTTCTTTTACTAGAATAAATTGATCTACTTTTTCTTGAAGATCTTGCACAGTAAATCCTTGTGCTTGTAGTGACTCTTGAGTAGCATCTTTTCCGTACAATCCAAATGTTGCACCGTCTAGTGCTGTATTGCCTGCATTTCGAATTTTTTGTGCAAAGCTAGCATTGGGATCTGCACGATAACCACGAGCTGCATCGTATGCTGTCATACCAAGTGCTACTGGCCATGCTAGTTTTCCAAGTGCAGCTTTTCCAAATTTGGCTGCTTTTCCTAATTTTGTTGCTTTGTTTGGCACAGCTTTGATGTTTTGGTTTCCTAAATTAGGATACTTTTGTTTCAATCGAACGATCTTGTCATTGCTTTGTGCTACGCTCATGTTGCTCTTGGCTAGTTTTCGATTTTGTCTATCCAGTTGCTTTTGTGCTTGTCTTGCAGCCTTTTGGTCTTTTTTCAACTGTTGCATAGGTGTAAGTGGCTTTGGAGTTCTGTTTGCTATTTTACCTGTAGCATATGCAGAACCTAAAGCGCCTGCCGCAATAGCAGCATCGTCCCAACCATATGATGACTCATCGTCAGCTTCGTTATATTTTTTCTTCTTTTTCTTCTTGCCGTACTTGCCTTCGTTCATACCAGCATGCATTGCTGCCATGTGTGCTTTATATTTTGCTGTACCTTTTTTGTGTGGACTGTGTCCTTCACGCATTCCTTTGTCACGACGATTCATGATTTGTACTATTTCTTTTTCCAATTCGCTGTGATACTGTTTACTTTCCATATCACCGTGAGTAACACCTAAGTCGCCTAGTTCTCCTTTGAGATAGTCGTGTGCTTCTGCTCTAGCACGAAGTTCATCTACTCCGTTGTCTAGCATTTCATCAAAAATACTAAGAGCGTTTTCAATGAATCCTTCAACTGCTTGGTATTGATCATCACCGCCCCATTCGTTTACGCTTTCTTCCCCCATTGCCTGACGTACCGCAGCATCGATTGCAGCTTTCATCTCTACATCCTTTGGACGCAGTCTCGGACGTGGGCTGCTGGCTGGCGCACTTGACTTTTTAACGTGTACCTGATCAGGTGCTTCTGCATCAGGTGAAAGATCAATTTCAGGTTCAGGACGTAGTCTTGGACGAGGACTTGATTTTCTTGGATCTGTTAAACCTTTGTTTTGTGGATGACTTGGTTGATCCATGTGTCCAGCACGAGGATTGAATTCAAACTCTGCTAGTGCTCTGTCAAACAGTGCATTAGCACGTTGTTCAACACTTGCGTTTAATCTTGCATGAATATTCATTGGATCAGGCATTCCCAAACTGCGTTCACCGCCTTTGAGATAGCTACGGATAGCTGTTGGAAGGCTAGGAGATTTTTTGCCTTTGTCTTGATTTTTACCTCCAGGTCTACCTGGTTCTGAATAAGGATCATCCTTTGGTTTTACTGCTTCTGCTGTGTGTGGTGCTTTGTCTAGTTCTTTCCATTCATCATATGTGAGATACATGTCTGTGTCTCTGTCGTAGTATGCTCCTTCTTGTGGATCATAGTACACTACTTTTCCACTGCGAGTTATCATTGGGCCTTCCATGCCCTGTATTTCATCATAACGATCTCTGTCGATTGGTGGTAAGATTTGATATCCTTCTTCCATGGCTTGTTTCCTAATTGTAGCATAGTAAACTGTTTCCCAGTCTTTACCATATTGTTTTTTCATTGCAGCTTTCATACCGCTGTCATCATATTTTTTCTTTAAACGTGTTTCTTTGGCTTTTTCAGCTTTGGTCATTTCACGCTCTTCAACACTCTCACCGAAACTTTTGTATCTTGCAAGTTTCATAGGATCTGGCATTGGTAAAGGAGTGAATGGACTCAGTGTGTAATCTCTTTGTTTTTTCGTTAAATCAGGTAAACCAAAACGTATTCTCTTGCGTGTTTTCTCTTTGCCTTTGCCGCCTCTGGGTGGTTGAGTAGTTCCGATATCTGTCTTCACACGAGGAGCAGGACCCGGTACAGTAAGTGTACTTGGAGCTCGGGTTGTTACAGGTTTATCTAATACTTTTGGTGCATCTGGAAGTTTCTCTGGATCAGTTACTGGTCCTTTGGGTTGACCAGGAGCGTCTGGATTTACTACTGGTCCTTTGGGTAAAGGAGCATCTGGATCAACAGTTGGTTCTTGTTCTTTACCTGGATCAACTTCTGGTTTTGTTGGAGTAGTTGTTGGTATTTCAACAGGTGTATCTCTCGTAGGAGCATCGGGTGCATCTTGTGGATCTTGAGTTGGCTCAGGCTGCTTTGGTGCAGTTGGTGCTACACTCGGAGCAGGTTCTGGAATCTCCAGAGGTGACTCAGGTCCAGGTAGATCAGGAAGCACAGGAATACCTGGAAACTTGGGCGTTGTTATAGGTTCTGATTTGGGTAATTCTTCTGGTTTAATTTCTGGTTGTGCAAGTGTTGGCGCATCTGTTTGTGCTGATGGTTGAGGTATACCGCCGCCTATTGGTTCTAGGTCTAGCATTTTTTGAGTGTCAGCAACACGCTTTTGTGCATCTGTATAGTAAGGATGTGTTCTTGGATCTACAAATTGTACATCATCTTTATCCGCATTTTTATATTCATCATCTATCATATCTATGAGTGCTTGAGGATCACTTGCTGCAAGTGACTGCATCATTTTATCAGCAATTTCCATTGCTTGACGATCTTCGTCGGAAAGTGTGGCGTCTGCCGCAGTCGTTGGGTTGCCAAAAATCATCATCGCAGCTCCGCCAACAACTCTACCAGCTAAACCTAACAGTTTTGACCAGCCTGAAGGTTTAATTTTGCCTTTGACTTTGCCTGCGCCGCCACTGCCAGTGGCTAATTTTACATTATCGTTAGCAGTTTTGAATACATCTGGATTGTTCGTAAAGAACTGTTGCATGAACTGCGTCATTTTTGGACCGCGGAATTGAGGATTATTTTTTTGAAACAACTCGATTACATTGCTGGCTTGTTTTGGAGTAGCACCTTGTTTCTTTGCCATATCAAAGAATTCAGTACCCAAAACAACAGGACTTTTACCTCCCACAACTGAACCCGACACTTTTAGTGCAGGGTTTGCTTCAAATAAATCCTCTAAACGCATTTAGATTTCCTCTTCTTCAATTCCAGGTTCGTGGAATGCACCACTTCTCATCGTACCACTTGAAACTAATTTACCGTCTGCATTGTATACTTCATATGGTTCGCCGTCCATTTCGTCAGCATACTCGTCAACTATACGCATTGCATCTTCTAGTGTATAGTCGTAATATTCAAACTTTTGATCTCCAACATATATTATCATGCCTTCTTCTTGGGCTTCTTCAAGTCTTTCCATTGCACTTTCGGGCATGTCGTCTACTACAGTAACTTCTGGATAGTCGTTGACTGCTAGATATTCCATATAATGCTTTACTGCGCCCAAGTAGTCACTGGCTTTTGTAATTTTAGCTTGTACCCAAGGTTCTAAGTTGTCTGTATCACCAATCATACCGTGTAGTTCAATTGCATACTTGCTGAGTCTATACAGTTGACTTTTGGCCATCCATCCATCTTCGTCAGTTGCATCTAGTACACCTTCCATTAGTTCGCTGGTGTATACAACTGGTTCTGTGCCTTCTTGTAGTTCAGGCATGTGTTTTTTCTTCCAAAGTTTTGCCAGGTCAATGTCTTCAAACACTTTGCGTTCTACTCCATTGACATCTAACACTTTGTACTCTCTGCCTTCTTTTACCACACGTGGTTTGGCAACTTCTTTTACTGTGCTTATTTTTTCCAATCTCATGGGTTTCTCCGGATCATTGTATTGGTCACTTGATCATTTAACTGTTGCTCGTCAGCATCAGCTTTTGTTTTTTTACCAGCAAAGATTGAATCTTTTTTACGTCTTTGCATTTTACCCAAGGGCTGTGCAACTGTTGCAATAGACCCTGCAGTGGTTGTTTCTCTTATGATCTCATGTACCTTCATATACTTATTTATGTAATTTTAAAAGTGATAAGTATTTTTGCTAATGAGGTTACAATGAAAATAGCTGTAATGCTGACGGGTCTCGTCATTGATAAAACAGAGACACTTCCGTATATAAAACAAATGTTTGACATGTTTGCAGAAAGAAACAATCTGCAAATAGATTACTACTGTCATTTTTGGTCACCTGAGGATCTTTATCCCTATACTATAGATTATCATAAAACACGTATATGTGTTCCGTGGGAAAATGCTGGTAGTATTGATTATGCTCTCAGCATATTCAAACCCAAGTATCATAGAATCAATCCTTTTAAAAATTTGTATTGGAATTTTGTAGACTATTATGATCATATAGCACACGATGATTGGACAAAAAGTAGTGCAGAATTAGTTAAACATAATATTGCTAATAAAGAATTACATGCTGATTGGTTTTTGAACAATTGCGATAATCCACAAGATGGATTTGACAAATGGTGGCACTATCATGTGTGGTGGTGTAGATATGTACACACAGCTTCTCAAGCATATTCTACGGCTCAAAGTTGTGAAATGGTCCATCATGCCAATATGAATTATGCAGCTTGTATCAAATGGAGATACGATGTAATAGCAGACTTAGTAACGCACAACGATAAGATTATGAATGCAATTAAACAATGTGCAAATCAACAAGCATTTTATACAGAACTAGCATGGGAAGGTTTAGAATGGCAGCAAGACTTGCCATATGATATAAACACTGCTAATCCTGATGCACTTGTGAGTTTACATGATGGATGGTGGATATGTTCACTTTCCACTGTAGAAAAACTAAACAAAACATTTTTTCATGATTATATCACTGATATGAAAACACCGCCAGGTGGGCAACACACACATTTCTTTAAAAGTATAAAAAATATCAACACACCAATTCATTTAACTGACAGAATTCAAAGTAATATTATACGTTTTCCTGAAACTATTCCTAATAATTTTAATATTAGACCTCAAGATCATTTTGATCACTTGTACGCTAGAAATTTTCAAACTAAAAAACACAGTAGTATGAAAGATAGTTTAGAAAATTTCAATAAACGTAGTCAATATTATACTGTTGGAAAATTTAATTTTTATTAATTACTAGGTTTATAAGGATTTTCTATTTCATACTTTTCATGTTGTTGTGCTATGTGTTCCCAAGACAAATCTTCTAACTTTTCAGGATATCTAATCAATTTACAATCCCAAGGCATAGGCCAAGTAACACTAAAACTGAGCATATTTGTTTTGCTGTACATAGCCATTTTGTTCCATATCCAATGAGGATGATGATAAAATTCACTTACTTCTAGTTCGTACCATAATTGTTTATGAATTGTAGCAAGATTTAGACAATATTCGTCTATATTTGAATTAAATTTGTACCAAACATCTGGCTTGCTTATGAATGCAAAATCTGCAAACAGAGGAATACCGCTTTCTATATATAACCAAGGAGTAAATACTTTGTCATTGAATATTGGATTTCGATATATGTTTTCAAATGCTTTTTTCCAATAATTAATTTCCATGTTTTTAAATGCAACATCGCTTCTGGTTCTGATAACAATATCGTAATGATCTAAATTACCAACCATGTTAGTTATTTTTTGTGAACAAAGAAATTGACCCCATATATTTTTTGAATATTTACTAATATATTTTTTCTCTAATCTGAATAGATTTGATTGCTGACGTTCCTCAGGAACAAAATCCCAATTATCTAACTTTGAATTTTGATCTTGTACTCGATCAATAAAGTTATCAATTGTTTTTTCAAAACTTTGTGTGTGATATCTGACAGGATTGTATGTGTTTTCAATACGTGATTGTAAATTTGGATCACCGTCATCCCAAAAATAACAGAAGTAATCTACGTCCAATCCGCAGTCTTTGGGAAATACATGATTTTTAAACCAATGGGCACCTTGTTCAAGATTTCTTGGTTGCCCAGTTAATAGTACTGCTATTTTCATTTTAACCTATGTGTTTTTATGAAGTATATATTATTTAATAACAAGTGTCAATTATTTTATTTCATTACCATTGGTATCATACTTGTTAAGTATAGTAATTAAACTTGGATCAAAAACAACAAAGTTTTGAGATTGATCACGCCCAGGTCCTTTATACTTTCTATCACCTACGAAATATATTGCTTGGATACCTTGGTCTTCTAAATATTTTGTGGCTTGTTCGCTTTCCATTGGTCCGGATATTCCACCTGATCCATAAGATGCTCTCAGATAATGATAATAATATCTTGCTTCTGTTCCTTTAGAACCATCATAGTCAATCGTACTTAAAACATCTTGAATAAACTTTGGTTGTTGTGAAAACGGACGGTCCCATCTTAAAATCTTATTTGTGTCAATATTAACTTTTATTTTATACAGTGTTGCAGTATCGCTGTTGCTTAACTTTTGATAGAATTTACCTACTTCAGGATTTTTTGAAATATATATACCAGATCCAAACGCTGCTCCGCCTTCGCCGGAATGCGCTTTGGTTCTTAAAAAGTTATCAAAGTTGGCACCAGAGCCGTGGTATGCAATAAATGAGCCAGTTTGTTCAGTTAAATTAATGTTAAACAGTTCTTGTAGTCTCATTTCTTTTTACCCGATTTCATATTAGCACACCAGTGATACATTTTTTGTTTCTCACCACTGCTATTTTTTGCTTTGCGTCTTAGTTCACTAACACTACCATCACAACTAGCACCTGAACGTTTTACACGCCCTGGTCTGCTTTTACCTTTTACTTTACCATCAGCAAAGTTTTCTTCTAACCTTATTTCATTAAACAACTCTTTATACCAGTTAACCAATTTGTCGTATCTGTTCCTAGGCTTTGATTTGGGTTGTTGTTGAGTATTTTGTTTTGGTTGCTGTGGTTTGTTTTGACCGCCCCAGTTTATTTTGTGTAGCAAAGTACCTGGTGTGTTTTCAACAGGAAACTCTTTGTTAGTGGTGCGAAAGTTCTTTTTACGCATCACAGTTTTGGCAATCATTTCTAGTTCTTTGCCATTCCAACGCAACACAAACGGAATATTAATGTCTGTTTCTAAATCTTTCATTACGGCTTCGGTGTCTGGACCCATTTGCGCAATTGGCTTGCCCCAAGTGCGTATTTCTTTGCTGAACAGTTGTGCTAGTTCTTTTACTGTAATAGGTTCACCGTTGCGCTTGTCATTGGCTCTGTCTAAAAAATGTTTGGTAAACTCTACATCGATTCCCACTTGTGCAAATGCACGATCAACCACACGTTCTAGTGCATTTAATTCTCCTGCAGTTACATCCTCAGATACATTGTAACGGTCTTTGTACAAATTCATTAACGCTCTAGGATCGTATCCAAAACTTTTGGCAATACTAAATGCATAACTGCCTAAACTTTGTTTGTCACCTTTGCTCTGTACTAGTTTGTGCATAGCTGCCAGCATGGCATCCAAAAACATACGTTGTTTTCTATCATCTATGTCTTCGTTAAATGCTCGATCAGCGGCTGCTTTGGCACTTGCACCGTCTGGGTGTTTTGGATTAATGCCTACTGGTTCACCGTTAATTAGATCACTGATATTACTTGCTTTACCTATTTTGTCCAACAGCTGATGCAGTGGATCTAGAGGATCATATGCACGTTCATAGTCAGGTTTGCCTCTAACTTCTGTGCGATTTCCTGACTTTGTATCTACAATGTGCAGTACATCCATCTCTTTGCCACGTTCTAATCGTAACTTATAACCTTCTAAAAATATTTCAGACCCTTCATTCAGATAAGGCAAACTAAACCAATGCTTAAACCATTCAGGAGATCCTATTTCCAAGCCCTTTTTTCTTTCTAAGCGTCTGCGTTCTGTGCCAGTGACACTGATATTTTCTGCTAAACCCAAGTTAAACAATTTGTTTGGTGTACTGTTTTTTGCAGCTTTTGCATGCAACGGCTGTGGTTTTCCACCTTTGTTCATAGGGAATAGTTTAGCAGCTTGACGTTCAGTTTCGCCTGGCTTGACATCCACAGTGGTATTCTGTTTGGTAATTTTGCCTACACCTGCTTCTGTTAGTTCATTGATTTTCATCTTGTTACCATTGTCAATAGTTGCAGTATAGCTTCGCTGTTTATGGTTTGTCTACCACTGGTCAAACTTTGAACACCACGACGCATTTTGTCTGCATCTTGAGGAGTGATGTATTGTCTGCTTTCAAATTCTTGTATGTTGTCAAATATTTTGTTAACATCAACTGGCAATGGTTCTTGTTCAGCTTCTTGTTGTATGTTACGACTGCGAGCTCCGCCTTTGGCACGTATTGCTTGTAGGTCATCCAATGCTTGTATAAGTGCAGCAATTTTAGTTGGTAATACTCGATTGCGATTTAGTTCATAATCTGCATTTCTAAAGCCTTGTGTGCTTTGTTGCATTTGTTTGAGCATGTTAGTAGTTTGATCAATCACATTCTTCATCAAACTATCGATATTCATAGTGCCATAGCCTGGCACTGCAACTGTGCTTTTCATTGGCTCATCTTTGTTGAAGTCAGTAAGTTCTTCATTAGCTTTTTTATGTCCAGCACAATGGGCCTTTTGACTGAAACCTCGTGGGTTGTCACAGTCAATACTACGCTTGTATTTCTCGCTCCACTTTTCGTCTACTTGATTAATCTTCATGTTCTTCTATTTCCACTACCAAGTTGCTGTCTCCAGCCATTATTCTATGATATGTTTCTTTGGGTATGTGGAGGACATCACCTTGTTGTAATTTTTGTGGCAATTGGTTGTCCATTTGAAATCTCCAACCTGTGCCCTCCAATACTTTAACTGTTCTTGTTTGCCTATCTCTGTGCCAAACTAATTCTTCTCCGTCTACAGAACTTTCAAAAGTTCTGGTTCTTTTCCTACCCTGTACAATTTCTGTATAAGGAGTTACCACCACTGGCCTCCTTTAACGCCTAAACTTTTGTAACGTGGAGTTCTGCAACTCCAGTATCTTGCAGTTGTTTTATCATTTGCCTGTTTACATTTGTGTCTTGCTACAAAACTTTTGACTCTACCTGGGTCTTTGGCCTTTACACTTAGTCCAGTTGTGTCTCCCCAACTGATCTTTTTTACTCTGCCTGTTTTTGGATTTTTTACATATACATAAAACTTTTTGCTGCCGCCTCTTTTAGGTGAATTGAGTTTTACTTTTTTGCCATTGTATTCTGCTTCATCCATCTGGTCTTCTTCATCACTACTATGACCTAAATGCTTGTGTACGAGTTTATCTAGTTCTTTGTGAAATTCGTCAACTTCTTCGTCACTCATATCTTCCATAAACGGAACATCTAGTGGAACAACTTCGTCATTCAAACGCACCAATTCGCCAATATCTGTTTCGAGAAGTTCTTCGTCTTCCCAATCCAACTCCAGCAAACCTTGACTGTGCATGTCTCTAACTGTGCGATAAAATTCTCTGAATGCAGTACTTCCTGGACGGAAAATACATTCTCTAAACGGTACACCTCTGGCTACATGTTCTTCGATAGCCTGTTGCACCGGAGTCTTTGTTTCAATAAATTCGTTAATCTTCATAAGAACACCCTTGGTAATACTTTATAGTATTTAGCCAAGGGTGTAAGTTTAAGAAAAGATGTTAGCCGTCGCCTTCAATATCGTCAGCACCGTCCAGAGTATCGTCTGCTGTGCCAAGAATTGCGTCAACACCTGCGCCAATACCTGTACCAGCTTCTTCAATTGCTACATAATCGCCAGCGCCTGTGAAGTCCCAACCTGTAACAGTACCGTTATCAAGTGTTACTTTACGTCCTGAGATTTTTGTGACTTGACGAGCTGTGCCGTTATCATCAACAACAATTGACATTTCACCTTCTAGCAAATCAGCACTTGCTTTATCTACTAGATAACAAGTACCTGTATCTGTGCCGCCTGCGTTTGAAACTTTGAAACGCTTTGAACCAGTTTGCTTTACAATGTAACCTGGTGTTGAGCCAGAGCCTGCATTAAACTGAACTTTGATTTCGTTACCGCCTGCTGTAGGTGCTCCGAAATATCTTTTATTAAGTGGTCTTCCCATTTGTTTTCTCCTTAAAAGAAGTCCTATGCGAGTTCTAGTCGCTACGGGGTGGGAACCCCATAAGTCCTCTCATGAGTACTATCGGACACTAGTATTTAGTGCTGATTGTGTGCTAATTGAAGATAGTGTTTGTAGAGCTGTGCGCTAGCCAAGTTCTTGTGTTTGGCTTCTACCATGATATCAAAATCATCCCAAAAACTCAATGCCCAATTGTTACAGGCATAATTCCAGCACATATCGCTGTGTGCTCTTAGTTTAGCTTTTTTGTATCCTTGCTGTAAGAGATCTTCCATGGACGGCCTTGTGTCGTGTCTATGTTCTGTGATATAAGTTTCCTTAGATATGCTATAATGCATACTAGGGCGAACACCACGCCAGCTATCACGAATTCTCTTAACCCTGTCATCATCAGGTTCAATATATTCTCCAGTTTTAACCCAATGGTGATGTATGTCGATCACCAATGCTACATGTTTTTCAAGCTCTAGGCTTGCGTCGAGTCCCCAGGAGTTTTCGTCGTTTTCGATAGTAATACAGTTTCGTGCTTCTGGAGACAATCTTGGAAGGATGTCTTTGATGCCTTGCGGACCTTGTCTACCTGAGATGTGGACGTTACATTTGAAGTCTTGCCAAGTTTTACCGTAGCCCATGTATCTGATGATATCCGCATGATATTCAAACTCCTCTATACTTCTATTTACAATATCAGGGCTATCACTTGCAAGAACAGTAAACTGGCCAGGATGCATAGACATGCGAACATCAAGCTCACGTGCAGCTTGACCCACTCTTGCATAGAGTTGTTCGGCTCTTTGTCTGACATCAGGCTTGCGCCAATAATAACTCCAGTCCCGCTGAGTATAAGCAGGAAGCTGATTTGACCCAAGGCGGACCATTCGTAATTCATGAGGTAATCCTCCAACATATTCTACAAGACGCAGTGCAGCCTTACCATTGTGTTCCATAATATCCCACAGGCGTTGTTCTGCTACTTCTTGTGTTTGATTGTTAAGCCATGTAATAGTTGTGGCTTTTTCGTTCAACGGACGCTGTAGTTCTTCTAGTATCTTCTTGGGCTGATTTTGATCAGGATGCATGTACTTGCATGCAAATCCAATTCGTCTAGTCATATTACGCTCCGTCATATAATTTCACTTTATACACTATAGCGTATATTATTCAAGATGTCAAGAAAATTTACTGATGTTTAAACTGTAGTAGTCTAACAAACGTTGATCGTTTATTTGAGGCATTTTTCTGTAGTTTTCAGGAAGGTCATCATAAGGTCTCATAGCTGGATGTGTTTTTTCGTTTACACTCATGTTAAGACCATAACGATATCCCTGGCCCATCATTTCCTGTATCCACTCATTGTGTGCTTGTCTAGCATATGATTGTTGTAGTACATCTCTAGCACCTTCGTCCATGGTTATGTCTGCTTCGAATGGATGTCCGAAGTCTGCGTCTGCACGATACACATTACTGGTTTCAATTTCAAAGTCATGCTCAGTAACTCTCATATATCCAACAACAATACGTTCAGCTTCATCTGCGGTAAGATGTCTTGATAGCGGAATACGATATATGTAATCTTCTGCTTGTGCTGCTAACATAAATTCAGCAGTTTCATCATCTCCTGCAACAACACCTTCTGGTGCTAGCATTACCACAGTGAAGAACCAACGCTGAATTTCTTCAGCGTTTAGTGTTTTTTGTGTACGTTGTTGAATATAGAAATCTTGCATTACATTCTTCTTACTGGTGGTGGTAGATCATCATCTACTAGTGTTTCTGTTGTATCTATATTTACCCTAGTTGTAGTTGAGTTAGAACTACCGGGCATTGAACCTTGTTGTTGTGGCACTTCAACATGTTTACTACTGGTACTGTTTACATAAAGACCAAACCAAGCTGCACCTGCACCCACGACCACACTCACTAGTCCTGCTTGTGCATTGTTTGGTTCAGCCAGTGCCATAAACCATGTACATACTTCGTAAAGCAAATAAATGTACATGCTTATAAAAGCCCTCGGAAACAGTCTCCATCTACTAAAATACTCTGGTGCATACCACCAAAAACTATTTTGATTCATGGTTTCAAACTCCTCTGTCTGCACTAGTATTTATAAAAAAAAGGACGCACCTGAGTACGCCCTCTTTCCTGGGGGGAACATTTCTGTTTTTAGAATGTAAAATCTGTTACTGTTGCACCACTTGCATCGTAGCTGTTTGTGCCTACCGTTGCACCCAGTGCTTGAATTGCTGTTTGTAGATCACTGGCTGTCCATTTTCCACCGTGTAGCATGATTCTAAATCCTCCAGCGCCGTCTTCTGCACCTACTGCTAGAATGTTTGCTTTTTCTTCAATTACTCTGACAATAAAGTCCATTGCCTCGCCTGGATTGGTTTCGTTTGCTAGTGTTGCGCCTCCGTCGATTGTAAACATTTCTATATCAGCTGCAATACCATTGGTGTGTCCAAATGCTACTAAGTTATTTGCTGCTCTTGCTACCATAACTGTCTCCTTTATATTAGCAGTATTTATAAAAAAAGCCCCGCTGGTTGCGAGGCTTTCTCTTTAAAAGATATCAGCTAATCTTATGCTTCTTCGAAGTCACAAACTGCTGCTACTGTTTCGCCTGCATATGCGCCTGCTGAGATTGGTAGTGGACCACCTTGGATCGCAAAGTGCATTGTGCCACCGTGTGCACCGTCGACTGCTGCGATTGTGTGTCCTAGAGCAGCAATTGCTTTGCCGAATGTGTCTAGAGCTGCTTGGTCAGCAATAGTTGCACTGCTGATGATTTGTGTACGGCTACCTAGGCCGTTGCCTGCTTTGTGGGCTGCGTTTGATGTTAAAGCCATTTTAACTTCTCCTGTTTCTCTCGCTCACATCATCGTGTGAACTTATACATTTATTTATCATGTATGGGTAACTTCAGTGACTTTTACAATAGCACTCCACCGTAGTGTATTGTTTGCTTCGCCTACAACACGTATCACAATAGCATCGTTGGTATCGTCTGCTATTACTTCTGCATCGTATTGATAATTAGTACCTGCATGAATAATTTCTTTTTGTGTGTTGAGTTCTGATGTTACACCTGCTTGTGTTATATCGATAGCACCTTTTATTCTAAATGCAGCGTGATCTGGTGTTGTATCATTACGTGCAACTATGTCAGCTTCATAAAAGTATGTGGTTTGACTAACACAAGCTATTCTTGTGTTGTTTGCATCTCTGAATAGTTCTGTAGGAGAACCATTTGTAGTTGTTCCATAAAGTACATAACTTGTGGATTTGACAGGATTTAACCCCTCGTCACTTTCAATGGTAAAACTGTTTTCAACATTAACATTTACATCAGTGAGAGTCATAACAGGACCAGTTGTGTAGTCATTGATACCTGTTAAACTACCCCCACCTCCTCCACTGGTATTGATTACTAGACCACCTGGAGTAACACCATCACTCAATCTGAATGTACGTGTTGCAACATCAAAGAACAAACGATCTTTGTCTCCCACAAACTGGGCTACATCTATGTTGCGCTTTTCACTGGTGTTAAACTTTTGAATAGGCACCGGATCAGTCCTCTAAATGGCTGTCGTCTCCAGCGAACACTACTCCTACTAGTTTGTTTTTGCCGTCGTCAACATCTTCAAGTGGATCACTTTGATCCTGATCTTGTGTTATTTTATCAACGACATCGCCTTCTTTGCCCAAGGCTGCTTTTTTCAATTCAATATTTTGCTGTAGTGGAGGTACCATCACTGGATTAGGATCCAGCACATCTTGACCAGGTTGTGGCTCCTCAGGATTTTCGCCTGCTACATCAATCTCAGGATCTCCATCGCCATTGATTTTAATGTTGATAGGAACGTTAATTGTAAATTCTCTAGCCTTCATGTGCTGCCCTCTCGCTAATATTTAGCGGTTTAATAAAACCTTTTCTACTGTTCCATGCAATGATTGATCATAGCTACCTGGCGCAGGATCTAGTGCGCTTCTGTCCACTCTAGCTCTAACCCAAACAGCATTGTTTGTAAAATTGAATGCTTCAGTTACTGTTGTTTGACTTGTATATTCTTTATAATCAGTTCCACTACCAATTGGAATTACAAACCAGTCACTGTCGGTTGGTTCAGTCACCAAGCTACCTTCCATGTATATTCTACCTAAAAAATTAGTCAAATACCATGCAACTGTGTGTAATCCATCGCTGGTGTTGTAGTAGCCATCGCCTTTGGCTTTATCGCCTGTGTAACTTAGGCTAGCAGTGTGTGATAATATTTCAATACTGTCGCTCATTGTTCTTGTATAATCTCTACTAGTTTGCCAGCACCTACAAGTTCTTGTACTGCGGCCTCAATAGTACTTACTATTTCGTGGTTCAAGATTTTTCGATCATCATCGCTATCTTTTAGCAGTTCGCTGACTTTGATAACAACCATGTCTTCGTTTAATTTTGCCATAGTAAATCACCTTTCTACATATATTTATTCTAATTCGTCGAAGGTGACAACTTTTTGACTTGAAGTAATATGAGGTTTAAACATCATATGCAGTGTAACAACATCGTCATGATTGGTAAGATATATACTGCCTGTTGCAGTATAAGGCATCCATCTGTATGCTGAAAACAAGTTACCTTGATAACCGCTGGCTGTGGTATAGTTGGCTTGCAATTGTTTCAGTTTTTGTTGAGCTGATTTACTAGATCTTTTTAATACATTGTTTATTTTATAAGTTCCATGTTCAAAACTTTCGTCGCAAAATTCCTGCATTTCTTGAAACACAGCTTGATCAGTGCTACCGTGTTGAGTACTACTTATTTTATATCTATATTGACCATACCAAAGTTGTTTTCTAGTAACAACTTGTAAATCAGCAAGCATGATATCTTGGTGACGATCATTGATAGGGCCTCTTATTTCGATTACATCTTCACCCCATTGAGCTAACAGTTCTGGTATTCGGTCAGGTCTGGTTAAGTATACAAAGTAACTACTGTCTGATCTCACTTTCCAACTCGCAAGTTCGTGATATTCTAGATAATCATATATTTTTCTATTTCTATACCAAGAGTTTTTTATGATTTCACTACTAGCTTCACGCCACTTTGGCTGAAAAAATTCAACTCTCCAGGTGTGTTTTTTATAAAATACTTTGGTGTTTAACTTAAAGTCAGCTCTGGACCTTATCTGTTTGGATATTGATGTCATCTTCTTGTATACTCAATTTAACCAAGTCTACATCTTGACCAAACAATATTTGTTTGGCTAATGGTTTCTTGATTTTTTCGTTTATAACTCTTGCCATTGGTCTTGCACCCATTGTTTCTGTAAATCCTTTTGCAGTCAACCATTCAATCACTTCCTGGTCATACTCCAATACAATATTTCTAGGCTCTAGCATAGCATCCAGCTCTTTGATAAATTTTTCTGTTACACTGTACATTAGTTTTTGGTTTAGTTTTTTGAACTGTACAACTGCATCAAGTCTGTTTCTAAATTCAGGGGCAAAGAAACTGTTCACAGCTTCTTCGTTTGCACTTTCATTTTTACCTTGACCAAATCCAATCAAATTCTTTTCTGCATCTCTAGCACCCAAATTACTTGTAAGGATAACAATAGCATTTCTTGCACTAACAGTTTTACCATCGCTTGAACTAATCATACCATTGTCCATGATCTGCAATAGCACATTACTTACATCTGGGTGTGCTTTTTCAATTTCGTCCAACAGTAGAATACAGTTAGGATGTTCTTCTAGTTTGTTGATCAACAATCCACTGCCTTGTCCGCCTTCACCGTATCCTACATACCCTGGAGGTGCACCAATCAGTTTCGCAACTGTGTGACGTTCTTGGTATTCGCTCATATCAAAACGTACAAGTTCCATGCTCATAATTTCACTGAGCTGTTTAGCAGTTTCAGTTTTACCAACGCCTGTGGGACCTGTGAACAAATAATTGCCAATTGGTTTATTAGGATCTTTAAGACCTGCTTTGGCAATGTAAATGCTGTCAGCCAATCTTTCTAACGCTTCGTCTTGCCCAAACACTTTAACCCTCAGTGCTTGTTCAATATCAATCTGTTGTTCTTTTTTGTACTCACTGTCTTTGGTCAACACCAATTGATCAATAGGTATACGTGTCATACGTGCTACTTCGTAGCGTATATCATCTAAATCTAACACAGGTTTTTGTTGTTCTGCTGGTAATAGTTTTTGTCTTGCTGCGGCTGCATCTAACACATCAAACGCTTTGTCAGGCAAAAACTTGTTGTGCCAGTACTGGTGTGTGAGATCTACTGCACCGTGCAGTGCATCTTGTGTGTATGCAATATTATGATACAGCTCGTATGCAGGTATACTGTTTACAACAATACGTTTTGCATCTTCTGGTGTAGGTTCTGGCACATCTACTTTGTAAAATCTTCTATTAAGTGCCTTGTCTTTTTCAAAATGTTCTCTATATTCTTCATATGTTGTTGAACCAATACAACGTAGTTTGCCTTTTTGCAGTGCTGGTTTTAGCAAGTTAGCAACATCCATTGCACCTTGTCCTGCATTACCTGCACCCATGATCATGTGTATTTCATCAATAAACAATATAGTATTGTCTCTGCTTTCTAATATATCCAGTACTTCTTTCAATCTTTCTTCAAAGTCACCTCTGAATTTTGTACCTGCTAGTAGTGCACCAATGTCCAAACTGTAAACAGTGTGATTCTTGATAATATCCGGCACACTGTCTTCGTTAATAAGATATGCCAATCCTTCTGCAATAGCAGTTTTACCAACACCACTTTCACCTACTAGTACTACGTTGTTCTTTTTACGTCTAGCAATAGTTTGTGTTAGTGCTTCTAATTGTTCTTCTCTGCCAACAATAGGATCTATCTCTCCAGTTACCGCTTGTTCATTTAAATTAGCACAATACTTTTTGAGCAATCTCTCTTGTTTGCTGGGTTTGTTACTTGTAACATTTTCTGGTATTTCTTGAATTTCAGGATCACTCAGATATTGTACTACACTTTCTCTGGTAATGCCGTGTACACTCAACAAATAGCATGCTGGGCTTTGTTTTTCACTGAGGATACTAATAAACAAATCTCTGGGATCTAGATTGCTTCTTCCATTAAACAGTGCTTGAGTAAACGCCCTATTGAAAACACGTTCCAGCATCACTGTTTTTTTAGGATCTTTTTCCTCAGACTGTGATTCTATTTCTTGTTCCAAGTAAGCATACAATTCTCTACTAATCTCTTTGGCTTCGACTCCGAGATCCATTAGTATATCTTCTACTTCTTCTGCATCTAAAATAATAGCCAAGAGGTGTTCAACCTGTACATATTGGTGTTTGTAATCTTTACTAAGATTAAATGTACGTTCAACTATTTGTTCAATTTTTCTTTCAGACATGTTTTATTAATACCTTGTTACACATACTTATCGTAATATTTCTTTAAGAGTTTTGTTTAAATCTTGTTCATCGAGTTTGGGTATATTGACTCTCACTTCAATTATCAAATCTCCATTTGGCAAATTCCTACGTGGTAATCCACTTTCGGGTATTCGTAATTTTGTTCCACTTTGGGTTCCAGCTTTTATATGTAATTTTATACCTCTGTTGTCAAGAGTGTTTATAAGTTTTTCTGAACCAATTAATGCTTCTTTAAGACTAATATTTAACTTCTTGTGAAGATTGTGTCCTTGTAAACTATATTCTTTGTGTGGTTTAATTTGAAAGTTTACCAGCAAGTCCCCGCCGTTAGGACCCATTGCTTGGTAACGCACTTGATCTCCGTGTGTGATGCCTCTGGGAATTTTTATAGTTATTGGTTTGTTAATTCCATTTGGCTGACTTATGTTTACATTTTTACTTGCACAATGGTATACATCTTCAAGTTCTACATGAAATGTAACACTGGTGTTGGGATTGTGTCTAGGTCTGAACACTTGTTCAAACATATCATTGAAATGATCTCCAAATGGATTGTGTCCAAATGAACTTTGTGATTGTCCAAATCCTTGTGGTTCAAACTGTTGTGCTTCGTAGTTTTGTCTAGCTTGTGCATCTTTGATATTGTCATAAGCTGCACTAATTTCAGCAAACTTTTTCTGATCACCACCAATGTCTGGATGATGTTGTTTGGCTAATTTTCTATAGGCTGATTTTATTTCAGCATCAGTACTATTACGACCAACGCCTAGTGTAGCGTAAGGATCACTCATCTTTGGGTTTTACAGCATTTTCATAATAGACAATCACAGCATTTTGCTCTTCGATGAACTTTTTAATTTGTTCAAAACTCAATGCCAGTGATTCAAAACTCTGTGCAGTCATAGCATACAACACAAAGTCTCCTTGCTCTTGTTTAACACGAGCAATTACTTGTTCTAAATTTGCTTCTGTAACAACCACAATATCAGCATTGCGCATTTCAATTGGGTCTGGTCTTGGTACTATCCGGATAGTTGGAGCTTCAATCTGTGGTGTTTCCACCACTGTTGGAACTGTCACTATCTCCTTTTCTGGTAGGAGCCGGGAGCATGCACTCACCCCCACTAGCGCAACCAATAGCACCGAAGAATAAATCAACTTGTTCATTTATCTTACTTTCACTTAGTGTTGGGTCTGCTAAACTGTTTTTAATTATGTCTGTGTTTGCCAATAAGCCAGCAATTTTTCTGTTGGCTTCTTGTACTGATTTTAAGTTAGCACCAAGCTCGTCATTCAATGCTTGCTGTCTAACTAATTCTGCTTTGAACTCTTCTATTTCTTGTTGTACATTTGTACGATATGTGTCAAATGATGTCTGTGTGGTTTGTAGTGCAGTTTCTAGTTTAGCATTGTTTGCTGTTAGCTGTGCAATCCTAGTTTGTGTGTCCACATAGTATTGGTAGGCAAACCAGCCTACTGCTCCTAGTACTCCTACAAAAATAATAGTCAAATAAATTCTGTGTAACATTATTTGTGCCTATATACAATTCTTCCTTTGGTCAAATCATAAGGTGTAACTTCAACATCTACTCTGTCATTGAGCAATATATTAATGTTGTGTCTACGAATTTTTCCACTTATAGTTGCAGTAATCACATGTTCGTTTTCTAACACAACTTTGAAAAACGCATTAGGAAGGCATTCGATAACTTTACCTTCAAATGTTAGAATTTCTTCTTTGCTCATAGACCTGCTAGTTGTTTGACTCTGTTAAGATTCTCATTTTGCTGAGCATACTTTAACACATATTGTTCTTGATTGTCAAGAACTGTTTCTTTTAAATTGTCTTCATTAAGATCAACTGCACCTGTGCCTTTGTAATATTCATACTGCCATTCGGTAATTTCAGTTACATTACTCACACACTTTATGATTTCCATAATTCTGTTGTGTAATTTGTTGTCACGAGCAAACTCTACAAACACTAGATAATTACCGTTGTTGTTAGGCCCTTGACTGATATCAACATCTAAACTTTCAACTATGTCTGTTTCAATTAGATTGCTGAGATCTTTGGCTGCTAGTTCTTGTTGTACTTCAAATGCAACTACTACGGTTTCGTTGGCTTCTCCAATTTTAGGTTTGTACTGATCAATGCTGATAGTACTGTTTACTAAATTTACCATTTCACCATATTTTACTGTCATTTACTTGTCCTCTGGAGCCATTTGCTTAATTTGTTGATAGGCTTTCTTAACTGTGCTCAGTCCTGATACGTTTCCGTAAGCTGATACTGATTTCCACAATTCATTTAATGCACTGTATTTTTCTGGTTCAATACCTGCATTATCCATGTCTTGCATAAGACCACCTAAGATTTCAATTTGTTCGTCTGTAACTTCGCCTTCGTATTCTTTGGCAGTGTTAAACATATCCATGAGTGCTTCTAGTGCATTTTTTCTAACCGTACCTTGATCATACATGTCATCTGGATCAAAGTTTACTTTGCGTTCCTCTATACCAGCTAATTTTTTAATTCTATTTAAATCTGTCATTGGTCTACTCCTAAGTCTTGTTTGTCTGGATTGAGTTCGTTGTCGTAATCACTGTCATATGCTCCATCAACTTCACTCATGTCAATGTCGTGACCGTTGATAGTAATTTTGCTTGATTCAAATTCATCAACATATTGACGTGGCATTTCAATACGCACCAACCAAATTGGACGTTTGACCTGTTTGGGTTTGCGTTTGCCTGTTTCTGGATCAACTTCTCCTAAATCGTCTGGTGTAACAATTTTTTTAGGTTCTACAAAAACATCTTTTTGAAAAAACACTCTACAGTTGTTTTTGGTCAATCTCAATGCACCATCAGGATCTGGCATAAGTTTGCGAGGCCACATCATTGTAACAGTGATCCAATATTTGCTGACTTCTGGACCAGCAATAACTTCTCCATGCTCCCAATTTTTGTATGCATATAAATTTAGGTTATCCAACACTTCTTCAAATTCCAACAAGATATCTAAATCGCTGCTAGAATCAATTAAGTTATCCAGTGTTTGTTTTAATTCTTCGATCTCTTTCATACGTATATTTAGTCTTTCTTGATAAGTAATAGTGTAGACAACATGGGCTCGCAGACAACATGGAGTTTACAACAAAATGGCTAAAAGAGCAAGAAAACAAAACCCGAGAGGTTCATTCAACGAAATGGTGATCGAACTGCAAGATTATCGCAGAAAGAAACTACAAATTCTACCTCGCAACTTGCATCAAGAAGATCTTCTTGATTACCTAGATGACGCATCCAAACACATAGTATTTGCAACTGGTCCAGCAGGAACAGGCAAAACCATGATGGCTGTGCAAATGGGTATTAGAAAGTTGGAAGATGGCGAAGTAGAAAAACTAGTAATCACCAGACCTGCCGTTAGTGTTGACGAACAACACGGCTTTTTGCCCGGTGACTTAAAACAAAAAATGGAACCCTGGACCAGACCAATCTTCGACTTTCTCGAAGAATACTACAACCCTAAACAAGTACTACAGATGGTTGAGAACAAGACAATTGAAATCTCACCGTTAGCGTATATGCGTGGACGCACATTTAAGCAAAGTTGGATCATTGCAGATGAAATGCAAAATGCAACTCAAGAGCAAACTAAAATGCTGTTAACCCGAATTGGTGAAGGTAGTAAAATAGTAGTAACAGGCGACCTTGCTCAACATGATAGGGGATTTACAAACAATGGTCTAAAAGACTTTTTAAACAAATACAATGCACAAACTGTTAACACAATTGCTCATGTGCAATTTGAAAAACGGGACGTTGAAAGACATCCCGTTGTGGCAGACGTACTACAAATTTACGACGAAGCTAGTTAATCGATTGAATTAACAATTTGAGCCCAGTTGTCTACGTTTTTAACACCGTCGTAGTGAAAAGTAGCGTTATGTTCATGCCGTAGCATAAAAGTGTTGAGGCCAAAATCAGCGCCAAGTTTTGCATTCTCAGGCTTGTCTTCGATCCAGTACAAGCCGCTGTCCTTGTAAGGTAACAGTGCTTCATCCTTGTCCGCACCAGTGTCTAGGCACTGTATAAATTCAAACACATCTCCAAAATGTTTTTTCAAGTTTTCTTCACGCAGTTTGCCTGCATAAGGATCCAAGCTCAAGCTGGTAATAACTCCAAAACGCCAACCTTTTTTAGCCAACTGTTCAACACCCCACACAGCATCCCGCAGAGGATTCAAACAACACATCCAAGCACTGCTATTGAATTCTTTTACCAGTTGTTTAACAACATCTTTACGTTCATTGTACACCAAGTGCATTTCATAACTGCTGATTGCACCCCGTACAAAGCCTTTCATTTCCATCCAATCATGAAAAGCAGTCTCCCAGTCGAGCAATACTCCGTCGACATCAGTGAGAATCAAATTCTTATTCATAGTACCTCTTTTCTTAACTTACATATATAATATAGCACCAAGATGTCTTATTGTCAACCTTTTTATCGTTGTTGTTCCCATATTTCTTTGCATTTAATTACAAAGCGTTTTTCATCTTTGGTAAAGTCATTCCAACGAGTACCATATGGCATATCAAATTCTACCAACATATCTCCAACTTTGCTCAGTCGATTTGCTAGTTCGTTGTCTTCTACTTTATAACATTGATCCATCATCCAACGACCCAAACGAGCTGCTTCGTCAGCCGCTTGACTAACTTCGAAAAATTGCATATTCATAAAGCCTCCTAGCTTTTGTCCATGATTGTTAAAACGTAACGCAATTCACTTATTATACGCAAATACCATTCTTTGTCAACTGGTTCTTTTGCCTTGCGTCTATCATCGATCAGTTGTTTGATTCTGACCTCTATATATTCTCTGGGATCTGGCTTGCGCCCTCGTCTCAATGGATAGTTGCTCCGTCGTCTAGCGTGATTCCGTAAACCTGACTCAATATTTGTACAATTGCTTCTGGAACATAGTCAGCCTCTTCGTATTCTTTGGGTACAAACAATCCTTTGAGGTCACCAGTTTTACTGATAATCAACCCAAAGTCGTCGTCTTCCATGCTTTCTTCAAAATGAATTTGATGCTCGCTCATGTATATAATACTCCAATATACAAATATTTATTGAATCAAATCGCTCCATTTGATCAATTTTTTCTTTTTTGTATTTGCTCTGTCAGCAATATCATCCCAGGTTAGGTAACCATGTTGAACCATGAGATCCAACATGCAGTAAACATCGCCCGCTTCTTCTAGCAGTTTTTTATTCCATTCATCATTAACAGTTGCCTTGCGCAGTATTTTCATGCAGACTTGTGTGAGTTCACCGCATTCTTCTGCGGTGATCACAAACAGTTGTTGATGTGTGTCCAGTGTCTTCATGCTGCCACTTTACCAATAATCATGCTAGTTGGTACTCGTGTCACAGTGCGTCCAAATGGAGTAGCACCAGCATCAACAACTTCAACAGTCTTGCGATTCATTTTTTGAATGATACCTTGACGAACATATCCGCGGCTTGACCATTCAATGGTATCACCTTTTTTAAGACCACGCTTGGCTTGAGAACCGATATAGTTCATTTGCTGTTTCCAAACATTTGCAAGAGTATTCAAATCATCCTGTGTTTGAATTTTGCGAATTGCATCGATTGCGTTGATCAATTCCTGCGTATTGCTGTTTAGCTGTGTCATTATATCAATCCTTGTTCTTTAGCTGCCGCTAGTATGATTGGAGTAAAGTTTGCTTCGACTTCGTCTTCGATCTGTTCCCAACGTACTGCACTAATATAGTGTTGGTATCTAATACCTGGAAGAGGAACTTCACCAAACATGCGTCTGTATTCGCCTCGTCTGTTGCCTAGTCCGTTGTTGAATAAATCGTATATAACGTTTTGCGCTCTGCGAAACTTGTCAAGGTGTTTATTAGCAGTGCGTGAATTTTCACATTTGCCTTGCATGGGGATCATTTCATTCAACTGATTAGCCAAATATTCAAATCCAGGATTAACACCCCATTCGCTTTTGAACAACTCTAACTGCATAACAACTCCTTTTCTCAACTTACATATACACTATAACATCAAGACGTCTTGTTGTCAACCTTTTATATAGGCTTTTAACATTTTTTCTTGTTCAGCATATGCTTCAATCTCCCAAGGACGATCAAAGTAGGGAATGTCACTAGGAGTAAACATAGGAAATTGTTTTAATACATCCTGCTTAACGTGTACAAATTCATGAAAGATAGCAGTAACAAGATCTTCATAATCCAGTCCACGCTTAACACGGATTTCGTACTCACGATCATCATCACCTTCCAAGCAATCAGCATCAACATCCAAATGCTTGGTAATCTCTACATCAACAGCAAGTTTACGATGCCGTGGCAACCAATATTTTTTAGCAAACCAAAGTGCTTCAGTAACTACCGCACGTTCTTTTTTAGTACCGCCAATTACGCTGTACAACATTACCAAATTACCTCTTCAGTTACAATCATACGGCGACCTAAGTTCTGTTCAACACAGTTTTCAGTGTAGGTTTTTACAGCACCGTCGTCATACATCACAGTGACGAGAGTTTCGCCTTCTGCATCATCATGTATAGAAGTGATTTCACCTTTTGCAGTGTAATCGCTGTACTGTCGAATAATTCCCATTCCAACTTCAAACATTATTGAACCTCTTTTGCAAGTTTTGCGATATCGGACCAAGTAGTAGCGGATTGTTTAGCAACACTTTGCTTAACTGCTTTTAACTGGTCTGCTTTGGACATTGCGTCGAACATTTGATTTAGATAAACTTGATATGCTGTCATGTTGTTTTCTCCGTCTACATATATAATGTAGCACCAAGACGTCTTATTGTCAACCTTTTTTAAAAAATAATTTTAATTGCAACAATAAAAGCGATGATAGGAGCAATTAGTATTCCAACTTGTATTGCTCTCCACATCACTACAGCTTGTTCACCTTGCATCTTCTTCATATCCTTATTTAAGATAATGTGGTCCAGTCCAGGCAACACTGTAGTTTTCAAAAATGTTACCACGAGCAGCGTTACGAGCAGGAGCATTCCAGCCAGCGGCTTTTAGAATGTCGCCTTTACGAAACTTTTTGTCTGTGTCCGTGTTAACAATGAACCCCCAAACGCTGTTTTCTTTGATGATCTTGATATACTTGTTACCATACTTGACTTCTATGATATCATCAAAGTTATCAACTTTTTCTTTGAAATATCCACTAAGTGGTTCACGACCGTTGCGAGTAGCAAAACGAATAAAGTCTGTTTTAATAGTCTGAACCAGTGTTTCGATTTCTTTTTGCATCAGTATCACTCCGTTTTTCTCAACTTACACTTATAATATAAAGTAAGATGTCTCGAATGTCAAGAGTTTTTTATAAATATTTTTATGAAATATAGAATAAAAGATGCATATGAACCATTAAATCAACATTCTACTATTCGGTCTACCATACAAGAGTACATAGAATCTGCAGGTAGTGATTTTTTTGACTTTAACGCCTTAAGAGGCTTTGGCAAAGGTATAATTCCTACAGAAATATTAAACCAAGATCCAGTTATTAAACAGATTCTAGATAACACTCCATGTAATATGGGAGGTATGGTCTTTCACATGAATCCCTGGACTTGTTATGAATGGCACTGTGATGGTATACGAGATTGTGCAATTAATATGCTAATCAAAGGTCAAGGACATACTTATTTTGGAAATAAGATAAACAAATATCTTCATCAGATTGATGAGCTGGTGTATGAACCTAATCAACTGTATTTGTTTAACACCACTGTTGAGCATACAATAATCAATGAACACCAAGAACGATGGATGTTATCTATCGGATTCGATAAAAGTGAAGAATCATTGGACTATCACGAATTACACGCTATGTGTCAATCTTTAGGATTAGTTTAATACTATTCAAAAAGTCTTACCGGTTTTTTATAGATTTTGTGTTTTTTATGCTACAAAATAACGCACCATGAACTCTTACCATAAGCGGATTTCAGCTGACTTTTTGTAAATATACTTGCGGGTGTAGTACACACGCATAATACAAGGAGTTGATACAATGGAAATTATCAACAAAGTAAAAGGTTGGGCAGGTGCTCTTGCTGAAGTTGGCATTAGTATTGCGGCACTTATGATCGTAGTAGAAGTACTAGGTCTTGGTGCAATCCCATTCTTCCCTGAAGTTAGTGTAGTCGCAAATGTTAGCGGTATGCTAGCAACACTGGGTGCTGAAGGCCTAATGGGCTTGATTGCGATCTGGGTACTTTGGGGTATTTGGAACCGCAAGTAATGTAAGTTCAGCAGGCTGAAAACCTCCAGGAAATCAGCCTCCTTTTTTATTCAACTCCATTCCAAAAATGCATGTTGTACACTATTGCTAAGTTTTTCCAACTTTGGCAAATGACTCTGTGTTATTCTCATACTAAAGGTTTCAATATCTTCTGCACCTTTGCGTTCAAACACAATGCCATATCCTATTCTGTCATACCCTCCAGGCTTAAACAGTTTTTCTAATGCAATACCTGTTTGTAGACTTTGCTGTACAGTTGATAACATGTGTTGTTGTGCAAAATTATAGGCATGTTCTAATTTTTGTTGTACACTAGAATGCCTAAAATCTACAATATTTTTGGATTTAACTGTGTTCAGATAATGTTTGTCATAAACCACAGTCAACCAAACTTTCATTTTTTTAGACAAGTGTGTTTGTGACCAACTTTGATTCAGCAAGTCTGATAGTGTTATAGTTCCAACAGTCCAATCTGTATTGTTTTTTACAATTTTGTTTCTGGACAACTTGTATTGGCTTTTGGTTTTCAATTCAAGTTCTAGTAGAGGAAAGTCAGACCCTTTGCCTGTGTTATAACCTCCTTGAAATTGACCAAGTTTGTCATGAAAGTAATTTCCGATAACAGTTGGTGATGTATCAGAATTTATCCAACTTGGCAAACTATCACCAACTTCGATTCCTTTTACTCGTGTTATTTTCATTGTCTTGTTCCTAGATAATCTTTTTCTTTGTAGCTTTTGATCATGTGACAACGACAGCACAGTGTATTGATGTTTTCTGCTGTGTCTGCTCCACCCTGACTTTTCAAGTGAATATGGTCTCCATGCATTACACCACGTGCTACACGCAGTTGATGATATGGATCCTCAATTGAAATGATCTCAGGATCTTCACGTGGATCATAACCACAAGTGTTACATTCCCAACCTCTGTAGAAAGTGTGTGGACGTTCTGGTTTACCCATGCCACCGTATTCTACACATTCCAGTTGATGCTCTTCACATAAAATGTTTCCGCCGGGTCCATCGAATATACTCAAATCATTATCACAATCTTCAAGCATACACTTAGCACCACGTCGATATTGCTCACGTAGTATTCCCGGACTTTTCATCTTACGGTTGTTTTTGTCTAACAATTTAGCCATTAGTCCCACAAGTCCTCTTTAGAAACTGTGAAGCCATTGTTTGGTGTGTAATTAGGAGTTTTAAGATTTGTACTTTTGCGTAATTGTGCAATCAAGAACGGAAGCCCTGTACGCATCTCTGTAGTAAACCCCCGTACACCCCAATCGTTGTAGCTTTCTGGGTTAGCTTTTGCATACCAGCTTTCGTATGCCATTTTAACTTTATCCCAAAACATTCCGTTAGGCGAAAAGTCTGCTTCAAAGAAGTCTTTGGTAAACTCTACAAACTCTTTTACATAATCGTCGTCTACTGTAATTCCTTGTTCATAGCACAAGTTAAAGTACTCAAACAACTGCCTTGCTTCTTTAGCATCAACTGGACGTTTTGCATTTAAGCGAGTCCAGTAGTCTGCAAACATACGAGTTACTTCTGGATTTTTACGTGTTTTCAGGCTCTTGCTCATTGTAGTATCTGCAAGCAATGTAAATGCACCTGTTTCGTCGTCGTCACCAAACTTGCTGTTAGTAGCAAACAAGTCTGCGTCACGGAAGTAGTCATTTTTCTTTGCAGTGTCTACCCATTCTTGGTCTGTTGCACCATCAACTTTAACACCATAAACCATTTGCTTGTATGTGTCGATAAAGTCTAGTGGTTGTTTTGCATCGCCATTCAACAAAATAAAGTTACGACGAATTTCAAGTTTTTGACTTGTGCAGTACACAACAATTGGTATTTCACATGCCTTTAAGCGATCACCAAATACTTTAGTGGCTAAAATATAAAGTGCTAGCGCAGTGTGCTGGCCATCCCAAGCCACATAATTTCCATCCTCATTTACATAAACTTGGATAGCCATGACCATTGTTTCTCGGAAATTTTGTAAAATTTCTAGTATGTGACGCATATTAGGCTGTCGTTGCATACTAGCATCAATAATGATTTTGTCCAGCGCAGTCATCTGTGCTTTACACAGTTGTAAATCGCTAAACTTTTTCCATTTTGAATTTTTGCGTTTAAATTCGGATACCATTTGATCTAGCTGTGCAGCGAAAAATGGTGCCTTTTCTAGTGCTTCGTTTAATCGTTCTTGTAGTGTGACAAAGTTAGATGCACTAGTTTCATATTCTTTGTTCACACGGGTTGCGTATGATAGTTCCATTTACTTTTCCTTGTGTTGCGGCTTCCAGCCTATATCGGACCTACTCGTCCTAGTTTTCGTAAACGTTATTGCTTACATTAATTACATAGCATATTTTTTATTAGATGTCAACCTTTTTTGTGTTTATCAACAAGGTCTTTAAGGGCACCTTCGACACGACTGGGATAGTCGCCAAGATAGGTTCCGGCTTGTAAGTCATCAACAGTAATAAAGTGCTTGTGAAAATGATCAATGTCATCCCATCTCTCCAACATAGTTTTGCCCATAGCGTCAAAGAACGCATCGCTGAGTATAGGTTCATCTTTTTTGTAGTACGCATACGATGCCATGAGATACCATGGCACCATCATGTTTATGTTTTCAGCAAATATTTTAGCTGCATTATCGTCTAACATGAGTATCCAAGATCACGCAACATCTCTTGAGCCATGCTTACATCTTCTTCAGCCTTGACTCCTTCCATTTCCATTATTATCATTATAACAAGTGTATCAAGTTCCTGTTGACGGAATCGAGGCAGGCTGTCTCTAAATGCTTGTAAATCTTCAGCCCTGTCATAACTCCAAATCTTATTCAGCATTTGTACCTGTTGTGGAGTTAGATCATCTAATGTAACATGAACGCCTTCTTCTTGTGACATGCGGTCTCCTATTGATTGCGTGATGTACGAAATACAGGCTTGCTTAACGTAACACCATAGTATTCTTCAAATGCTGCCAACCGCTTCTTGCCAACCATTGGTATGCGCTGGATTTCGTCTACTGTGATGGGATTATCTTTAAAGTGTTCAGCAATGCGTCTGCCAGTCATGTAAATTAATCCACCTGGATAATCGCCCTCGTCAAAGCGTTTTTCCATCATATCTAAAAGTTCATTACCTGTCATTGATATTTCCTCTGTTATAGTTTTATTTACACACTCAGAGGCCCTTTAAAGTTGCGAATACGTTCGTTGGCTTGTTCTTGTTCCCATTCAGCAACCTTATCCCAACTACGACACATAGCCCATTTGCCGCTGTTTGACATTTCAGCGTGACGCTTACGAGCTTGTTTTTCTGTTAATCCTGACATGTAAAAGTAGTCTGGATTCTCTCCGTAATTACGTGCTTCAACTGCCCACATAGCGAACTCCTTTTCTAACTTACATATACAATATAGCATCAAGATGTCTTACTGTCAACCTTTTCTTTAAGTTACACTTTAATATTTTACGATTTTACGTTAAATACGTATAGTACTTCTTGTACTAGTGAGTGAGAGTGAAAAATATGATTGATCCGATTACAGCAATCGGTGCTGCCACAGCGGCTTTTAACGGAATTAAAAGTGCTATCAGTACTGGTAAAGATATTCAGTCTATGACCAGCCAACTTGGTTCATGGGCCAAAGCTATCAGTGATTTGGATTTTGCCCACAAGAAGGCAGAAAATCCACCTTGGTACAAGTCTCTAGGAACAGACGTTCAAAAAAATGCTATGGAAGTCTGGATACAAAAGAAAAAAGCGCAAGACATGCGTGAAGAACTAAGAAGTTATATCAGTTTATACTACGGACCAAGTAGCTGGGACGAAATTGTAGCTATCGAAGCACAGATGCGCAAAGAACAAAAAGAAGCAGTTTATGCCGCACAAGAACGCAAAGAAGCAATCATAGCTTGGGTAGTAGGTTTATTTGCTGCTATGATAGCTATAGCTATATTAGGAGCAGGTATTTGGCTTATTGGTAAAGGCCAAGGACGCTGGTAATTTTATAAGTTATTAAGTTCTATTAGAGTAGCACTCAAGTTGATTTCTGGATCTGCAACCTGTGTGTGCTTGACCATACTGTTTCTAATAACAATAACAGCTTCGTCTTGCTTGTCCTCTGTGTCGCCAAAGAACTCTACATTGCGATACAACCAACGATACATTTCTTCATATTCATCAGTTCTACAGTTTGCAATAATAAGTTTTCGAGCTTCACGCACTTGACCTGCTTTGAACAGCTCTACCATTTTGATACGCCAGCCTGTGTCTTGATCACTTTGCTCTGCTTGCTTTAGTTCACCATCAACAACTGCCATTTGCACATTGTTGATAGTTTTACGCAAGTCTGGATATGTTGCACGAACGAAACTGTCCAGTGTGTCTAGTTCAAACTGTGTGTTGTTTTCAATTAGTATCTCTGCAATACGTGCAGTAAACTCATTGGTGTCCAAACTTGTAATATGAAAACCTTGACATCTTGAATGCAGTGCTGGAATAATCTTGTTGGGATAATTACAAGTGAGAATAAAACGCACACTTTGATGATACTGTTCCATAACACCACGCAGTGCCGCTTGACCTTCTGCTGAGATATAATCAGCCTCATCAAGCAAGATAACTTTATAATCACCCCAAGGCATAGTTTCACTGAAGTTTGTAATCTTACGTCTGATCAAATCAACACCGTTGTCACGACTTGCGTTGATTAACAGTACATCAGCATCTTGTACACCCAAGTCATTGATAAGAACTTTTGCCAGTGTAGTTTTGCCTGTACCAGCACTACCACTAAACAGCAAGTGCGGAATACCGCCATCAGCAATCCAAGTTTTTACTTGATGCTTTTGTGCTTCATCTTTGAAAACGTATTCATCTACAGTTTTAGGACGATACTTTTCTACCCAAATATCTTTCATTATGCTATTACCTCAGTTGCTAGTACATCGTAGTTATTATACACAAAACTATAGCTAGTGTCAACATGTTCAAGTTCTAAAAAGTTATCAAACGTTTGATTCCAATTTTGTGTTTGTACAAGATCATTGAACATTCGTATTATCTCACTGTCCTGGCTTTCTCTACCTAACCAATAATGATAAAACGCCTGCATTCTTTCAATGGGCGGAACATCTTGTGTTTGGATACCATTCATAGCAAACCAACGTGCCATAGTTCCCAATGTTTCATCTCCACTGTCTACTAGATTGATCCAGTTGTCCAGTTCTGTTTGACTGGGATTTCTACCTTCAAATATTTCAAACACTGCTTCGACTTTTACACGAGTATCAATACTAGGATCTGTGTTTGTGATTTCATCTATTTTTTGCACATAGTCTCCACTGTCAAAATCATACACACTGTTCTTTTCCAGTATAGTTCTAACACTGCTTTCACTGATAGTATTGTGTTCGCTTTTGATCAATGCAACCTGCGCCGCCACTCTAGGAGCACTAAAGCTGGTTCCTTCTATACCCCAACCATCTCCATTTTCATAATAGTGTACTACAGCAGATCCTTTGTTGCTCCAATCATAAATATCACCGTCATATTGACTGTAAGCACCAACTACAATAGGAAAAATACTACTAGCCCAAGTAGCTACTGCCGCATCATGTAGCCCGTCATTGCCAGCGGCAGCGGTAACGGTCACCCCATTCTCCCACAGTGTTTGATTTGATTGCAAATATGCATCATCATGTGTGTAGGTGTTGTAATTGTCCATGTGCGGATAATCTGTATTACGTTTACTGCCCCAACTTACATTGATAACATCAGGATCAAAATCTTGATATGCTCTTAGCATTGGATCTGGTGTTTTGTCGACATCTACATCTTCTGCAATTACAGTTACTTCTTTGTGATCGTTTAAGAATTCACCATAAAAATTTTGCAGCACCAAAGGACCGTGTGTAGTAGGTCCTTGAAAGGTGTCCAGGATCACTGCTACAGGTTCACTGTTGCCGGATATCTTAGGTACATCAGCTGTAGCAGTTTCTTGTTTACTACTACCACAAGCTGATAACAATCCAGTTAAACTGATCCATTGAAACTCTTTATTAGATTTAGATTTTTTATTCATTGTAAAGTCATCATGTGTGCTGCTACATCTGCCATGCGGCAACTAAATGCCCATTCATTATCATACCATGCTAGTACACGAACCAAATGATTGTCAACTACTCTTGTTTGTTCTGGTGCAAAAATACAACTTTCTTTTGTGGTGTTAAAGTCACTGCTTACCAGTGGCAATGGTTGATAGGCTATAATGCCACGCATGTCATTTTTACTAGCACTTGCTACTGCTTCATTGACCAATTTTTCATTGACTTCTTGCTCAAGTTGCACAGTCAAATCCACACAACTCACATTTTGTGTTGGTACTCTAATAGCACTGCCCATGATTTTGTTTTTGAGTTTTGGATACACATGTTGCAGTGCCTTTGCTGCACCTGTACTGGTAGGTATAATATTCGATCCTGCTGCTCTAGCTCTATACAAGTCTCTGTGTCGTTTGTCAATAGTACCTTGGTCACCTGTGTAACTGTGTACAGTTGTCATTTGTCCATTTATAATACCAAACTGTTCATCTAATACTTTTACTAGTGGAGCAAGACAGTTTGTTGTACAACTGGCATTACTAACAATGTTTTCTGAACTGGTTATGTCTTGATGATTAACACCATAAACAACTGTGCGTTTTACGTCTGCAGCCGGAGCACTGATTACTACTTTTTTAGCACCGTTAAGAGTATGGTTAAGACATTTTAACCCGTTGTTGTATGCTCCTGTGCATTCTAGTACAACATCAACACCGTGCCATTTTAACTGTTCTATATCTCGTTCTTCTGTCCACAGTATCGGCTCGTGTATGGGACCTTTATATGTTCCGTGAACTGTGTCATATTTTAGCAAATGCATATTTGTTTCTTCGCCACCGCTGGCATTGATTTGTACAATCTGCATATCATTGCGTTCACTCATGATGTGTCTGGCAACGCAACGTCCTATTCTTCCGAATCCATTTATACCTATACTGATCATTTATATATTCCGTGTATTGTATAATGTTTACTGTTATAAACTGCCCAGCTTAAACAGTCTAACCGACTATATCCTTGACTGCGTAGTTTTCGATACCATGCTACGTAATTTTCTAAACGTTTCATTTAATACCCGCAAGTGTAAATCTGTTATATACGTTAAGTTCTAGTGTATCTGCAAATGTAGTTTCTGTCAAGTTAAATTTATTTTGCATATCTTGTAAACTTGCACAACAATTAATATGGTCACCTATAACATCGAAATTATTACTTTGCATTACAACACGAGTTCCTGGCTTAATTTTATTATACCAATCATTTGACATGTGTTCGGTACTTAAATTAATAACAGTATCGTAATTGTTTATTCTATCAAACACGTTTATGTCGGCTGTATAATGATTAGAGTTGTAATCTATATTAAGCCTTTTGCTTATTAAACTACATCTGATATCCATATCGATTTCGTCGATACTAATATTTGGAAAGTTTTTTAGTAAACAATTTGTTAATATACCAAACCATGAACCTATATATAGTACACGATTATGTTCTGTGTAAATGCTTTCGAATGCATGTATTGCACAATTTTTACTCAATAATTGATTTGTATGTAGTGCATCTCTTACTTCTTCCAGTGTCACCAGTTGTAAAATTTCTTTCTTATACATGATATCGAAAAATTCAGCAACCGATTTATCGTAGTTAAACTTCATCTTGTAATTCTATTTTACCACTTTGTCCACACTTGGGACACCAATATTTTCCTCTATCAATTTTAAAATTTTTTTGCATCACTGCATATGTAAAATACCCTTTACACTGATTGCATGTTATATGATAGATATATTCTAAATGAGCTTTAAAACTCATAGCACTGTAGTTTCTATAATTTCTGCACTGGGAAAAACTCGTTGCAGTCTGCTTTCAGCTATAAGTTTTCCATTGGCACTTATATAAGCAACTCCATTTCCTCCGCTGATTTCGATATCGAAATCATCTTCAGCTGTTTTGTTTAGTTGTAAAACTTTGCCAGTTGGCAGTGTAAACAACACTTTAAAATCTATTTTTCTGTCAAATTCAATTACATTTGTCATCTTGTTGTATACTCCAATACGCTTTTATCGCCTTCCCATACTCCTAAGATTTCCTCAGGATCTAAACTATACATTTTTTTCCCTTCCGGGTGATCAATATCAAATCCACGACTCCAACGCCCATGTGCTACTAGTACAATATCGCCTGGTTTAACATCATGTGTTACAGCATTGTCGTTGCCTACATCGTGTACTTCGAAGAATCTACTTTTAATTCCTTCAGTTTTACCATCATCGTCTAGTGTAATTATACCACCTTTTGTGCGGCCTTCTCCTGGAGGATTTACAAAAAAACCTAGTACACTGTGTCTGATTGCTCTAATTTTTCTCATTAATTACTCCGTTATTAATTGTTCTAATGTCTTCAAGACATCTCGGCTATTATCTTCTACTTCTAAGTCTATAGCAGTTTTAACACAGTTTCTTGTAAAGTCAAGTGAATATCTAACACCACTTGAATCCATACCTGTGTTGATCAAATACACATTACAGTTGTGTTGTTCAATTTTTTTCATCAATAGATCACTGTACACACTAACTGCTCTTGGCATAAAAGGTGAACCGTAACAAGGACTAAACAGTGGTTTGATTTCATCAGTGCCAGCTTCTGTTCCTGGCATTTGACTGGTGTATCCTGTTTCAAAGAAACGTCTGACTGTGTCGCCTGATATTTTGCTAACAGGTGGAAACACTCCTTTGGCATCCATTGTTAAAAAGAATATGTTATCAGGGTGATCAAACTGTTGTGGTTCATGATAGGCATTCTCCACACAATCAATTGGATAGCTCAGTCGTGCATTTGCTGCACCTGGATTTTCAACTACTAATGTATCACGAGATCTTGCAAGTTCAACAGCATCAAATATTGTTTTGTGTGTTTCTGGTGTTAAGCCTTCGCTTTTAGCATAACAACCTGTTTCGATCATTTCAATACCTTGATCGTTCCAAGCAATTTCGTCGTCACCTATCAGTTTGTAATCGGGATCACTGCTCAGTGTTGTTTTACCAGTACCACTCAATCCAAACATCAAGTTGGTTGTGTCGTTGTAGGTAAATGCACTGCAATGCATCGGCAGTATATCTTGTTCAGGTAATATAAAACTAATAATACCAAATGCACCTTTTTTGATTTCGCCTAAAAATGTAGTGCCAGCAATCAACATCTCATTGCGATCCAAATGCACATAAATTTTAGGTTCGTCAATTTTTAAATCAGTGTTGTGCAGTATGATAAAATCTGCAGGTTTGCTTTTTGGTAGTACTGTAAACATGTTGCGCACGAATTGTGCATGTCTGTCGTCGTTGGTACAAACACGAAAACGTATGCCAGCACTAACAAATTCTAAATCATGTGCGTAGTTTTCCAAACTCCACATTTGATTGTAAAAAGCATCGTAATCAGACTGATTGCCAATTTTGTTGTACTTGGGTCTAGTTAAATCTAAATGTTGTGTTTTGTCACCAAAAAAGTATTTTTTTTCTGGACTACGTCCCGTAGGAGACGTAGTAATTTCTATGTTAGGCATTATTCCTCGAGTTCTACGGTTTCTATACTTCCGTCATCATATTCGATTTCCACGTATTTGGTTCCGTCATCTCTTGTTCTAGTAATTTTACTAATTGGCTCAGGTTCTTGGCTAAATTGTTCTTCTAAATCTGGAACAATAGGTTCTTCAACCACAGGAGGTGGTGGAGGAGATGGTGGAGGGGGAGCAGTTTCTTTAATAATAGGCTTGGTGTCACTTAGTGGTTGTTGTTGTGGAGGTACACTAGCATTGTGATGTGCCACAGCGACATCTTCTGCTTTCATTTTAACACTACCATCTGTGTTCAGACGATCACCGCGAGCATTCATTGGAACATTACCAACTGCTTTTACTTTTTCATTTTTTGCTGCAAGGGCAGCCATGTCTATTGTCATGCCTCGAGCAGTTCTAACTTTTCTACTCATCTCAGGAATTCCTTATAATCCAAATTGTATTTAATACTATCAATTTTATGTACACCAATTAGATACAATATGTAGCTTGAAACACTGCTTCCTCTGCCAACTCCCCACAATATATTGTGCTGTTTTAGTTCGGTTACCATGTATACTAGAAATTGTAACATTGGCAGCATTTCGCGGTTTTTAAATTCTTCAAGTTCTGCATATACTCTTTCACGTTGTTTCTGTGTGGTTATCAAGTTTAACAAATACTGCTCTATGTCCAGTGTTTTGTATTCTTCAGGCATCCACCAATTGTTAGCATCTTTATAACTATACTTATCATTTGTTTCGGCTGGTGTTTCATAATCAATAGTATCGTCAAACTTGAACAGTGTACAAAAGTGATTGTAACTGTCTATCTTTTCAGTGTCTTTGGTTATTACATATCTAGCACGTTTGCCTTCCAGCATGCCTTCTACTAGATCATTTTCATCTACTACTATTTCATTGAGTTGATTCATCTTCATCCTATATTTAACACATCATCGTCTGGGTCTTTGCCATCTTCTATTTTTTTCTCACGTTCTTTTTCCAATGATTGTATTTGGCTTTTAGCACTAATTTCAATACCAATTTGATCTAGTGTGTTTTGTAATTGACCTACAGCACCTGACATGCCAAGTTGATGTGCTTGAGAGATTTTTTGTCGCAACTCGATTTGTTTTTCAATTAGTTGCTCGATTGTAAGGTGTTGTAAATTTAAAAACATACTAAAATATAACACGGGCCGAAGCCCGTGTCAACTGTTTTTTATAGTCCGTTAGGTAAGATAATATAGTGGATTGCTAATACAAGTGCCACTGATACACCTAGTCCAACCATCATCTTGCCAAAGTCTTTGGCAACCAATGGAAAGATTGATTTTGTTTTTTTCTTACCGAAGTAAGTAGCCATAGCAAGTTCTCTACCTGCTAACAAGCCTACGAATACCCAAGTTGTACTCATTGGAATATCGTTTAGTTCTTTGAAGAAGTACAAGCACAACCAATAGAACAAGTCAATCAGTGTTGCACTTCGTACATATCTTGTGTTGTGTTTTTCTAGTACAATTTGTTGAATTTTACCGCCTCGTTCTCTAAACATAAAGAACAAGCCAGCAACAAATACAATACTAACCATAAGCATTAAGTCAACAGGCACTTCACGTGGTAAGAACACAGCAATGTTTGCCATGTCATGACTTAGCCAAGTCCACCAAAGACCAGCAGTTGCAATCCATTGTGCAACTCGCCAGAAGTTTTTATTGCCTTCGCTTACTGGTTGTGTTTCATCATACCAGCGTCCAAAGAACTTGTGTATTGCAAACCAAATTACATATGCAAATGCGGCTGCAACACCATAGCCCATGATAGATTTCATAAGCATTTTTTCTAATACAAATGTACTAGCAAAAACACTCAGTACCAAAAAGCTAGTTGATACAGGCACACCAAGCCTAGTAAGTGCTACTAGGATAGCAGGTGCTGCCGCATGATACCATTGCACTTCTTGCCAAGGTATTCTGTTTAGTCGTCCGTAACTGATGTCGCCACCATTTACACTCCAGCCATACCACAAGGTCGCAAGCAATACTGCACTTGCTGCCGCCCATAATACTTTGTAATTGAATCTCTCATTGTTTGATGCCATCCATGTACCGAGAGTTTGTACTGAATCGTTTGCTATAACTGCATACGCAGCCAGCAAGAAGCCTACTAGGCTCCATAGCGTGAGTAGTTCCATTTCTTTCTCCTTGCTTGACGGCTTTACCCCGTCGCTCACAATAAAACGCCAGGCGGACTAGACCTGACGCTTTTACTTATATTAGAAATCACTTTACTCTCTATTTCCTAATAAATGCAGCAACATTTGGAATAAGTTGATAAAGTTTAGATATAAGCTAATAGCAAACTGAATGCCGTAGCGTGGATCACCACCATGATTTACATAAATGTTTTTTGCATTTTGTGTGTCCCAAGCAGTTAAACCTGTAAACACAATTACACCAATGATACTGATTGCAAACTGCAATCCACTGCTTGCTAAAAAGATGTTTACTATCATTGCAATGATGATACCAATCAATCCCATGAGCAAGAAGTGTCCAAAACCTGTCAGGTCTCGTTTGGTTGTATAGCCCCAAAGACTAGCACTGAGAAATGTTGCGGCTGTAATAAAAAACACTTGTGCAATGCTAGCACCTGTGTATACAGCAAAAATAGGAGCAAGTCCTACACCCATGACTATAACAAATGTATAGTAGAAGTTTCTCAGTGTTGGATAACTCCAATTGCGTCCTGCAAAACTATACCACAAAATCATACCCAATGGAGCAAGTGCAAACAACCACAATGAGCCTGCCATTTGATAAAGCAGTCCGCTACTGTAAACAAACCATGCAACTGCTCCACTTACAGCCAATCCTGCCGCTGTGTGGTTGTACATATTAAGCATGAATTCACGCAAGCCTTCATCGTATAATTTTTGTTGTCTAAGAGCTTCAATACTCATCATAAATCACCTTCTTTTCTATTTTCACTGTAATAAACGTCAAAACTGCCGCCTGGATAACGACTTTCTAGTTTGCGTACATTTTCCGCAACTACTTCATTGGGATCCAGTTTCAATGCACGACATGCATTTACCCAATACCACATAATGTCTCCAAGCTCACGCTTCATGTGAAACACAGTGTCTTCATTCATAGGCTTGCCTTGGAATGTACATTTCTTTACAATCTCACTGAACTCTCCGCCTTCACTTGCCATACCGATACTAGCTGTGAGTAGCAGTGCAGGATTTACTCCTTCGTCGCTGAGTGCAATCATTCTTGAATGCAATGCACCAAATGCATTACTTTCACTGCTGGTGACTTTTTCTACAAAGTCTTTGTACTTGTTTAAATCTACTTGTGACATTTATACCTCTATATCTATTACAGCACCTTGCTGTATCTGTTGTTTTTTAAAAAATGCTTGTAATCTTAAATCTTCAAGAATATCTTTTATTTGATCTGATTTTTCATGCCATTTTTTTAACATGTCTATAGCAACTTCTGTTCTAGTTGCTTGGTCCACTACTCTAATTTTTTCTTTGTTAACTGGAGGAGCAATATTTTCACTATTAGCAAAAGGAAGTATACCGTTACTGGAAACACTTTTATCAGTATCAGAAAATGGCATCCTACTAGTAGGATCTAACATTTGCTGTTGCTTTACTATGTGTGTGTCCATTATGGTGTGTTTCCTGCTGCAACAATATCAGCTATATTTTGACTGAGTTGTGCGTTAAATTCGTCATCACTTTGTGTAACCAGTAGTCCTTCGCTTAATCCTCTGCTAAAACTAGCAGTCATGTCTTGGTTTTGGCTCAGCCGCCTGCATGCTTCTTCAGTTGTGTACCCGCCGCTGAGACCAACAATTTTGTTTACTGTGTTATACATCAGCAGATCTTGATATAAATTTGCTTGTTCAGGTAGTGTTAATTTAAGTATAACACTACCGTTGAAATTATTCAAGTATTTTCCTAGTTTTCTTTTTAAACTCTTTTCTAGCGTCGATTTCTGTTCATGCTCTATCGGAACTTCTGGTTCGACAATTGGAATTAATCCACTATTGCTGATGTCTTGTGCAATAGCAAACTGTTGATGCAGAACATCATCTAGATATTTTTCACTTTTAACAATACTGCGCATTTTAGTACCAACGCACTTGTTTAGGTGTGCAAAATGTATCATATCAACCACATCAAAGTCTTTGAGTGTGCCGTCTTCTTCACAACCACTGTCAACTTTTAGTATTGCACGAATACCTTTTTTCTCTAGTACAGGAACTATTCCTCTGTCTACTGTATCTTTATAAAGTATAGCATGACTGATGTTATTGCTGTTGAAATCTGAATTAGCAACCATTCTCAATCGCATTGCATGCACAAGATCCATTTTATTTTCTTCTGTGTATTCTTGACCATATCTTTCTAGTACGCCCCCTGTACTACCACCACTGTGATCCATTGCTGCAATAAATGTATTACTCATAAGTTTCTCCTGTTTCACGAAAAAAGTTTTCACTCCAAAATGCTTTGTCGTCAATCCAAACATCATAATGTTCTTTTTTACCAACACTGAGCTCGTGATATTTTGCACCCCATTTATCCAATTGATTTTTAGTTAAATCAAGATAATCTACGCCGCTACTGATTCCTCGTGCTGTCATGTACTTGATCGTGTGTCCTTGATCATACAGTCTATTAACTTTAGCAATTCTATCCATGTAAGGAATATGATTTGCATAATCTTTTTTACCACCGCTGTCGGGTATAATTACTTCTTGGCAAATTGTACCATCTATATCTATAACATATTTCATTGGAATAAACTACTTACACTTTCTTCATTTGTGATTCTACGCATTGCTTCACCAAACAGTGGAGCAACACTTACTTGACGTATTTTTTTACTTGTTCCTGTATAAGGAATACTATCACTGACAACAAGTTCTTGTAAATTACTTGCATCAATTTTCTTTTGAGCGCCATTGCTAAGAACACCATGTGTGATATATGCTCTAACACTGAGCGCACCTGCTTCTAGAATTGCATCTGCTGCTTTGCACAGTGTACCTCCACTGTCAACAATGTCATCTACTAGGATAGCATGTTTGCCTTTTACATCTCCAATCAGTGCCATAACTTCAGCAACACCTGCTCGAGGTCTGCGTTTGTCAACAATAGCAATATCTCCGTGAAACATGTCAGCAAACTTACGGGCTCTTACTGCACCGCCAGCATCTGGACTTACAAATACACAGCCTTCTTCTTTGTTAATTTTAGATTCAATATCTTTAGCAAATACTACTCTACTAGTAAGATCATCTACTGGAATATCAAAAAATCCTTGTATCTGTCCTGCATGTAAATCCATTGTGAGAATTCTATCAGCGCCTGCTTTAGTAAGCAAGTCTGCTACTAGTTTTGCTGTAATTGGTGTACGACTTGCACTTTTACGATCTTGTCTTGCATAACCATAATATGGAATTACCGTTGTGATTCTTCTTGCACTGCTACGCTTTGCAGTGTCTATCATAATCAACAATTCCATTAAACTTTCATTTACAGGAGAACAAGTGCTATTCACTAAAAAAACATCCTTGCCCCGGATGTTTTCTTTTACTTCTACACATATTTCTCCATCATTGAACCTGTTTAGATCTGCTGGTACGAGATCCACAAAACAGTGTTCTGCAACCTTTTGGGCAAAAGGCTGATTACTGCTACCAGTAACGATTTTCATTCGCGCCTCCGTTAAACTGCGAAACTTTCCCCACAACCACATGATGCAGTTGCATTAGGATTCTTTACGGTCAAATAACTACCGCCTAATTCATTGATGTAATCCACTGTACAACCAAACACAAACATTTCAGCCATGGGGTCTAGAACTAGTATGTCCTCAAACACCGTGCCGTCTGGTTCATCAGTAAATGTCCATTCATACTGAAAGCCACTGCACCCGCCGCCTTTGACTGCCAAGTTTACAAACTTTTTATCGTGTTGCTTGGTCATGTTTATCAAATAGTCTTTAGCTGATTCAGTAACTGTTAGTATCATATTTTGCCTTGTTCTGTTAGTATTTGTCGATTCTGCAAATGTTCCGCTTCAACATCGCTTTTAGCTTGACCATGATATCTTACTGCCATATGCTCCTCGATCATTTTTTCGTTGATGTTAGTACCTTCTGCCCATACTGTTCCTAATACTCTACCAAATTTACCTTTTTCATTGTCCAGTTGAGTTGATATAATTATATTATCATTCAAATGTGCAATTAGCCATTCTTTGGCAAGTAATCCGAACTTCTTTTCTTCTAGGTCTCTAGTTCTACTCTCCGGTGTATCTATGCCCGCCATGCGGACTCTTGCTTCAAGCAACACATCAAATCCTAAATCCATTATACAATCAAATGTGTCACCGTCAATGATTTTTACAATGCTTTTAACCCTATAGCTATAGGGACTTGGTTGCGTCATAATTTTCTCCTCTTACAGGAGTATTTATGGCGCTAGTCTCCTTTGCCGGATCTGCCACTGAAAAAATTACCCTTAACTTCGCCTTTGTATCCTAATTCAGGGTTGTATTCATCAGCCTCTGGTAGTGCATCTTTTTTGGTTGTAATGTTAGGCCACTTTTCTGCGTATTCAGTATTCATCTTTAACCAAAATTTATCTGCTTCCGTCATGTTAGTGTCTGGCTTGATAGCATCCGCAGGACATTCTGGTTCGCATACACCACAGTCAATGCATTCATTGGGTTTAATAACCAACATGTTTTCGCCTTCGTAAAAACAGTCCACTGGACAAACTTCTACGCAGTCTGTATACTTGCACTTGATACAAGCATCATTCACAATGTATGTCATTCACTCTCCTCTAGTATTCTATTAATCATGTTTTGTTTGGTCAGTCGTCTGTCTAACTCGATTCCAAAATTTTCTTGTGCAAAGTCCACAAGTTCATTTTTAGTACGCTTTTGTAGTTTATCTTCCATTACACTATCAAGACTTTTATTTTGTAATGTATTACCGTTAATAACTAATGGATTTGTAGCTACTGCATCTTTGAATTTGCCATCTAAGGATATATTTTCTTCCACAGCTTTTTTATCTCTTACTAGTTTATTCCACCAACCCATTACCAAACTCCTAATATCATTTTTGTGTCTTCGCTCATCATGTCAGGCCCAAACGGAGGATCAAATGTGCATTCTACATCACACTCTTCAACCCCATCTACTGTACATGCAGCATAGTATATATCATTTCTAATAATATCTGCTGCTGGACAAAAAGCACTGGTCAGTGTGTGTACAATTTTTACCTTAGGAAGATTGCTTACATCAACTTCATATATCAATCCGAGATCGTATACATTGATACTGATCTCAGGATCATACACCTGCTTTAGATTTTCAATAATTTTATCTTTGACTTCATCCATGTTTTGCCAGCATCTTAAAAGTTAACATATCTTCTTTGTTTTTAAACCAACATTCGTATCCGTTACGATGTTGATCATATCTAAAGCCACCAAATTCGTTTCCAAAAAGGTTTTCAAGTAACTTGTGAAAACCTTTTGGCTTTGAATATCTGTTGCTTCTAATAAACAGTGTGCAATAGAAGCGATCTTCTTGCTCCCAATTTGCACACCATTCTAAATCATCTGTAGTAATATTTGCCACATTTACTCCGCAAATAAATCTTCATTCCATTCTCTATGGCCTTCACGATATGCCATGTTAGCGATTGTTTCACGCACTTCTACTTTAAAACACCACAAACGATCAGCTTCTGCCGGACCCCACATATCTGGAATATAAACACCATTTACATATTTGTAAATTTGATCTGCCAATCCTTCACAACCCAAACGTGGAAGAATTGTTAGTTTTGCAATGCCACGTTCTTGCATTGTTTTATACAGTTCTAGTTCAGGATCATCTTCTGCTACCAACAATGTGTGATCAAATTGATCTTCCATCTGAGCTTTTAGTTCTCTTAGTCCACCATAATCAGCTACCCAGTTACGAGCATCTAGTGTGTCAGTTCCAAAATAAAACTTCATACTAAATGAGTAACCATGTATTTGATTACAATGACTGTCAGCTTTCCACTGTCTATACGCACATGGGAAAGCATTGTGATATTCTTTTGTACTTACATATTTGTATGTTACTGGTTGCATTTTATACCTCTTGTATTGAGGGGGCGGAATGTTTATAGTGGGTCGATCCCTGTTTAGTCCACTCGTCATATTTAGCGTAGGCTATTTGTATTGCTTTGGCTTGATAGTAACTGTCAGCCAGTGCATTGTGCAAATCCTGTTGCATGGTTTTCCTTGGATCACTTGGCAGCAAACTCAAAAATGTTCTACCGTCTTTTACCTGCCAAAAGTTCCAAGGTATTGGTGTGGACAATTGACGATACATATCTTCTACAATAGTAACATCAAAACCATATCCATGTCCCCATAATACATCGACACCCACCATCCATTTGGTTAAATGGTCTAGAAAGTGTTTCAGCCCGACTCTGTCGTCTTCTCTAAAGGCTTCTTCTTTTACTCGGGGATCCTGTTTTGCCCACCACTCAATTGTGTCGTCAGTGACTGTGCGTCCTAAACGATCTTGTTCATCTAAGTCTAAACGAAAATAAAATTCACTGTGAGGTTCATTTGTGCTGTATGGATCAAACTTTACACCGCCCACTGTGAGGACGGTGCATCTTGGACTGGTATCCAATGTTTCCAAATCAATCATTCCATGTATCGCCACGTGACCTCCAACGTTCATATTGTAACCACATTATACACATAATTACTAAAGAAATCAAGTTTAAAGTTAATAATCCTATCCATATATTGAATGCAAAAAATACTACAACTAGATAATCAAACCACTGCATTTAACCACGTCTCATGTTGGCAATATCTTTTGCATCTTCTTTTTTATCAGCAAAAACAGGTACCATATTACTTTTGTGCATGGTTGCTACTCCGAGCAGTTGACGCTCTCCACTGTACACATTGCGTTCTTTAGGGGCTGTGCTTCCGCTAGGAACGCAGTCGCTAGTATTAACACGATTTGTACTATCACTAGTGTAATCAGGAAAAGCCACTGTCGTAACATTGCCTCGTTTTTCCTTTTTCTCTGCTAGCTGATCTGAATTTACACCCATCTTTGTCAACCATTTTTCATGTTCAGCTTGTGCTGCCAACTGACGTTTGTTCTTTGTAGGTTTTTTTCGACGATTGTACTTTGTAGTGGTCATGTATGGACCAACCAAGTGCATGCTCATAATTACCTCTTAGATTAATTTAACATTTGATAACGCACACGAAAACGTTTAGTACTTCCCATCCAAGCATTTTCACCTTGCGCACGATTTACAACATAAACAACATCTTGTCCATTAACACGATATGTTAGTCTGTATTGATTAACAACACTTGTTGTTGTGTTTACATATTCAGTTGTACACTGTCTTTCTGTCCGATAACCTGTGACAACTCGACGATTGCCGTTTGCTGCTTTATCGCCGCCTACAATCGCACCAAAAATAGCACCAGCGTTGCGCTCGTTTTTGCCACCAAGTGCTTCGCCTAGAATACCGCCAATAATAGCACCTGTTAGCGCACCTTCTACAGCATTGCCGCCACCTTGTACTGTTCCATATACAGGAACTTCAACATTTCTACAAACTTGTTGCGGTTGTCTTTGATTTACATTTGTGTAAATTGGTTCTTTGTGTACTAGTTTTCCAGTAGTTACATAACTGTCTGCAAAAGCACTGCTAGCAACCAGACCAACAACAAAAGCAATAAAAATTATTTTAAAGATTCGCATGGTTCATTTCTCCTATCCCATATTTCAAAATATTCTTCTCGAGTTAACACCGGATCTCCCCAGGCTTCACGTTCATCACAATTGTCTTGGTAGTCCAATCTAAATTGCGAATTTTCTAATGCTTGTTCATATGTCATATTACTAATATAGCATATTTTAACAACATGTCAACCTCTTTTAGTATCAGGCATACAATCAACTTCGATTGTTAAATCTGTCATTCCTTCTTGTTCTGATAAAAAATCAATAACAGTACGTGCGTGTTCTTCGCTTGGAAGACCGCCTTCTATCACCTGGCCTTTTGAATTTACAACAAAGAATTTGTATATCTTTTTAGGCCATGGTTTATGCTCTTTGATTGGTATTCTCATATTACTCCTATCCAATGTGTTACATCATCGCATGGGTCATCACATGAGTTCGTCCAATCTTCTTCGGGATCTTCCATGGTTGAGTATTTATTGCTAAATACCGTTAGTATAATAAACGTAGTTAATGGAGATATCAATGTCAGAAGCCGACGATAAAGGTAAATTAGAAGTAAGTGTACGTATACTGGGTAATGAGCTAGTAGCATTACGCATGGATGTAGATGATTTTAAAATGAAATGGCTTGTAATGGGCGTAATTGCTATTGTAGCACTAGGTTGGGCTGCGGGTAACTTTGGTCCAGAGCTAATTGGAATGTTTGGAGATAATAATGGGTAAGAAAAAACAAAGAGCAACACAAGTATCAAAAGGTGAAGTCGGCAGACCTATGAAAAGCCGCAGTAAAAATGATCCAGATTATCCAATGCGTAGAATGATCAATCAACTAAACGCTCATCGTAAAGGAAAACGTGTAATGGTTACTATAGCCAATCCTAATCCCAACGAAACCAATAGACCTTTTATTCGTGTTCCTGCGTCTGAAATTTGGAAGAGTGTAAGACGTTGAGCTATGTATTATTTTTTTATTTGCTACTTGTAAAACATGCCGTAGCAGATTTGTGGCTGCAAAGCAGACTCAACAATCCAAAATATGGTGATAAGAAAAACCTAACAGATCGTAAACTATGGATACACAGTTTGGATCACGCCGCACTAACTGCGGTGATTACACTGTTATTTGCCGGATTGTGGTGGGCAATAATTGCTGCACTGCTGGACTTTGTGCTACACAGTGTGATTGACTGGACCAAACGTGTGTACACATTAGATAGAAAAATAACAACCAAACAAAATTTATTTTGGAAAATACAAGCTGTAGATCAAATACTACACTATACAACTTACTTAATTATTGTGTTACTAACAGTTTAAGTTTCACTCCAGGTCAAACTTGCATTAATACTTTGTATTGTCTGACTGCTTTGTACTGCAACACTTACAACATTGTTAGGCGGTAGTGTGACATTATATTGACTTAGATCAAAAGTACTAGTACCATTAATACCATTAATCAATATAACCAATGGTTGTTCATCTGTTGAAACATAAGTACCTGTTGTAGTAGCTTTGATAATACTACTAAAATCGCCAATTTTAGTCCATTCATTGGTTGCGTTTAGTGTACCATTTAATATTAGGTATATTTCAATTGGATCATTGTTTTGACTAGACACACTTAATGTCTTTAGTTTTAGTTCACGTAGGTTAATTTTGCTTTGATAAATCAAGCTGTTTTTAATGCTGATCAGATTGTGTAGATTGTTTTGGTTTAAACTGGTCTTTGTACCGCTAGTAGCACTGGTTGTATAACTGTTGTCTACAATTTGTCCTTCAATTGCTGCCATCATACTTGCACCAAACACATGTGCGTCTGTTATAGTGTTAGCTGATAGATTTGCAGCAATATATCCAATTTTAAAACTAGGATTGTCCAAGTGAACGTCTGTGTTGCGATTGCTGTAATGTTCGTGATGTATAAACATCATATCACCTGTGTCAGGGTTTTCAACTGCCCAACGTATTTCACCTGCACCTAACCAACGAAAGTTAACTTGGAAAATGTTTAATTTACTCCAATCCATGTTGATACCACTCGGACCATTGCCGTCCATGCTGTCAATATTCCAGTCTGTTTGATAAGTCCAATTTAGTGTGTGAGCAGCACCTGCTTGTGTTTCTGCAATTGTACCAGTACTACCGCCTGTGGCACTGTATGTGAATGCGCCAGCTTTTTCTCCAACACTTGTGCTTAAAAATCTAACAGTATCGTCGCATTGCTCAACAGTCCATCCTGCAAATGCATTACTTGCAATTTGTGCGGCTGTGCCAATGGCATCATCTGCTGTAAGGCTAACAGGATAAGCAGTATCATTTAGTGTTATAGTTGCTGTACCAGAACCAGTTTGTGCAGTTACAGTGAGTGTAGCAATGTGTGCTTTACCACCATTTTGTCTCAGTATACCAAATTGATTGGTCGCTTCGTCGTATCCGATATTGAGTGCTTGTTCTTGTGCAAATAGACCGGCTCTAAGAGTAACACCTAATTGTGGATTATCATATGCGGCTGTAAATCTTGCCATTGCACCTTGACCTGGACGATAGCGAAGTATTCTGTTGCTGCGTAGTACACCATATCCATATGGATCAGTACCTGTGTGTACTTTAAACAGTGTTCCTGTTGATTCAGAAGCGCCGCCAAATTGACTAAACTGCTGGAATTCTCTTGGATCAAATCCGTATAAGCTGTCTAATTGTATTACAGGAGTTAGAGGAACAGTAAGATTTTCTCCAAACGCACTGGTACCCGAAGGCGAACCGCCGTCGCCTGTGCTGGCTACTGTTCTTAGTACTGGTTGTCCTTGACCGTTGTATCCAAGAGCCTTGTGTATATTCAGCAGATTGGGTTCGTCGTTATGAACATAACCTGTACTATTATCCTGCCTTACGCCCATTCAATTATAATCCTAGTGCCCAGTGTGTGTTGAGATACTGTTCAACATCGTCTAGTTCTGTTGAGTTTAATGCTCTGTTAAACATCAGTACTTCTGCCATACTACCTTGTAAATGTCCAACGCCGCCGCCAGCACAACCAAAATAGTAAGTTGTGTTACTACCAACTGTGGTGCTGTTAACAGTTCCCGTAAAGTTCAAGGTTTGTGCAACTTTGTCATGTCTGAATTGAACTTTTCCACTATTACCTACACCGTTACCGTTATACACCAGTGTTAAAATATGATAATTTGTGTCTGCTGCTACCGTGCTTACACCAGTGCCGCCATTTACTCTTGTGCAGTAATAATGAGTTCCGCCGCTGTTAACAAGTTCGATTTTCAAGTCTAGATTGTTGGTTGCTCCAAATACCTGAGCGTTTGCGATATCAGTTGTTTTGGCTACCATAAAGATAGTAAATGCACCAGCACCTGCAATTTGTGTAAATGGATTCACACTCAAGCAATCATCAACACCATCAAATTGTACAACACTCAAACTGTTGAGTTCGTTAGTTTCATATGTCGGTCTGTATGTAGCACCACCAATTGGGTTAGCATTGTGTGCAAAGTCTGATTTGTCATTCCACTGTGTGATAGTTTGACCATCACTTGGATTGGTTGGCTGGAATTGTGTAATGTCACTACCATCATACCAAATCTGCAAGCTGGTACTAGCATCAGCGATAATTGTAGCAATTTCACTGCCTGTTGCAATCTCATTTGTGGTTGTGTCTACTATACCATCTGTGTTAACTACAACATCAAATGTTGATTCAAATGCCAGTGTTTGTGCTGACCCATCCAAGTCCAGTGTCCAGTTGCCGCCGCCGTCTACTGTGAGTTCACTATCAACGCCCAATGTGTATGTGGTTCCGTCGATAGTTACAGTGAGTGCGGCTGCTAGCACATCATATGTACCTGTAATTGTTGGTTGGCTAGGTGCATCAGTTTGACTGTTCACTGTGGGAACGGCAAGCACAACACCACCGGCATTGCTTACCCACGGTCTGTGTGGCTGACTGTTAAAAGTTAAATTTTCTGCAATGTTGTAAGGACCTTGGAGGTACAAACGGTCATAGGTATTCCAGTATCTAAAATAAGGTTTGGTACTGTCATTTGTGCCAGTGATAGTTCCGTCAACTGCAACTACTTGTCCTCTGCGTTTTGCTTGGGCAATGTTGAGTTTTGCTATCTGTCTAGTTTCTTTATTTTCAATGTCTGTTCCACCTGTTAAAGTAGATATTCCGTTTGCAGCCATGGTTATACTCCTATACTACTATTTAGTTTTTAAAAGGGGATCTTAGTTTTTTCTCTTGAGGAGTTTTGTTTTGAGGTCTTCACAGGTTGCTCCGGTTGCGGTTCTTTTTTGCGTTTCTGTTTCTTTTCTTTTTCTTTGAAAGTTTTGTTGGTCTTGGCTAGGGCTTGGAAGTATCTCTTTTCCTTCTCTAAGACTTGTTCTAAGGTTAGCACTTTTGTTGCGTAAGGATTCGATTGTTTTTTGTGTGTCCATCCTCGGTGGGGGAAGAAATTGCTTCTGTGTACCTTTCGCTTGCCTGATGCGCCTTCGAATATCACGTATTCGCTGTTCCAATCGTTCAATGTCGCTCCAATCAATGGGTTCTGTCTTAAACCATGTTAACATACAACTATTTATTTTGTCTGCGTATTCCAAGTGCTCGATTGGCAGGATAAAGTTCAATGTTTACCATATTACTTTGATTTCCGCCTAGTATGCGATAGTATTTTCGATCATTTTTAAATTCAGTGCCAACATAAAAACCCACATGTCCTTTCCAGCCTTGTTCTCCTCTAGGAAATACAACAATATCTCCTGCCTCCGGATCACCTGTTACAGGTTCGCCCCATTTTAAAAAACTACGGGCCATCAGTGGATATTCGCTCACACTTTCGCTGCCTGGTATATCGCTTTCACGCAATACTGCATTCACAAATGCAGCACACCATTCGTAATGTTTAGGATCTATGCCAGTATATTCTTTGATTTCAGTTCTATTTTGGTATTCGTTTAAACCGTATTTGTCTATAGCAGTTACTACATGACCAGGTGCATTGGGTATCGATTTACCATCAACAGTTATAGTAGGGCCGCAAGCAGACACCGCAAGAACAACTGCTAGTACACTTTTAAGTTGCATCACTTCTCTCACTCATGACAACACCTGCAACTGGTGCAGGTGTTGTACTGTAATTACTTATGTCTTGTCTCGAATCCGCTAGTGGTTCTTTTCAAACTACTTTTGTTTTAAATCAGAACCAGCAACAATTTCCCCATTATCAAGTACTTTCAGTAGTTTTAATCTAATCATACCGTCTAGTGTACTTTCGATTCCGTTACGTTTACCTTGTGTGTAACCTAGCCAAGTGCAAAATAAACAAATTGCTACAGCTATATAAGGTTCGTATCCTACAAACATTGCTGGCTCCTTTCGCTTGTTGTTATACTATAATATAGTATACTTATGACTGAAAGTCAAGAGCTTAGAAGCTGAAACTTAGACCAACTGTTGGTGTTAGTTCTTCTGAATCAAAGTTGTATGCTGCACCAGCTGTTACATCTGCTGCACCTAATGTCCAAGCATATTCACCACCAATGTTTTGTAGTGCGTCATCTTGATCACCGTTTAGGTAAGCTGTGATTCCACCTGTTTTAGCAACACCTTCAAATGCAAATTTTTCTGCATCTAGGTCATATGTCATTGCACCACCTATGTTGGCAGCACCTAATGCAATACCTGCATGCTCAGCACCCAGTACCATAGCTTCACTGTCCAAGTTGTAGTCGCCTGCAACAGTTACATTACCCATTGCATAGCTACCTTGAATGTTGCTGATGTCTGTGATGTCACTGTTCCAATCAGTGAAACCCATTGCTACGGCTGCATCACCTACAGTTACTTTTACTGACTCAGTCATTGCTGGTGCTGCTAGTGTTTGCTCACCTTCTGCTCCAACAAATACACCATTGTCGTTGCCCATTGCAACACCAAGACCACTTAGCTCTGTGTCAACAGTCCATGTATCTAATGTTAGGTCACCGCCTTCAGCAGCTTCAAAACCTAGTGCAACACCACCAGCTGCGGCTGTTACATCAACATCTACACCCAGTGTTCCGCCCCAGTCGCCTGAAGCTGTTTCAGCAAAGTCTAAACTTACTTCGCCTGCAACATCACCAAATGCTGTAGTAGCAAATGCTGTTGCAAATATGATTGCTAGTAAACTTCTCATATCTTTTTCCTTGTTATTATAAAAAAACAACCCATAGTGGGCTGCTCCTACATATTTAATATATTTGGTATGAAAAATCAATGGTAAAAAATAAAAAAACCACTGGTGTGGTTTTTGTACAACGATTCTGTTGCCAGGTTCGTTGCCAACCCCTACTTACCTAAATTAGGCAGCTAGTGCCATTTCTGGCGCACGATTGTCATTTGCAATTGTGATTTTTGACTAATAACGCAGTCATCCGGTTAACTCCACTTCACTTTCACACCTGTCGATCCTAATTTCTCGCCCATAAAAAACACACTTATCTAAATGTGCTTATGGTGGACGAGTGCGGTACCGCCCCGCAGTCCAGTATGTGTCCACGTTGCTTCAACGCTAACAGTTTATTTATACAGCCTTTGTTTGATAATGTCAACCGCTCTTTGACTAAGAACAATTTCATAATGATTGCGGTCCACTTGTTCGTATTCTACATCTGTTCTGCATGTCATACTTTTATAGGTAACTATACCGTCATTGCGACCACTGAGCCAAGGCACATCTCCTACAGTGGTTAGTACTTGTGTCCAAGGTATTGTGATTGGTGTGCGTCTACTGTCTCGTATAAAACTGCTAGTAGGAGCAATGTCTCTGAACAGTTGATATCCAGGATTTAACATGCTGCCCCAACTGGCTATTTCACTACCACCAAAAGGAGTAGCAAGACTAACACACCCAACGCTGCGACCTTCAAAATGTTTTTGCAAATATGTTGCGTATATGCCACCCAAACTGTGTACAATGTAAAAGAATGATCCTTTTTCATTTTCTAGTGTGTCATACATGACCTGCAAGTTGTCTTTTGCAGTTGTACTTTTATCATAGTTTAGGTATAAGGGTTTTTTAGCACCGATGCTTTTTTGCACAAATGCAAAACTGCGCTCACTTGCAGTGGCGCCATGTATGTATACAATCTTCATACTAGTATTTAATACTTACCAGCGAACTTCCATTTTTCTGTTGAGGTCTCGTTGTGCTTGGATTGCACTCAAACATTTAATCAATGCATTGCTTTTTGCAAAAGGTCTTTCGTATTGGTTCTTGTTTTTCCAAGTTTTGTTTTCATCTGCTTCTTTAAGAAATTCTCGATGTAGGATTTTTTTCATTAGTGTCAACTCTGCATCACTGAGTTGAGCCAGTTTGTTTGCAACCATAGCAGCCTCCATAAATTGCTTTCAATATATTTACAAAATTGTTACAATGTTGTGCGCTAACAGATTTAAAAATTGAGATAATCGTTTACTTTTTGGTTGGCGCTCATTTCTATACCTCGTTCCCATTGATTGTTAGGATTCACATTCCATATCAATTCTTCACGATAAGGAAGATTGGTCCACAAACTTTTGCCCATTGTTCTACTGCCAAACATTTCGCTTTCTAGCTGCCCAGCTCCCCAACTGCAATGACCTACAACTATTCTCCAATACTGAGGAAATTGATTGTTGTTGAACAAATTAATAATTTGTTTGTCTCTGGTTACAATTAAATTGTCTTGTAGTTCAATACTGGTTGGTAATATAATATCACTACTGTGCATCACATAAACTTGGTTTATCTCGACAGGCCCGCCGTAATAGATAGGAGCATTTATAGCCAATTGCATGCTTTTGCGCAATTTAACACTCACACGTTGTTCAAGTTCTTTGTTGAGTATCCATCCGTGTGCGCCGTCGCCGTTGTGTTCGTCAACGTATACAATACTTTTTCTAAAATTGTTATCTCCCAGTGTAGGAAGACTAACCAGTATTTGTTTTTGCATGTTCATTAATTGTTGATGCCTTTTCCAAAATCTATATCAAAATCGATTAGTCCGTGTTGTATGTCATGAGCAAGAGCTCGTATATCGTCTAATATTGCTTGACATGCAACTTTATCATACGTTCCTTGTACACGATAACGTTCTCTGTGAAGTTCAAGTGCTTTTGAGTGCAGCACTTCTGCTTTTTTATAAAATTGTTCTACGCTGTGTGACATGGTATACCTTTTGTCTAATGTACACGTATTTAACTCGTTTGTCAATAAATACTTACGGAGAGAAAACATGGACGCAGAAATAATGAACGCAGGCGAGGTGGGCCTAGAAGTCACCAATTTATTAATGCCATTTATAAGTGCATTACTTGTTTTAGTCATAACACTATGGTTTAAAGATTTTGCAACTAAGATTGCAAAAGGTATGATGTTCAAAATGAACAAAGCCTTCAACGAAGGTGATACAGTTATATTAGACGGTAATGACGCACTCATTGTAAGAATAGGACTCAGTGAAACTGTGTTTGGCGTATACAGTGACAGAGGATATACATGGCGTTATGTTCCCAATGAACGTATTCCATTTTTAAAACTTGAAAAAGTAATCAACAAAGATCTCCATTTAGACACTGAAGCTGAGAAAGCTGAAAAACTTCAATCATTGATTGACAGAGTACAAGACAATAAAATTGATCAAAATTCACAAGCTATAGAGGAGATTAAAAATGGTAACGGACGTAAACGTAAAAGTTGAATTTAGTTATAATAATGCACTACACTTTGCAGAGTTAGCCAATCTTGCTTATCAAGAAGAAAAAGTTTTTAAAAAAACAGCTTCTGCTATGGGTTATAAAAATATCAAATACTTCAATGTTGATGGTGCTCAAGCATATGGTATGAGTAAAAACGACTATATTGTACTGGCATTCAGAGGTACCGAGCCCACACAGTTTAACGATATCAAAGCGGATCTAAATGCACTACATGTTCGCAACGAGTTAGGTAAAGGTCGTGTACACAAAGGTTTCAAAGCGGAGGTTGATGATATTTGGGATCAAATTGAAGCCTGGATTATCAAACGCAAGTTCACACAAGCATACACTTGCGGTCATAGTTTAGGCGGAGCAATGAGTACTATTGCTTGTAGTAGATTGCCCCAAGGATCAATATGTTATAATTATGGTAGTCCTCGTGTTGGCACACCCGGTTGGGTCAAAGAGTTTAACAGCAAATTTACACTGTATAGGTTTGTAAACAACAACGATATTGTTCCAAGAGTTCCTTTTGCAGTTATGTGCTATAAACATGCAGGTAACTTACACTATATCAACACATATGGTAACATTCGTAATGCAACTGCATGGCAAAGATTCAAAGATAGATTCAGAGGATATCGTGCTGCTTTTAAAAAGCGTCAATGGTTCGACAGCATTTATGATCACGGCATGTCAAACTATATAAAACGTATCAGAGAGCAGTGTTAGCCTCCTACATATACTCCATTTTTAGGACGATACCATGCTTTTTGATCATGCAATCTTCCTAACAAGTCTAATATTTCTTTTGCCTCAGTTTGTAACATCTCAGGATCTTCTCCTTCGATTATACGTTGGCTTCTACGTCCAACTTTATTACGCAATGCTGTTTCAATAATATTAATGTCTTTTACACTAAGTTCAAACTTCAGATTGGGTTTCATTTAACATTTCCTTTGTGATCTTATTGGCAGGCATACAAGCCACATCTAGTATTGTATCGTTGAATCCTGCTACATCTATAACTTCTATAGCAAGCCTGTCACTATTAGTAGGATCATTTATATAGGATTTGCATTCGTTCTGTGTTTCAAATGGCAGCATCTTTAATGCAAAAGGTTCTGCTTCCAACATTACGAACACAATTAACCATTTCATAGTTTAATCCATTCTACTCTAGCATATTGAGCATCTAGATCATCTCTAAAGTCTATAGCATCAAGTACATTATCAAACTTACGTGATACAATTCTATCTTTAAAATATCCCACAATTTCTATCATTTATTGATTTCCGTTACTGCAATTATATAAAAACCTATGATAATAATTGCCAGTATGCTTATTGCTGTAAAAATTTCGCTCATTGACACAAGTCCTCATACTTTGTTGTATGGGCTCTGTGTAATACACCGTTAGGAAGTGTTTCTGTGGTGAATAGTTTTAAAAAGTATTTCAACATCTGTGTCTCCGTTGTGTATAATAATATATAGCACGCCAAAACTGAAAATCAACAGTCTTGACGTGCGTTAAAACGTAGCAGTCAATTAGTTTGAACGTAAAGCCTTTACTTGCATCATACAAGCCTTTGCTTCTTTGTGCAATCCCATACGAGCAAGTTCTGAAGCTGCTCTACTATAACCTAGTACTTCACAGAAGTTCCAAAAGCCTTTACCAAATCCACGAAACGGATTTACGATTGTGTTCATTACTAGTGTGGTCATTATACCCATCCTCTTAAATTTTCATTTACTTGATCTTTGTAGTGCTGTTCAGCTAGATAACGAATATCACCACGTGAAATCCCGATATCATTCAATTCTGCGTCTGAAAGTTTACTTAGTTCTTTAACTGTTGCATTTGCTGCACTGCGAGCTTCTAATTTAATTACTTGTTTTTTCAACCAGTTAGATATGCTCGTAAGTCCAACCCAGCTGAATGTGTTTGCTACTAGTGTAGTCATTCTCTGTTCCTTTACATTGTTGTTTGATGCTTGAGGAAAGCAATACCCCCCGTCTTTTCAGGGTGTCATTCGCTTGGTAAGGCTGTCTGCGCCAGCCCTGGTCTTTCCCAGTGCCACTCATTTTTTCTGAGCTGAGGTCGCTCTGTTGTGTTAACAATTTTATTTATAATTATAGTACAGCAATTCTGACCTATTAGCTACAGCAAAGATTAAAAAGACGTTATGCATTTTGTGCATAGCTTATTTTAGTTTGAAACCAATACGGCCTTTTTGTCCTGTTGCAAAATAAGTCTTGTTGACCAACTGCGGCGCACCTTTGAACACTGCTGGAAACTTGGTATAGTATTGCATTGTTACTGCATCTCTGCCTTGTGCTTGCTGTGCTTTGGTAACCAATTGTACATACTCGTTGTTGTTGAGTACTTCCAGCATAGCATTTTTAAATTGTTCGTTTGCATTTACTTGTGGAATGACTGCATTCATAACGGCTGTTAGTGCATGCCAAAATACTCTATAGTCTGGTCTTTCTTGTGTACCAGTGGCAACACCTTGTTGTTGTGTCATTTGCTGTAAGCGTTCACTTTGCAAATCACCAATGTTTTGTGTGCGCTTGTCCAAGTTTGCCATTGCTCTAATATCATCATCGTCGATAATATTAAACATACGTGCTACTTTTAGTGGACCATTTACTGCACTCTCAGTTGCAAGCAATTCAATAATTTTTGCACCTTCTGGAAAACGCTGTTCGATTTCTGGTGTCATTTGTTTGTAAACACCACTAAGACTGCTGGCTGCGCCACCACTTGTGCTGATCTTACTGCTAACTTGAATACTACGTCCGTCTGCTGTTTGAATAATACTGTCGATTAATTCTGCTGCTTTGTCCTGAGGAAACATAACACTACTACCAGCTAGATTGGTTAAATTAAATGCTTCCATCATTTTTGCTGTATCGCCTGTGACACTACCAGGATTACTCATAAGTGCAATTGGACCTAGATATTCTCCGCCATACTTTTGTAAAACATTGTAATATTTTCCAGCGCCTGGGATCGGATTTTGTTGACCTTTCAATGCTTGATCAACTGCATCTGCCATAACTTCTCCAAGATCCCCTAATGCTTGTGTACCTTGTTTGATTTGTTGTGCTAATTGACTTGCTGTGCGATAGTTTTCGTCAGGAATTAAATCTGCTGGTTTGATTGGCACACTTTCTTTTTCTGCACCTTGACTGAACTTATATCCTCTGAGTGTTTTCCACATGGTGTGTACACCTTGTGGTGGAATAGCTCTGATGTAACGTACCCAGTATTGAGGTTGATTGTTACTGTCAGTCACTGACGCAATAATAGCGGCTCTGGTTCCACTGTTGGGTTTGTTGTCATCAACTCGTGTGTTTGTGTCTGGAATAACACTGTCTACAGCCTGCATCATTTGATCCATATCTTCATATGAATCACCGCCTTCGTTGGGCAACACTGTAATGTCTTGCATAGTAAGAATGTCGCTAGGATCTGTATCACTAACGTATGTTTCGCCAGGTGCTCTTGCAGTCACACCTCTGGATTCTAATAGTTCAAATGCTCTCATGCAACTATTTATTAATTTCCGGTAGTTGTGCTTTCATATGTTCGATTGAACTGGTTGTGTACTCTAATAAAAGTTGTACACTTTGCTAGTTGCTTGAGTTTTTGAGCACCTACGTATGTTAGTGTACTGCGAACACCACCTAAAATATCTTGAACTGTTGACATAACAGCGCCGCGATAAGGCACAAGAACTGTGCGTCCTTCACTGCTACGATAGTCTTTAAGACCTTCGAAATGTTTGTCGTTGGCAGTTTTACTACTCATTCCGTAGAATTGTACAAATAGTTTTTCTTCTACTGCATGCTGTTCTGTACCATCTTCGTGTATAATAAATTCATTTGATTTGTAAAGTTTTTGTATAATTTCACCACCGCCTTCATCGTGTCCAGCAAGCATTCCACCTAGCATCACAAAGTCAGCACCGGCAGCAAAAGCCTTTGCCACATCACCCGGACAAGTACAACCGCCGTCAGCAATAATATGTCCTCCCAGCCCATGCGCCGCATCAGCACACTCAATAACCGCACTAAGTTGGGGATAGCCCACCCCAGTTTGTATGCGAGTCGTACAAACCGACCCTGGCCCGATTCCGACTTTGACGATGTCTGCTCCATTTAGTATTAACTCCTGTGTTTGATCTGCTGTAACAACGTTGCCAGCAATGATCACAATATCAGGATACAGCGTTCTAAATTCTTTGACATATTCTATAAAACGCTGACTGTATCCATTGGCAACATCAATACAAACGTATTTAAGATGATTACCAACTTGTTCATACACTGTGCGAAACTTGTCTTGATCTTCTTGTTTAATACCAATACTCATAGCAACATTGTCTGTGCGTGTAGGCATGTCACTGTCAAAGTAATCTATCAATTCTTGCACACTGTATGTTTTTACAAGACAAGTAAAAATACCATTTTCTGCTAGTTTGTCTGCCATAGCAAAAGTACCAACACCATCCATGTTGCTAGCCATAATTGGAATGCCTTCGTAATTTTGACCATGTGCAAATGTAAATGTACGCTCCATGCGTACTTCTTTGCGTGAACCCAAAGTACTACGCTTTGGACGGATCAAGACATCACTGTAGTCCAACTTTGTTTCATCTTCAATTCTCATTTAAACCTCTTCAATATCAAGAGAAAGTGGAAATCCTGCTGTGCGACTTATCATAGTGCTTTCGGCTACTTTTTGCTCAGCTATTTCGTAGTAGTATACACCGGCAGTTCCTTTGCCCTCATTGTGAACTTGCAATGTAATATTTTGTGCTTGTTCGTCATTGTGACCAAATATATTTTTAAGCAATTCAATCACAAACTCGATAGGTGTAGTGTTGTCATTGTGAAGCACGACTCTAAATTTATTAGGTCGTTGATAAACAATATTCATATCATTGTTTGTGGTTGTGTGTGTTGCTTCCATACTAGTATTTATCGTAAATCATGGGGGGATTTCTCCCCCCACTTTATTTTATTTTATTTCAATAGTACGTGGTTTTTTCTCTTCTGGAATAATACGTTCTAGTTCGATAAACAACATACCATTTTCCATACGTGAACCATTAACCACAACATCATCTGCTAGTGTAAAGTTACGTTTGAACTTACGCTGACTGATGCCTTTGTGGATCCATGTCCAGCCTGGTTGTTCAACTTCGCCTTCTGGATTGTGTTCAATTGTAAGTACACCTTCTGCTACAGTGATTTCCAAATCTTCTTTGGCAATACCTGCTAGTGCAATTTCAATTTGAAACTTGTCACCATCACGAACAATGTTGTAAGGTGGATAACCTGTGCTATTGGCATTGTGTTGTACATATTTGAACATATCGTCAAATACTCTATCAAAGCCTACTGCATAAGGGGTGAGTTTGTTAATGTCTAATGTAGTTAATCTGTTCATAGCTTCTCTCCTTACGCTTTCAATGCCGCTGTATATGCAGTTGTCATTGATTCTGCTGCGTTTGCCCAAGTTTTAGCAAATTCAGTATTTGCTTCAGCCATAGCTTTAACAGGCTTTGTGTACTGTTCACTTGGATCAATTGTGTTTAGGAAAGTTTTTGTTTGTGTGTGGATTTGATCCACAAGGTTATTAAAATATTGTGCTTGCATGTCAATCTCCTTTTAAGCAAGATTTATATACGTAGACCCTATTGGCATCTACAAGTTTATTTATCTAGGGACTAACCGTGGTCCCTAACGTGCGTATTACGGCGCAACCCTTCTCTCTGTTTTTCTAGTCGTCCCACTATAATTCTTGTCTAGTGAGTCTCCTTTCTTGTTACAGTTCGGATCAAAGCGTTCAATACATAACGCTTTAATATACACACTCACTTGCGGTTTTTCAACTCTTGTCCTATGCACAGGAAAGCAGGTGCATCTACTCTGGTGTGTATATTAAAACACTATAATATTTGATAGGTGGGACTAAGGATTACCCACAAGCGCCAGCACAGATCCTGTCCATATCCAGCGAAGCCTAGCATTGGATAGTTACTTCCAAAATCTGCATCTTCCTGTCTCCAGGCTCATGCAGTGCCACTACAGCTACTAGCCAAGTTACTGCCTCTGTAAGCAGCGTTTCCTTGCACTATCTAACTCAGACCGTCGTCTTTGTTATGCTTTTAATATAGTATTTGTTGACACAAATGTCAACCTTTTTTACCAATTTTCTTTATTTTTTTCAACAGTTTTTAACCAACGTTTTCTAGCTTGTGCTTTCTCACGTTTTTTCTTAGCACTTGGTTTTTCGTAATATTCTTTAGATCTTAGATCTTTTATAACGCCTTCTTGATTTACTAATTTTTTAAGTTTGCGTAAAGCACGACCTACATCATTATTACGAACTTCTACATAAAGTCCTTGTTTTTCAGTTCTATCTCTGCTCATTCTTTCCTCGTTAGTACACCGATTAATCGGTTTCCATTTAGATTTGGCTTGCTTTCCCAGTCAGTATTTTCTAGACTTTCAGTAATACGATCAATTATCGCAAACCCTTGTTGTTTATTGGCATTTTCTCTGCCTTTATATCGTATTACACATTTTACTTTGTTGCCTTTGCTTAAAAACTTTTCAATGTTTTTGAGTTTTATGTCAAAATCATGATCACCAATTCCCAATCTAAACTGAACTTCTTTGATTACAATTTGATTTTCACGCTGTTTTTTAGCTGCTTCTTTTTCACGTCTTTTTTGTTCGTAGAAATATTTATTAGCATCTAATAGTTTAGCTACCGGCGGATCGCTTTTTTCACTTATTACTACTAGGTCTGTTTGGTGTTGTTTAGCTAATTCCAATGCCTGGTCTAAACTAACAATTCCAAATTGTTGATCTTCTCCGACTACTCTCAGTGTATTGTGCTGTATATTTTCGTTTATAGGTTGCTTAGGTGCAACTTTTTGAAATCTACGCATCAAGTACACTCTCTAGTACCATGTCGCTGTATTCGTCGATGCTGTCTACAATAGTAAATTTTTTATTTTGTATTGTCATGCTGTTTAACAGTTTTACTAGTCCTTTCTTTTTGTTACGCTGATTTATAAAAATAGTTGTTTTGCTACTCAATAAAATTAGTGCAAGGCTAAGTTCGTTAACATCATCCAAATCTACATAAACTGTGTCGCTAAATCTAACCATACTTATTACCCAAGCACTATTAGACTCTGTTACCTTGCCATTTGGATGATACAGTGTAACACTGACATTTTTAAAAATATTTTCATACAATAATTCAATTTTTTGTACAAAGTCAGCACTACTACTTATTACTGTTATAATAGGCCCGCTTTCTGGCAACATCATATCAGGCGGAGTTACTGTGTATATTGCGTTTTCCCTCATTGGGTTTATTCGTTGTCCTTTGATCTGATTCTTATACTTTTAATTGTTTTACCTGTGCCGGCTAATCTACCATCAGGTGAATAAAGTTTCATATTATGACGCTGACTTAATTCTTGTGCATCAAGTTCTTCGTCAGCTCTTGTATCAGTATAAGGGTCATATGGTGTTTTGTCAACTTCTTTTTCCAGTTCCTTGGCAACTTCCTCAAGCACTTCTGGATCTGCTTTTTCTAGTAGTTGTTCAATATCAGCATCTGATGCTTCTACTTCATCAATGCTACCATCATCTGTTACGCCTGTTTGTTCTTCTTCAATTGGTTCAACAACAGGTTCAGGCTTTTTTGCCCGAGGTTTTCGATTCCATTCAAATGTATACTGTGCTGCTATCAACAACATAACTGCTAGTGGATCAAACACAAATATAATTGTAAGTATAACCCAACGAACTGCTTCTTCTAGTATGTCTCTGTCAGCTTCTCCATACACAAATTCTGCAATGTATTTTACAGGTCCCACCTCTGCTTCTAGTTTACGTGCTTCAGCTTCTAGTTTGAACTTTTCTTCGATAATACGATCTATTTCGTTGTTTGCCGCTTTAATACGGGTATTTTGCTCGTCTATTAATGTATCCAAATCAGCATTTTCACCCACTTGTATTTGAGCTCTAAGTTTTTCAATCACTGCTTGAGCATTAGCAATTTCGTCTTCTGCAACTGCACGTATTCTAGCAATCTCTGCTCTGGCTGTTTCAATTCTCGGATCTTCTTGATTGCGCAATTCAGTAATAGTTGTTTGTGCAATTTTTCTTGCTTCTCTGTTAGCAGGAATATCTGTGTTTAGTACACTGTCAATTTTTGATTGTATACCAGCTCGTTGACTTTCTAATCCACTTGCTGCATCACTACGAATGCGATCAATGGTATCTAATAATGCTTGCTTGCGTTCGTCGATGCGCTGTGTTTGTGTACCACGCAGGTCTTTTACTAGTTCAGTAAGTCTAGCACGTTCTGTATCTACAGCATCTTGAGCTCTAGTGCGCAATTCAACTTCTTGTGCTTGCAATTGTTGAATGCGAGCTTGTTGAGCTTCTACCCACGTTGCTAGAGCTCTGCGTGTGTTGCTACCAAACAGTCCGTCACTGGTTACACCAATAACTGCTTGACCTTCTTTGATCTTGTCACGCTCTGTACTTTGCAATTTGTTTGTGGTTACAACAATTAATTCTTCAGTTGCACGTATTTGTTCTAGTATAGGATCAACTGCACTTGTATCTGCTTCTACACCACTGATACGCTGTTCGTATTCGTTTGCTTGTGTGTTAATACGTTCTAAATCTACATCTAACTGTGCAATTTGATCTCTATATGGCTGTACTTGTTGTTCAACACTGGCAACACTAGCATTTGCAAGTTCTGCTCTATACTCTTCAACTAAACCATTTAATCTAGTTAATTCGGTGTCCAAACTGATAATTTCATCTTCATAAACTGCAACACGATTTGCTAGTGCTGTTTCTTGTGCAGTGATAATAGCTTGTTGTTCATCAATGCTAGGTTGACGCCTTGTGTATGCACTGTCAATGCGTTCTTGTTCTCTGTCAATTTTATCTTGAATTCCCACATCTTGTTTGTCAGCATCTGTTTCGCCTTTGGCAATACGCTGTTCTGCCCTAGCAATTATTTCTTGCTGACGAACAATTTCTTCTTCCATGCGTTCAAGTTGTGCCACTTGTTCCTGTGCGGCACTGGTTTGTTCAATGTGTGCTTTTGATAGGAAACCAAAAATACCCATGCTGGTAATAAACATGAGTACTACCACTGCAACACTGAGATATGTTCTCATCCACCATGCAGCCTTACTCCAATATCTGTGAAGCCATACAGCGGTAACCAATTTACCAATTTCTAATACACCACCCATGATAATAATTGGTATAGCAGCGGCGGCAAAAATTGCAACCAACCCAGCTACACTGTAGTAAATTGCCACGGCACTGATACACAGTGCAATAAACATTGTTAGTATTCCAAAAAGCATACGCTTAGTCTCCAAACCTTTCAGCAAAACCTTCATTTATCATAATACTGGAAACATCTAATAGTTTTCCTGTATTATCTACAATTGAAAGTTTTCCCATAATACGTCCTGCTTTACCTCTTTTGTTTAAAATGGTTTCACAAATAAATTCAGACCCTAATAGTTCTGTTAGTCGATTTTTACTTGCTAGAGCCTGAGCTTTTTCAGCGTCGTCCAAACTTCTAATGTCTCGGACGTTTGCTCCATATAATTTAATTCGTTGTCTGATAGTCACATTGAACCCCAAGTCAATGATTGCATCAACTGTGTTGCCGTCTATCACTCTTATTGTATTGCATTGATATGTGTACATCTTGCAAAATCCTTTGTCTTATATACTATTTATCGGATTTCGCACTATTTTGTTGCTGATCTGCAAGCCATGCATTGGCTTGTCTATTGCGTGTTGGAGTGTTTACCCATGATCTGATATCTTTGTAAATTTCATCAAAACTTTTTCCACGCTCTGGATCTTCTAGTCCACCGCTGTTGTCAACTACATAAAAATTCTTATTACCAAAAACTTGTTGGAATCCCATAATGTTGTCTTGTACTTGAGCCCACATTTTGCTCACAACACTGTCGGGTAATCTTCTGTCTCTCATTTTATTACGTTGTTGTGCAACCTCTTCACTGGTGTTCACAAACAACATAACAGTTTCGTAACCAATATCTCTGAGCAAATCACTTTGCTTTTGTACTTTACCAACATCTTTACCAGTACCATCAATAACAAGACCAAGACGACCATCAATGTATCCTGCTTGCCGTGACATGGTTAATTCTTTGGCACGATTACGTACTTCTTGACCTTTGTCACTGTAAACTTGATCCGGATCACTTAAATCTAAGTCATCTTTTTTAGCTAGATATTCATATATGTCATCGCTGTTTACAGTTTTTAATCCGTATCCACTCAAAAGTTTACCGGCAACGTAGCTTTTGCCACTGCCGGGTCCTCCTGCTAGGAATACTGCTTTAAAAATGTGAGGATCGTTAGGACCCTCACTCAAGTTTGTTGATATAATTTCGTTTACTAGCATACAATTATTTATGCTAATCCCATCGATAAAACTTGTGTACTCCTATTGTGCCTACAAATGTCATGTCTCGAGCCCAATTGGGTTTTACATAATTGGCATGATAGTGTGTAGCACCTTCTGTAAGTCCTCGAAACTCTTCGAACTTCATAATGCGCCAAGCAAGTGTTTGTGCTGCTATCCAAGAATCTTCGTCTTTGGGTACATCAGCTTTACCATCACAATACCAACTAAATTGACAACGATTTCGAATCATCTTGCCATTGGCATCTTGTTTGCCTTGTTTGACTACTTCACACACTGTATTAGGATAGCGACTGTCACGCACACGATTTAATACAACATCACTTACACCAATTTGATCTGCTAAACTACTACCACGTGCTTCGTAGTAGATGTTTAGTGCCATACAGTATGTTTCAGGGAATGTTTCTTCGCTGTAGCCCGCAAACTCTTGATTAGCTGAGCTAACGCTGGTTGTCATCATAATTGCAATGATGCTCAATAGAAGTCGTTTCATTTTCTGCCTCAATTTGTTTATAGTTCACCAAGACTGAGCTGTTCTTTAATTTTGCCATTCTCGTCGATTAATTGAACAAGCCCGTCTTTAATTTTACCACGTTGCACCAAATATGTTTTTTGTTTGATCTGACTGTTCATGTGCTTTACTGCCTGTTGCTTTGTACTGAACAAGTCACAAGTTTTTGTTTGGATACCACCGTGATTGTTATAAAACACAGTTTCAACTTCGTAGGTACTCATTGTATTACACTCCTTTGTAAACAATATAGTACTGTTGACTGCGTTTGTCAAGAACATTCAACAGGCGCAGTAGCTTCAAACTCTGCAACCATGTCTTTTTTCTTGAGCAAGAGTTTTTCCAAACTCCAAAGTGCCGCATATTTTTCATCGCTAGCACCTTCTTGAAATGCAATAAGAGCATTTTCAATTACATCGATATCTTCTAAAACGTCTACCATCTTTGGTCTCCTAATTAAAGTCTGCAGGACGAAGCTCAACAGCTTCTTCTAGTTCAGCATACATGGTATACAGGTGTGCTGTCAACTGTTTTTTTACACTGTTTTGAAGTGGCATGCTCATAATGAGTTCATCTACTTCGTCTAGTTTGCTGTCAATAGATTCAAGTGTTTCTTGGATACTCATTAGTTTAAATCACACTCCCAATTGTTTCCATTGAACGTTGCTTTAAGAGCACCAAGTGGAAAGTCCTCATGCTCAAACAACATGTAAGGTGCACCGTCATAGTCCATTTTCATAGTTACAACATTAACCTCGTCTAAGCCTATTTCACGCTCTCCGGGTACTGCACTGTTGAAAATTCTAATCATTTGCAACTCCTTTTTTAAAGTTGTTCACATACTGCATGACCTTCTGACAGGTCAACTACAACAACAGTTTCCTGCACAGGGTACTGCGTGATAAAATCTGACGCTGCTTGGAAGCTGGTGAAAAAGAATGACTGTTGACGGTCAAAATCTACTACTGCAAACATAAGTAACTCCTTTGTCTAACTTACACATACAATATAGCATCAAGACGTCTTACTGTCAAGAAAAAAGTGCAAGAAAGAATCCTGCACTTTCAATAGCTTATAATTTTTCTTTAAGAAAAATCAATGTCTGGATATTTTTCCTTTAGACGAGCACGGTGTGTTGCCATATCAATCATGCAATACATAGCACCCAATACAAAGTATAGTGTCAGACCACCGAACATAGAACTGTTAAGATCCCATTCCATAATGTAACGGAAAAATGCCATACATGCTACCAATGCAGTAGCACTGACGGCAAGAATCTTTGTAGCATTAAATGCAATCTTACCAAATTCAATTGCGGTTTGTTTATAAAGTGTGTTACTCATTTGAGGTTTCCTTTTCTTGCTGAGTAGTTAGGTGGGCATCATTGCCCGGTTAAATTATCCTCCCTAAGTACTGCTCCCGTATTATACTGCCTCAAAGCCAAACATGGCTACTTTATATTTTTTATTGCCAACCAACATATAGTCACCCATTGATGTTGACCGGAGACCCATTCCACCTTCGTGCAACGGTGCCATTACTGTAACAGCGTCATTGTAGTCGCCGTTAGCTTCTCCATTTTCAAAAAATTTCTCTTTGCGGCTCCATGAGCCCATCACGTTGTTTGTCCAACGATATGCATAGTTCATAGCTTCTTCGTCACTTGTACCATCTGGCACATCAACAAATGCTACTGTGTTAGGTGTATCTTCAAACGCTGAATGAATAACTGCTACTTGCATATCTAAGTTCCTTTTTTCTCAACTTACATATATACTTTACACTCAAGACGTCTTGCTGTCAACCTTTTTCTGTATCTTTTTCTAAAATAATTGTAGTTTTTTCTGTAACAGGTTCAAACTCAGCCTGCATGTTGTCAGTGATAGTAAAATCTGTGCCTGCAGTAAGCATTTGAATTTGCCATCTCTTGGTATCTTTGAATACCAAATTAATTTGAACTGTTCCGTCTATACATTTTACTAGCATAAATTACCTTCTAGTCATTCATTATGGGTTCATCGTCGGTTGATATGTATGTAAGGGGCTTTCCTTCTTTGCCTGTGCTCATACATTTTTCACTGCAATACCATACAATTCCATTCACTGTGTGTCCACACCATGTGTCTATCGCCTGATGATTACCGTTTTCTGTTGGTACAAATAATAGGTGATGTTTTTTACATATATTCATTTGTGTAACACATAAGTCATTTGTAGTTGTGGTTCTGGACGTCTGAATTGCACATATTCATTATATTCATGTGTAAACCCTAGTTTTTCTGTAGCACGTTGATTGCGAGGATTATCTGGAGATATGTGTATGTGTATTTTGTCAACATGCTCAAATGCATGATTGATTAACATATATCTAAATTCACGATTGTACTTACCACCCCAGTATTCTCTTGCAAGAAAAGTACTCCCCATAAACAATCTATTGTCTGACATATAGTAGTATTTTGTAGTACCTATTATTTTTTTGCCATCTAAGATTGCTAGTGCATCTGTGTTTATAAGATAATCAAACCATTTTTTAAAAACTTCTGGTTGCCATCTATTTTTTGCAGGCATTCCTGACCAAATATCAGGATCTTTTGCCGCATCGTATAAGCCATCAAAATCTTCTGATGCAAGTGGTCTGATGTTTACTAACGAAGAACTAAGAATCGGAAGAAGATTTAGTGTCATCTATAATAATCTCATAATCACCATCATACAGTATATCTAAATCGTTAGATGTAGTTACAGTATAAGGCTGATCAGGGTCAAATAGTTTGATATCAGTAAGCAAGTTTCGAATTGCTTCGTCTGACCAATTGTGTTCTAATTCTGTTGAAATACCGCCTTCGAACTGTTTCCAACTATAGTAGTTGCTTACTTCTATCGGATCGCAAGGATCGTAACCTTCACTGATAATATCTTTTAACAGTGCTTTATCTTTTATACCACTTTTTCTAACAGCACGTTCAACCTGAAAATCAATCACATTTGTCATCAATCGCACTCCGGAAACTTGTGTTTTACAACTTGTTCAATTGGTTGAAAATGTCCATTCATATGTTCTGCTACATATGCTCGGGGTTCTTCAGTTCCCCAACGAAATATGGCTAGCTTTGCCATATTAAAAATTTCTCTTTTGTTGCTGTTGATTAGTGTATCCTTGGGATCATCATCTCCAGCTTCTTCTAAATATCGCAATGCATATGTTGCAATATCTTCTACGCTTAATGGGACCTCTACCTTTGCCAGTATTCTTCTTCCATTGCCAGTGTCTTTAGACCTCATTCTTTTAGCCTCTCTTTTGCCTATAGTTTAATATTCGATGTGCCATGACATCTCTCCATAATTTCTTACTAAGTAAGAGTTTATGGCAAGACGACTCGAATGTCAACAAAAAAGATTCAAAAAAATACATTTTTTTGTTGACACAGTATTTATACTTCTAAATATGTGATTCTTACATCCCAACTAACATTAGCTGTTGCATCGCCTTTAACTTTAAATTTAAGACCATTGTCTATTTCAGCACTAAAGTTCCAACCAGTGTAAGTTACAGTCCAGTTAGCATTTTGATCTGGACTTAGTTCACCTGAAGCCACGTTAGTATTAGCTTGGTATATGTTACCGTCATATTCAACACTATCATTGGTTATATATGCAGTTAACGGATCCCATATAGCTTGCACTGTGTCTGTTGTAGTGCGTTGATAGTCTGTTTTCATCACAGTGTTACTCACAATACTAGTAGTTCCGGTTTGATTGTCTGCTAGTCCTTCAATCTTAAATGCTTGTACTTGACCTGTGGTTGCACGACCAATAGCATAAGCAGTGAAAAACCAAGTTTTCCCACTAGCTGGTTCTGGATAAACTCCGTTAACTTGAATTGCTGTTGCACCACTTCCTGTAGTTGTGACTTGTGTTTTCTTTACATTTGGATCTCCGCTGAGATCGATTGTATCTGCATTTTGTGTAATTACAACACTGCTATCGCTGCTAGTCAGTGTTCTAAATTCAAAATTATTTGCTGTACGTTGTTTGAATACTTGATTAGCACCACCTACATTGCTACTTGTAATAGTATCAGTAATTGTAAGATCATCTGCATTTTGTGTAATACTAATGCCACCGGCATTTACAAGTGATCTAAATTCTAAATCACTTCCGCTAGCTTGTTTGAATACACCGCTGCCTGTTCCAACATTGCTAGCACTTGAAATTGATCCACTACCGCCGCCGCTAGCAATATTACGCCAAGTGTTTGTATCTCCGTAATATGCTTCGATATTGTGTGTATCTGTGTTATAGCGTATTTCGCCAATTTCTGTGTTTGGCCGCTGTGCAGTTGTACCAGCTGGTATTCTAATAGCTGCTGTTCCTGGTATTCTAGTATTTTCTTCTAGTTCAACTCTAATGTTACCGCCAGCGCCGTCACCATTGATTACACGAGTTTCTCCTGCTTTACCTTCAACTTGCCTTGCTCTACTAACACCTGCATCTTTAACAATAACACCACTGCCACTTTCTACATTTAAGTTGTTTAAAAAGTCAAACAATGTGCTAGTTGCTTGCTGATAATCTGCTAGTGTTCCTGTGTTAAAACCTCCTGTATCTTTACGAGTGAAGATTGTTAAAATATCAGTTCTAATTACAATGTCGTCTGTGTTTGCATTTAGTGCAAGTTGTGCTTGTTCACTACTTACTAGATACAGTGTATTACCTGTGTTATTAAAGTTATTAATTACTGTGGTACCACTAACTGACACATTATCACTTACTTGACTAGCTGTGTCAGTGATTAGCCCGCCTGCTCGATAACCCGGACTGTTAGGTATAGTTGGTGTATTTCCTTGACTTTTTTCTTGTTCCCTTTGTTCAAACTCTTGTGTATAACCTATTATGTTACCACAATAGTCATAAACCGGAATTTGACTTTCAATCGTTGGTGTTGGATTATCAGCTGCACGTAACAAGTTTAGCATTTCGTCATCTAGTAACAGATGAAAAATGTTAGGATATTCTATTACTTCTCCACTAACAATGCGATTATTATTAGCATCGTACTGATGACCTGTGGTATTGTCTTTTCCACTTCCTAAACTATACTGCACAGGATAAGCTGCAAGCCTGTCGTATAAACTTTTTAATTGTGTTGAAATTCTGCTATTACCACTAATAGGTCCTGATCCTGGATTGTGCAACACACCAATTTCACTATTACATCCGCTGTCCGGTGTTGCAAATTGGCTACCACCAGGTGAATAAGAACCAATAATATTATTTTCAAAATCTACTAAGCTAGTAATTCTATCTGTAATACCCTTAACATCGTTTACAATTCTATCAATTTCGCTTTGTATTAACGACCCACTTGTTATTGCATCAATTTGATTGGCAATATTTCCTAGTACGCCGCCGTTGAATACACTGGCATTAAATCCGCCATTGGTACTAATACATGCACAAACATTACCAGGATCCATACTACCAATGTCATTAGCAAGTTGTTTACCTGCTCCTAAGAAACTGCCCATTGCACGTTCCAACATATTAGGAATAGCAATTGGATCTACAGGAGCACTACAGAAGTTGATAAGATTAGCAACGTTCTGAGCTTCTCCTAACACCATGTTTAATCTTCCCAAAACATTGTCTATTTTAGTATGATCCATAAATTGCTCTACGCCGCCTAACAATTGATTTAGTGCATCTGCAATCTCACCTTGTATGTTTGGAATTTTTAATAACTCTTGAATGTTAGCATGCAAACACAGTTGCACATTTGGTAATTTCATACCATTGCCACTCAGTACTTGACATAAGATTTCTCTGAGTGTGAAACTGTATTGTGCTTGACTAGTAACTCTCAGTGCATCAGCGCCAGCAGCAATAGTACCACTGATATGATGCTGAGCATCTAAATAGTCGTTTGCATTTTGCAAACCTTGTTTAAAATCTCTAAAACTCATGGATTATTGTTCCCACCGGCACGTACATCAGGACTTGCTGTTTTGGCTCTTGGATTACAGTGACTATCTCCTGGACATTTGCTATCTGGATTAGCAGGATCTCTTATCAATATCACAGGAATTGCCATAGCTCTAACACTGCCCACTGTGTCAGTGGCTATCAGACTACCGCCTTTATCAGTGTTAGGATCACCATCGATACTAATACGTCTACTGTTTACCCTTACATCAGGACAAACAGTTATCGTTGTTGCTCCGCAATCTCTAAAATCAAATTCTCTGTGTACCCATCTTGCCATGCAAGTATTTATTAGAGTTTAAGACCCTCAAGACTGCTAGCCGGAGCAATGCCGCTGGTACTTTGAATATATCCGTCGCTCAGTCCCTTGTTGGGTCGAGCAGTAGCAACTATTTGAGAACCTTTTATACTGATTGGTTCACTGCTACCTGTATCAATACTCATTAGCCAAGGAATAAGCATGGCTTGTCCGTTTTGTGGATTGAGTGTAAGCACTGTGGGTTTTACTAGTTTAAGATCATCTGCACTTGAGCTATCAAATCTACCAACTATTTCTTCGCCTGTGCTCAATTTAACTGTAACAGTGTCTCCTTTACTAAAGTTTGAAATCACTAACATCTACAACTTCTCCTATGAGTTCTTTTACTGTATTTGGATTCATACGAACAAGTGCTTGCCCGCCACCGGCTACCAGTAGTTTTCCGTTGTGATAAATCTGTGGCATAGTTCTATGCCCTTCATTTAGTAAAAACTCACGAGCTTCGGGATTGGTATCCACTCTAATTTCTTCGTATTCAATTTCGTTTTTTGTCAAGTAATGCTTTGCCATTTCACAATAAGGACACAATGGTTTGCTGTACAATGTGATCATAGTTTAATGCCCTGGAATGTACTACCATTTACATCCTGTTTTGTACCGCCAATAACATAGCTTGATATTTCTGTTTCTTGTGGAGCAACCTGTACTTCTGCACCAGCAATCCATTTTTGTGTCCAAGGCAAAGGATTGCTGCCGCCTTTGTATGGGCTAGGCAATCCAATAGCAGTCATACGTTTGTTGGCAGTCCACTCCACATATTCATTTAGCAGTTGTGTGTTAAGTCCAATCATGCTGCCATCTTTGAACAAATATTCTGCCCATGCTTTTTCTTGATCCACAGCATCAATGAACAATTGTATCATTTCGTCTTTGGTTTCTTCAGCAATTTTTGCAAAGTCCGGATCATCCTTAGGCATGAGTTTTAGCAGTGTTTGTGTGCTACCTAAGTGTACGTTTTCATCACGACAAATCAATTTGATAATCTTGGCATTGCCTTCCATCTTTTTAAGTTCAGCAAACGCCCAACTACAAGCAAATGAAACGTAAAAACGAACACCTTCTAAGATGTTTACACTTACCATAGCTTTGTAAATTAACTTTTTAAGTTCGTACAAATCAACTGTGATCTTTTTACCATTTACAGTGTGCGTACCTTCACCCAATAGATTATACCATTGACCCATTTCAATGAGATCGTCATAGTGTTTACTAATATCGCTTGCACAATCAACAATTTCTTGAATGTCCATCATTTCATCAAAAACAACACTAGGATTACTGTATATGTTGCGAATAATATGTGTGTAACTGCGACTGTGAATAGTTTCATTAAATGTCCAAGTTGTTACCCAGTTTTCTAATTCAGGTAAACTTACTAGTGGATTGAAACTGTCTGCAGGTGCACGACCTTGTACACTGTCCAGCAAGATTTGTCTTTTGAGATTGCTTGTGAAAATGTGCTTTTCGTGTTCAGTTAGCTTCTTAAAATCTGCTGCATCTTTTAATACATCTACTTCTTCTGGACGCCAAAAGAAACCCAACTGTTTGTCAGTTAGTTTGTCAAACTGTTTATACTTCAACGTATCGTAACGTTGAATATCTACACCACCGTTTGGATCTAAAAACATCAAACTTTCTAGGTGCTTGTTTCTTTGGTTTGCATTTAGTACACTCATCTTATTTCCTTATATTACACAGCTTTCGCAATCTTCTTCTTCAATTTGATAATCTTCATTGATTTCTATATTAGCAGGTTCGTTTAGTTTGTCAACATCAATCTCACCTTGTCCGTCGTATGTGTTAAAGTAATACAATTGCTTACCACCATACTTGTAAAAGATCATCAAGTGTTTTAGCATTTCGCTCATGCTGATCTTTTCATCCTCATAAAACGTAGGATTATAGCTTGTGTTCACACTAATGCCTTGGTCGATATATTTTTGTAGTATTGCCATAATACTCATATAACCTTCTGGGCTACGTTGATCCCATAGCAATTCGTACTTGTTTTTGAGATGATGAATGCCAGGCACAACTTGTTTAAGCACACCATGTTTACTTTGTTTAACACTTACTAAACTGCGTGGAGGTTCAATGCCATTTGTAGCATTTGAAATCTGTGCGCTTGTTTCTGCTGGCATTAATGCCATTAGTGTGCTGTTGCGAATACCTGTTTCACGCAGTTGTTGACGCAGTTCATTCCACGGCATACGCTCTTGATGAGGTACTAATTCATCTACATCTTGTTTGTATGTTTGATTGGGCGTAATACCGTCGCTGTATTTTGTTTGATCATTCCACAAACAAGCGCCTTGTTCTGCTGCCAGGTCTGCACTGGCTTTGATTAGATAGTAACTCCAAGCTTCTGCAAACTCGTCAATTTTTGCCAAATCAGGATTGCTGTATGTCATGTCATTTTTAGCCATCCAATATGCTAGATTAATAATGCCAACACCCAATGGACGTCTACCCATTGTAGCATTGTATGCTGCTTTGACTGGATAGTTTTGATAACTTAATAGTGCATCTAATCCTCTGATTGCAAGTGTACAAGGCTTTTCAAAATCCTGTGGTGTTTTGATATTGCCCCAATTGATAGCACTCAATGTACACAGTGCAATTTCGCCTTGTTCATCATTAAAATCATTGAGAGGTTTTGTAGGCAAATCGATTTCTGCACACAAGTTGCTTTGACGTATTGGCGCAATGTCTTGTTTAAACGAACTGTGGGTATTAGCATTATCTACATTTTGTAAATAAATGCGTCCTGTATTTTTGCGTTCTTCCATAAACTGACTGAATAGTTCGGTTGCACTAACTACTTTTTTACGCAGTTTTGTATTACGTTCTGCTGTTTCATATAGTTCTCTAAACCTGTCTTGATCTGCAAAGAATGCTTCGTACAAGCCTGGCACATCACTAGGTGAGAACAGTGTGATATTACCATTACTGATCAATCTTTCGTAGAACAGTTTGTTAAATTGAACACCATAGTCCATGTGTCTTACACGGTTGTCATCAGTGCCTTTGTTGTTTTTAAGTACAAGTAAGTCTTCAACTTCTAAATGCCAAATTGGATAATAAAGTGTTGCAGCACCATTGCGCACACCACCTTGGCTGCAACTGCGAGTAGCACTTTGGAACATTTTATAAAAAGGAATAACACCTGTGTGATAAGCATCGCCTTTACGAATTGGAGATCCTAGCGCACGTATGCTTCCTGCTCCAACACCAATACCTGCTTTTTGACTTACATATTTTACAATACTACTAGTAGTAGCATTAATGCTATCAAGACTATCACCAGTTTCAATAAGAACACAACTACTAAACTGACGCTGCGGAGTACGAACCCCGGCCATAACAGGAGTAGGCAAACTGATATAAAAATTGCTAGTTGCATCGTAATAATCTTTAACCCATTTAAGTCTTGTTTCTCGTGGATAATCTGCAAACAGTGTTGCAGCAATTAACATGTATGCTACCTGTGGTGTTTCTTTTATTTCATTTGTTACACGATTTTGTACCAAATATTTGCCACGGAATTGTTCCATTGCAGCATATGTAAAGTTTTCATCTCTGTCGTGTTTTAAATAATCGTTTAGCTCATTCCATTCTTGTTCATTGTAGGCTTCTAATAGTCCTTGATCATACCAACCATCTTCAACATTCTTTTGTACTATTTCAAATAAATGTGCTGGCTCAAAATCACCATACACTTGTTTGCGTAAATGATAGTTAATAAGACGACCTGCTACCCACTGATAGTTAGGAGTTTCTTCTGAGATTAAATCAGCTGCACTTTTAATAAGTGTTTCTTGAATTTCACTACTGGTAATTCCATTGTAAAATTGGATACTGCTTTTGATTTCGACTTCACTAGCACTAACGCCATTGATACCTTCTGTTGCATAAAAAACTACTTTGTGTAATTTGTCTAAGTCAATTGGTTCTCTTGTACCATTGCGTTTTGTTACGTGAATCTCAGTCATGCTAGTGTCCTCTCATTTATTATTTTTTTAATAATTGTGCTTAACCACACGGTCTATATCTACGTCATAGATAATTGTTTCAGACTCGGGTCTACTACTTATAACGCCGTGACGGTAATTAAGCAAGTATTTTTCATCAATTAGCACACATAATTTTTGTATGCTATCTTTTTTATTTTGTACAAAAACCATCCTATTAGGTATACGGTTGTTTGCATAATATATTGTATAACTCATACCTAAGGCTAAACTGTTTTCACAAAAATCTCCTTTGTGTAACATTTCCCAAGGTGTAGGCCATCTTTTATAATCTACTGGATCTATGCTTATTGCCATAATAGGTGAACTTTTCCACCAGTCAATGACAGTTTGACATACTTCCAAAGTATTTTCTATATCCAAGCTCTGCCTAAACTCCCGCCACATTTTTAAACGTGTACTGGGAGATTCAAACCAAGCTCTATGGTTTAATTGCTGTTCCAAGTTTGATACGTGTATTTGAATGTGCTAATAAGATTATCGTAGTCTGAATATTGTAGTTTCATAGTATTGGCAGTTGCAATGTCAACATTAAATTGTACATTGACTACACCGGTTTCTGTGTAGTTATCATCAATAGTAGTTGTGCTTGCACCGGTATCTGTAGCAAAACGTATCTGTCCTACTCTTACACCGTTTGTGCTTTTTAGTGTATAATCCATGATTATTACATTGTACTGTGTTGTGTCCACTTGAAATCCTGTATCACTGTTAGTAGCATTTGCTGCTAGTTGTATTTCTTGTACAGGCTGTTCTCCAAGATCAACTTCGCTGTTAAATCCAACTGTAATAGCACCTGTAGGAGCACTACTAAATGTTAGTGTTGTTCCAATCAGTGTATAGTCGCTTGCATTTACTGCAACACCGTCTACAAAAACTCTAAGCACGCCTGGCTCAGTTAATCCAATAGGAACTGTGAACTGTGTAAGCACACCGTTACCAGTACCAACACTGATTGTATCATTACCAATAAAAAGACGTCTTACGTCTTTAGCGAATCCAAATTCTCCTGGATCAAGTGTAGGAAGGTCTGAAAAATTACCCTGCCTTACTTTAATTTTACTAATTCTTGTATCTGCCATTTCGTGCTCCTGATACAGTATTTATGACAAGTTGTAGAACTCTGCGACTCTCTGAGCCCACTTTTCTGTCCACATTTCAAATTCTTCTGGGCCAACTTCAAACAGTTGCCATTCTAGATCTCTGCTACACATAAAGATAGCAGCACGTTCAATCTTTGTGTCAAACACTTCATTGTGTGCCATTCCATATGCTGCGGCTTGCATAAAGTAATCATCAATCCATTCACGCTTTTTAGGCTTGTTGGTTTGCTTGAAGTCCATAATATGCGGTTCACCTTTGTACACACCAACTAAATCAGTCGTACCTGCATACAATTGTGGATAGCAAAGATTAACTTCGCTACCCCACACTTCATCCAAGTCTTGTTCTATGTTTTGCTTTACTGTGTCTGCCATCATTTTGGCTTGCAGTATAGTCTCTCCTGTGTACTCTTCGTTCTTTACCCAGTGTTCTAATATGTTGTGCATTATTGTGCCAACATTTGCCGCTTCAGTAACTATTCTTTGAGCATTTGCTTCGCCCACCCGTTTTTTCCAATTGGCGAGTGCCTCACGTTTTTCACGAGGTTTCGTTTTATCCAATATTGTTGTAACACTAGGGACAGGATCGCCATACGGATTTTCGTATAGACGTTTTCCATTGACGCTCTTTCTTTTAAATTCTTTATAAGGATAGGGTGTAGTGATGTTTAACATACTGTTAATGTAACACTATACTAGGTCAATGTCAATAGCTAATGACCCATTTAAAAGTTTTTCTTGTACTACTGTTGATCAAACGGTCAATTGTATATCCTAAGTTTTGGAAATACAGTATCACTTGTTGCATTTGATCTGTTTTTGGTCTGTCTGCAATAGTACCTTGCCACACTTGATAGTAACTTACACTGTCTGGATTTGTTGCAGTGTGTGTGATATTGTCTGCTAACCCAAGACTAGCATTAGCTGTACCAGCACCAACCACAACATTCCATGTTGTATTGGCAGGTGCTGTGTATGTTAACACAAGATTGTTGCTGCTATTTTTGCTAGCAACCAAGTTTGCAGTATTTGAGTCGTTGATATCACTGATAATACTGTTTAAGTTAGTACCACTAGTGCCCAATGTAATTGTAGTACCGGCAATGATAAGTGTAGGTGTACCAACAATAGTTGGATTGGCTTGTGTACCGGTAATAGTAATTGTAGGAGTACTTTCTGTCATTGTAGTACCATCACTTACTGTGGTTTCGTACAAGCCGTTGCCTGCATCTTGGATGACCTGTCTCATAAGTGCATTGACCTCATCATATATTGTAAGGTCTGCTCTAGCCATTGATCTGGCTTCTGTTTTATTAATATAATATGTCACAGTTTGTCATCCTTTTGCATTTGTTTTTTAGCCATCTTAGCAACTGTGTTGTCTTCTGGATCAGCGTTAGAACGGGGAATTGCTGTATCCAGTGTGATGTCTTTTTTGTTGCTAGATCCTACACTTGTAATAGTTGGCAGTAAATCCAGTAAACTTTTAATATCAATACTATAGCCCATAGCATGAAGTTTAGCAAGAACCATGTTGGTAGGTATTTTGATTTTGCCATTGGCTTTTGCTCTAGTAATTATTTCTTCTAGAGCATTTAATACCTCATCTTGACTCTCACTTATAACTTCATTGATTAACATTTACTTTGAGCCCAACCTGCCAATTTTTCTCAGTTTTCCTGCTGGGTAAGCTGTGCCAGGCAGTGTTTTTAAATTTGCCAATCCTGCTGGTTTAGCTGTTCCAGGCAGTGTTTTTAAAGCTGACAATCCTGCTGGTTTAGCTGTTCCTGTTCCAACTCTTTTTACTGGATCTGCCATAATACCGCCAAATTCACCGCCTTTTACATCACCGCCATAATCTCTAGCTGCTATTTCACCGGTAGTCATTGCTCGCAGCGCCCCTAGTTTTGGTTTTGATTGATAAGGCATGCCTTTTGCATCTTTTCCAGTACCGTAATTTGGATTGGCTGCACGATTGTCACTGTCCATTTTTCTGTCACCGCCTGGTCTAGTCTTTGGTCTACGCTGAGGCTTTGATCTAGGTAATGCTTCGTCACCGCCTGGTCCTGTTGGCGGCGGAGCCATAGTATTAAAAGGTGTACCGTCTGGTCTAGTCTTTGGTCTACCTGCCCAATAATCTTTTGGAGCCGGAGCCATTTGTGCTGCACCCTTCATGCCCATTTGTCTTTGACGTAGTTTGCTAGGACCACCTTTGGTTGTACCTTGTGGAATTCCACCATCTAATGCATCTTGTGTCTTCCAGTTTTTTAAAGGATTATTTTTATATTTTGCCCTGAACTCGTTCCTCCAATCCTTTTCATCAGGAGTACTGTAGTACCAAGGCTTGCCAGCCTTTTTCTTGTCAATATATTCATCCGCTGCAAACATTTGTTTTAGACTAACTTGTTCCGCATCTGTTGGATCTTCAGTCAATTCATTAATTACGTTAATGAAATGTTCTTGAGACATTTGGCCACTCTCAACCATTTTAAAGAGCCTGTCTTTACTCTCTAGAAACTTTTTTTCAGCTAACGCACTGCCTTCCATGTCAGCAATTGCGCTTTCGCCTTTGAGTTCTCTGCCAATTGCATTGTCTTCGCCTGCGGCTGCATCATCACCGTCAAAATCATCACTCATGTCTACATCTACATCCATGTCATCTTCTGCGTCCATGCCCATGTCTGTTGGCATTGGAGTAGCAGGTGCTTCTCCTCTGGCTGCTAGTGTAGCATTTTCAACTGATTCTTTGGCTGCTTTGCTTTGATCTAGTAGAGCACCTAGTGCTGCATCAACTGCATTGTTGTATGCTTCTGCTTGTTCAAAGCCCACTTGCTCTTTCATTGCGTCTACAATTGGCAT